GCCAGGAGCCGGTGATTTGGGCGAGCCAGGGTCTGACGGTGGTCCACCAGAGTTTCGCGTCGAGTGCTTTTTGTTCGGGGGTCATGTTGCGCCTCGGTTCCAGTGGCAGTCTTTGGTGTGGCGTCGGCAGTGTTTGTGTGACATGGTGCGGCGGTTGCGGCGTGCTGTGAGGCAGTCTGGGCAGCCGCAGCCGCAGTAGGTTAGGTTGCAGCGGGTTCTGACGCACATGGGGGTGGTTGTCTCCGTTCTGGGGGGGTTGCAGGGGGTTGTGGCGGCTTTGGGGGGGTTCGGAGGGCTTGGGCTAGGTTGTGGAAGGCCCGGGCGGCTGTGGCGGCTTGGTGGAAGTCTGGGGGACGCCAGTATGTTGTGAGGGGGTTGGCGGTTTTGGGTTGGGTTTCCCAGTGTGCGCAGAACAGGTGGCCGAAGACGAGGGGGTCGTGGCAGTAGCAGGTCATGGTCAGAGGCCGTGTGCTTCGATTACGTTGCCGTACACGTCGGTGCCGGATTCGCATCGGGTGTACTGGATTTGGATGGGGCCGGTGGTGACGCCGATTTCCTGGTTGTTGATGTAGAGGGTGGCGTTGCCGTAGCTGAACTGGATTGGGATCGGGATCGGAATCGGGGTGGCGGTGTAGCGGCTGGCGCGGCTGTCGTAGGTGACGTGGTAGCCGGCGTCGTTGATGTATCCGCAGCCGCCACTGATGGTGAAGGTTTCCCCGGTGTTGAAGGTGAGTGGTGCGCAGTGGCAGCCGAATACGACAGGGTCGGGGCAGTCGCAGGTCACGGTACTACTTCCAGGTGGGCGATTTGGATGGGGAGGTCGATGTGGACGCATTCGTCTTCGGCTAGTCCGGGGAGGTTGCAGTCCCAGGATTGGCAGACGCCAATGCCGTCGTCGCCGAATATGGTGGCGGGCTGGCCGGTGACTGCTGGTGCTGGGCCGAGTCCGTGGGCGGTGATACGGATTTTCCCGCCGTGGAGCCGCAGGCCGGTGACCTGGTAAGTGCGGCCTGCGATGACGACGGTGCCTAGTGTCATTTTCCGTGGCAGCAGGTGTGGGGGCAGTGGTAGGGGATGGACCGGTCGCAGTGTTTCCCGCAGCCTCTCACGGGTGAGCCTCCGTTTAGGTGTGTCGCTGTGACCTGGGGTGAGTTAGGTTCGCCCACGGGCCGGTAAGAAAGTGATGAACCGCGACCCTCCGGTTAGCGGGACTTCCTGGTGGCATCGAATTTTTTCTTGTCGGCCTGGTATTTCCGCAGGGCGCGGAGCGTGGCGCTGACCGCGGCGGCGGCGGGGATGTGCGCCGGATCGCCTTTCCTGACCTGGTTGAGCCGGTCGACGGCCTTGTTGTACTTGTCGGTGAGGCGTTTCTCGTGGGCGTCCACGCTGTCACCGTCGCCGTTCGCATCCGCAGCTGCACCTGGTGCAGTTGCAGTACCGTTTGACGCATGAGCAGCAGGCGCAGTACGCGGACAGTCCCCTCCGCATGGTGTACAGGCCGCGGCGGGCGTCTGCCTGCTGCGCGCGGTGTTTCCGTCCGGCCTTGTCCAGCCAGCGTCGGTCTTCGTCGTTGAGGTTCATTATTTCCCGCAGTTCAGGTGGCAGTTGTTGGAGTGGATTTTGCAGTGCCGGGACCGGGGTTTACGTTGCCGGGCGCGGAGGCACTTCTCGCACAGACACCGGCAGTACTCCTTGAAGCAGCTCACGTCTTCCCGATCCTGACGACGGGGATACCCGCTTCGGTGGCCCGCCGGTCGCAGTCGCTGGTCCCGACGCAGGGCAGGCCGGGGATGTAAAACGCGAGGCACACGTCTGCCCCTGCGTCGACCATTTCCTGGTTCCGGTAGTTACCCGCGGCGGGACAGTAGGTGCGTCCGTCTTTGCGTTGCCTGCGTCCGCCGTGGTCACATTCCGGTTGGCACGGTGCGTCCCAGTCGGCGTGGTGGGGTTCGGTGGTGAACCCTAGGACGGTCGCGGCCTGATGGGCGTACGTGTCGACCCCGCGGGCCGCGCCGTGCACGACGGTGACCGTGCTGCGGGGCGTGTCACCGGCCGCTTCGGTGATCTTTATGGCGATCTTGGACCAGGACAGGAACCCGGCAGGCCAGTCCCTGGACCCGGTCACCAGGATCCTCATCCTTCGTTGGGTATCTGCGCGATGGTACCCGCGGCGACGCACGCGTCGTAACCTTTGGATGCCAGGGCGAGCTGCGCCTGCCGGGGCGGGTTGGTGATGTATGCGCGCTGCACATCGGTGACGGGTTTCTGCAACGCGATCTGCGCCATGACCCACAGGATCCGGTGGATGGTGTAGTGACACGAGTCGCAGACCTGTACCAGATTAGCGGGGACGGTGGGGCCGCCGGCTTCGTGGGGTTGCACGTGATGCCACACGAACCGGAGCGGGCGCGGGTTGTGGGTGCCGCTGGCGTCGCATCGCGTTGCGGGGACACCAGCGTATTCGAGTAGGGCGCTCATCGTCCTTTTCCTTTCCCGCCGCGCAGGTTCGTGACCGGGACGAGCGCGGCACAGTTGATCGTGGTCAGCAGGTTCCTCATCCCGGGGCCTCCGGCTTGTTCCGCTTCTGCCGGCGTGAACGCCTGGACCACGCCCCGGGCGGGTCAAGTTTGACGCGGAACGGGAACCACAGGCGGCGGCTGCGTTTAGGCTTCCAGGTGCGCTTCACGGGTTATCCCCCGCTTCGGGGTCGTAGTCGCCCTGGACGAGCAGGACGGGCACCCCGGTCTTCTCGCGGATGTAATCCGCGGTCTGCTTCCAGTCTTCGACAAGCAGCACGACGTCGATGCCGGATTCGCGGAGCCGCCGGATGACACCGACCTTGTACCGGCCGTTGGGGGTGTGGTCCCCGTCCGGGCGGAGGAACACGTCGTCGATGGGGACCTGGTGGCGTTTGAACCATTCCAGGGTCGCGTCCCGGGCGCATTCGCTGCGGCCGGACACGGCGTACTGCCGGACAGCGGCCAAGGGGTCCATGCTGTCCAGCAGCCGGACCAGCGCGATGGTCCCTTCGACGGGCGTGTCATCCGTGCAGGCCCTGGAGTAATCCTCCCACGTGGGCCCTGCCTTGGCGCGGATCGCGGGGATCATCGGCTGCCGGTGCCTGGTGTTGCAGATCGTGGAATCCAGGTCCCACAGGACAGCTTTGGTCACGTTCGTCATCCTGTCTGCCATCCGGCCCCGCACGTGTCGCACCGCCAGTAGTGCGCGTAGCCGTGCTTATGCCGGATGGTCTTGTAGCACCCGGTTTTGCTGCTGCCGCACTCGGGACAGTTCACTTCTTACCCAGCCGCTTCGCGACTTCCCGGGCCGTGACTCTTAGCGCCTGCTCGAAGCATTTGTTACACAGCCCGGCGTTCAGCTTGTTCTCGCGGCGGGTGATCGTCTTACCACACGAACATTTAAGGCATGTCATACCCTTAGTGTACCACGGGTGTCTTACATGATGGTCTGGAGCAGGCCGATCATCTCGCTGTTAGACCCCTCCCAGTCCTGCCCGCACATCAGCCCGAAACCCTCACGGCTCCCGTCCAGCACCTTCACCACGTTCGTACCCGGCTCGGTGCCCTTCACAGCCTGCGCGGACAGCGACCACCAGCACCAGTTCAGGTTCCGCGCCCCGGCGTAGGACATGAAGTTCGCGATCCACCCGGTCGTCATCGCGGCGCGGGTGTCCATGTTCTGGCCGAACTCCCCGATCCACAACGGGACCGTGCCGTTCTGCACGAGGTACCCGCCGCTAGTGTCCATCTGGTTGTAATAAGCCGTCCGCGACTGCCCCGACGGGTGGAACCACGCATAGTCGTGCATCGACGCGACAATATTCGCCCCGGTGACCGGGTGCGACGCCCAGCCGGTCAGGTCCCCCGCGTAAGACAGGCCCTCGCAGAAAACCAGGCAGTCCGGGTCAGCCGCCCGGATCCTGCCCATGGTGGTCTGGTACATCTGCCGGAAATCGGTCAGGCCGTTGCCGTCACCCCACGACGGCTGCCGGGTGACCCCGCTGATAACCGCGCTGCGGGGCTCGTTGTGAATGTCGTAGCCGACCATCGGGTTACCAGCAAACGCCGACGCGACCTGCGACCACGTGTTCAGGAACACCGAACTGGGCCAGTTGTCGTTGTACCAGAACCCGTTCACGTCGACGTCCGAGCAGCACCACCCCGGGTAGTTGAGGTGCTTGTTGGGGATGACATACAACCCGGCCGCGGTCATGTCCGCGACAATCTGCTGATACGCCTCCCACGGGGTCAGCCCGACCAGGTCCGGGTTGGCCGCGACCCGGGACAACGGTACCGGCGTGGTGTAAGGGGTGCCGTTGCTGTTGTTGATCATCCCGGTGGAGAACGGGAACCGGACATGGTTCATCCCCCACGACACGATCCGGGAGATTATCTCAGACCGGGGTAGCTTGTCCAGCCCACCCGCGACACGGTTGTCCTGGTGCGCACCCTCCCAGTTCACCCCGGCGAGCCGGTAGTTCACCGAGTCAGCACCGACGATATGAGCCCCCGACGTTGACAGGGGGAAAGCAGCGGCAGGTATCAGTCCCATGACAGCATCGTAACCCGCGCGTACTCACCCGCGCTGCCCCTGGCTGTCAGTTTCCGTCCTGTCACGGCGGTGCGGCCCGTCGAACTTCCTGGCCAGTTCAGGCAGCCCCCGCTTGACCGCTTTCAGTTTCCTGTCCCCGCCCTTACCCCGGGCGGGGGAATGCATCCGCTTGTGGTGCGGCTTCTGAGAATGGGCTGAGTTCGTGTTCCAGTCATGTCGTGGCATATCAGCCGTTTAACGCCCGGACGGCGGTGTGTAGTACTGAGGATGCCCCATCGGGCATCTCCCGTTGACAAGCAAACCGTGACAATGTGAGCACCGGGGCCTGTTATCCCCCCAAGGCGCGCAGGATAGCCAGCTTCTCACGCAGATCATCGTACTCGGCCTGGTGCCGCCGGGCGAGGTCCAGCAGCGCCTGGAGTTCGACAGGCACCTTGCGTTCCTTCCGGCGGTCAGTCCAGTCCCTGACCCTCTCCCACAAAGCCCGCCCAGCGCTGTCATCGCTATCGGTGGTGTCCCACAACAGTGCACCTTGCCCGGCCGGGATCATGGTGGCGTTGACGTACATGTTGTTCTGGGTATAGGGGAAACCACCCGATGCGATAGTGATCTCTACGTGGCTCACATCCCCGACGACAGTGACATCCTTACCGCCCAGCCGCCCGACATACAATAGCCACCCGTCGCTGATGCTGTAACCCGGCACGGGGCAAGCCGAATACGTGACCGATGCCGAGGCGTTGAGCGAGTTCATAGTTCCTAGCGGGATCACCCGGTTCAGCCGTGCTTTGGAGGGACAGACCATCACGTACGCACAGCGACTCCAGTATGTCTCGGATGAGCGCGTCGCTGTGCACGGTGCTGAAATATTTGCACGCCCAGCCAAGCGGGCACGGCGGGTAGCCCCGGCGGACCAGGGCTCCCGTCCCCTCATGTGCGGTATCCATCGTGCTCACCTCGTTAGTGCGGGGTGCGCTCTTTCTCGCGGCGGGTACGCGCCGGGTTGTTACGGGTCCGGCGGTGCTCAGCGGCGTACCGTGCGCATTTGACGCGGTTGCGGCCCCACTTGCGGTTCTTCTTACCGCCCTTGTGCGGTGGCATCGGGAGGGTTCACCTCCCTTCCTGCTAGGCGTTACCTGCCCGGCAGGACCTGCTTCCTCATAGCGGTACTCCCTTCAATTGTGACGGTCTGTTTCCTGTTGCCCCGATCCGTTATGGCAGGACGGCTCCTACAGGCAATCGCCGGACACCCGGGTGATCAAACCCGAAACCGTTCAGATAACCCCGCCCAGCAGCAGCAGGAAAACCAGAACGAGACCCATGATAACGACCGACGCGACCGTCAGCTGTACCAGCAGCCTGGAACGTTCGTTCACGCGGCCGACGCTGCCTGCTCAGCCAGACGACGGCATTCAGCGGCGACGTACTCTGTGGTCTTGACCGTGCCGAACGCGTGCAGCTCGGACATGTAATGCTTGCTGTAGCCGGGCAGGTTCGGGTCCGGGGCGTCCATGTGGTGTGCGCAGTCGAAACCGAACCACCACGCGGAATCTTCACCGCCCTTCCCGCAGTCCATGTCCGCATCGGCGAACGTCAGCCCGCCGTGCACCTCCGGGTACGGCTCGACATCGTCGTAGCCCTTACCGTGCCACGGATGCCCGGCCGGGACGCGGACATAACCGCACCGGTACCCCAGCCGGTTCGACGTGACTTCAAACTCGTAGCCCAGATGGGTGCCCTTGTCGAGCAGCATGTCAGGGTGCAGGGTCGAAACCGGGTTACACATGCCTCTACTCCGATCCTTGTTCCAGGCTGGCTTCGATCTCGTCCGCGAGGGGCTGCAATATGTCCAGGTATTCAGCGCCTGCCGGGCTGCGCCGCAGCACCTTGTCAGCGGCTTCCCTGGTCAGCGCCTCAGCGTCAGCCCAGGTGCAGTACCCGCTGTCGTGGGCACCGTCGTGGCCGGGCATGCCCTCGCACCGGCCACCGTGCGAGCAGTAACTGTCACACAAGTAGCTCATACGCTTACTGTACCACTAGCGTCCGAGGGGGGCAAGCGGATAACCCGGAGACCTGCCGCGTGGTGCACGGGACGTGGTGCGCCAACATCAAGCGTCCTACCGGGCCTCTGTATACCCGGCTCCTGCACGGTGGTATCCCCGGGGTTCCGCCCGGGCGGAAAGGAGAACACCCGGATTCGCAAAGCCCTAACGTGGCGGAAGCAACCTGTCGATGCAACCCCAGCATAGACAGATGTCTTCGTCCGGTTCGCCGTCACCCTGCCACACAATGAACGCAGCCCCGCACTTGCAGCACTGGTAGGTGACCGGCACCCGGTCAGGTAGCTGGCCCGCCACAACGGTAACAGAACCCCTTGATCACCCGGCCCCGCGGGTGCGGACACGCATCAGCGTCCCGCTTCACCTTCTTCTTCGCCGTCTCACCCTGCCGCAACGCCGCCTCCACAACAGTCTCAACCCACGCCGCACGACCCAGACCGCCACGGACACCGTCGATAGCCTCAGCCTCAGCCTCAGAAACACGGACACTGATCACTACCCTCTTCCCTGCCACCCGGCCATGATACGCTGACCGCGGAGATGTGCCCGGTTCGCGCCGTGCGTCGGGTGCCGGGCACGCTCCAACCCCCCTTGTGGTTTATGACGTCCTGCGCTACAGTGGCCGTGCGGAGTGTTGGAGTTCGGTCACCATCCAGGGCTCATAATCCTGGGACACGGGTTCAAATCCCGTCTCCGCTACTATGGCCATGAGTGTGGAGTGGCACCGTGAGTATCAGCGCCGGCGATGTACAGAAAGACTAGCTCTGGCACGGGAGCGTCTGGGTGGCCAGTGCGCTCGCTGCGGTAGCAGCGAGGATCTGGACTTTGATCATGTGATTCCTGGTAGCAAGATAAGGAAAATCTCCGAGTCGACTAACTGGTCCCTGGTCAGGTTCCTGACGGAAGTAGACAAGTGTCAGCTTCTATGCAGGCCCTGTCACCAGGAGAAATCTGCCGAGACCGGGGAAAACAGGGCGGTAGCACACGGCGGCGGAAAGACAGGCAAACGTAACTGCCGCTGTGGACTATGTAAGGCGAAGCGCCGTGATTACCAGCGAGCCCGTCGCGACCGTCTCAGCCGGTGACGTGCCCGCCGGTGAACAGCTGCACGACAAAATTCGCCACTGCGATCTCCCCACCATGCCACACGGTATGCCCCAGCACGGCCAGCATGATCAGGAACCCGGCGATGAGTATCGTGGATACTGACATTACATTTCCTCCACGTCAGGGCTGTAGTTGCGGATGACTTCTAGCACGTCCAGGATCAGGTGCGCTTTCTCGTCAATGCAGGACGCGCAGAAACTGCCGCCCGCTCCCCTGGCACCGGGGAACGCTGGCGGTGACAGGCCGCACTGCTCGCATAGTGTCACAGTTCCTCCATGTCGAACAGCGGCTGCTGCCGAGGGTCCGGCGGTGGCGGGGGTTTACGGACCTGCATGGCCTTGGCCCGTTCGGACGCGTCGCTGGTCCGCCACCGTGCGAACCGGGAGTAGGTGTGGGAGTAGTCGACGGTGATACCGATGCGGCCGTTCGCCGCGGCGACCATCGCGGTGCACCCCGTACCACCGAACGGGTCGAGTACCACAGCGGGACGGGTCGGCGCGGACGTGTCCGGGCAGTCACACGCATACCCGGTAATACCCCGGGTGGTGAGGATTTTCTTCCCGCCCCTGCCGTCGTGGCCGTGGACCGTGTCGCGTGACATGGGAACGATGCGCGTGTCGTAGCCGGTGGCTTTCTTATCCGTGACAACACTGACCGGGCGGCGGCCCTGCCCGCACGCGACGCAGATACCGTCCGGGGACCAGCCCTGGATGATACGCCGGGGCAGCTCCATCGGGAACGCAGCGAAATGCTCAGCCTCGCTGCGCAGGCTGGGACGACCCGACCCGGGCGGCCACGACCACCATTCCCGGGCGAGCATCCGCATGTGCTTCTCACCCTCAGCCCACGTCCCGAACCAGCGGATCGTCCGGCCGTCCCACACTATCCGGCAGGCCGGGCCGACAAGAGGCTGCACCGGGAACTCCCACACCGACCCTGGTAGCCGGCCTAGGGGGTGCAGGCTATTTTCCAGGCTCAGCGTGTGAGCTGGCTGCCCCCCGTAGTTGCTGCGACGGGACAGCCCCGCTTGCTTCTGCCCGGGCGCGAACCGCGCGAACGACTCCGGGGCGTGGTCCTCCCGTATCTCATCTACCGCCGAAAAGTAGCGCTGCTGCTTGGTCAGGTGGAAGATGTATTCGTGCGCGGTCCGGGCCCGGTCTTTGACTGATTCGGGGATGCCGTTGGACTTGGACCAGATGATGTCCCGCCGCAGGATCAACCCGAGTTCGTCGACGCAGCCCAGCGCGTACCGCCACGGAACCCCGATCAGCGACTTCGCCGGGACACCCCACACCCCGGGGGCGCTGCGCAGGTTCCCGCCACCTTCCCCGCGTGAGGCACGTTCCCCTGTCAGGTCACGCGGGTGGTGTTTGCGTTCCCCCTGCCACGACGAGTACGTGTCGCCCAGGTTGATGAACATCGACCCGGACGGTTTCAGCACCCGCCGCCACTCCACCGTGCACGCAAGGAGCGCGTCGATGAACTGGCGGGGTGTCGTCTCCGACCCAATCTGCCCGTCATAGTGCATCCCGTCGGCGTCGATATAGGAACGCAGCGAGAAGTACGGCGGGGACGTGACGATCAGGTCGACGCTGCCATCGGGCAGGGGCAGGTTCCGGGCGTCACCGCGGATGACGACAGCAGCGACTCTCACAAAAGGTCCTCATCTTCGGTGGGGGTTACGTTACCCCAGTTGACGCGCATGCCGATGCTGCTGGCGGTCCCGTCGACGCTGGTTTCGCGGTGCTTCTCGACGTGGTTCACGTGCCCGGCGGCGTTCAGGATCAGGGTCCGGCCGCCGTTCAGCTCACAGTCCATGCACCATGCTTCACCCCGGTCCGGGTACGGGTCAAGCCACTGGGCGATAATGAACCGGGCCCGGGTCAGCACTGAGTTCGGGTTAGCCATCGGATTCTCCGGTCTTACGCGGGACGTACATGGGTTTGGTGGCCTCGTAGGATGCGGCGCAGGGGCATTCCCGGCAGCAGCAGATGCCCCCGTGACCTTCTCCGTACCGGATGAAGCAGCGGGGGCATATGCACCAGCAGTATCTCAGCCCTTCGGCCATGTGGAGGGGGTCGTGCCGGGGGCCGGGTGGGGGTGGCCGGTTCGCTGGCCGCGCAGTGAACAACGAAGGATTCGTCATACGCTTAGCGTACCACGAGTGTAGCAGCTATGCGGTGGCCCACTCCAGGTGCCACGCCTCACGCGGGACACCCAGCCGGGGCAGTAGCAGCCCCCACGAAACCAGCCCGCGCGGGTGAGACAGAACAGCGTGATACCCGCCCAGCATCCCCACCCCGTAGACCAGGCCAGGGATAAAAAGATCCTCGTCACACTGCCAGAAACCGGCCAGCCGCACACCGCCCAGCCCGGCTGTGGCGGCTGCCTCCAGGTACTCCCAGAGACAGCCACCGGGCATGTTCTCACCCAACGCCAGTATATCCGCGTCCGGCACGGCCACACCGGTAGCGGCGAACAGGTGCTCCGCGATAGCGGCCGGTGCGCACGGCAACTCACCCAGCGTCGGCTGCTTCTTCGGCAGCGGTTTGAGATGTGCACGCGCCCGGGCCTGCGACGCGCGTCCCGCAGCAGCCCACTTCAACGCGGCCTGATGCCGTTTCTTCGACACGGGCGGCGGCTTACCCGTCTTCGCGATCGCAGCCGCCCGTGTCCTAGCCTGCGACGCGCGGCCCGCCGCTGCGAACTTATGCGCCGCGGCTGCCTGCGCCACTGTCCGCTTATGCTTCGGCTGTCTCACGGTGCCTCCCCAATGGCTACCGACAGTCTAGCGCCGCTCGACCTTCAGCATCGGCCAGCAGTAATGCACAAAACCGTCATCTTCGAGGATCTCGAAATCGCCGCCCTGCCCGAACCCGAGCAGCTGCCCCTCGGTGATCACGGGGATACCGCGGTCCACGTCACCCTCGCTGTCTTCGTAGCCCAGCACTACCCGGACCTGCTGGCCGAGCAGCGCCCGGGCGTAATCACCCGGCGCGGACTCTCCGGACTTGTGGATCAGGACGGTATTCGACCCGAACATCGCGTCAAGCAGAGAGATCTGCCCAGGATCTTCTGAACTCACGCGCCTCACCTCTTGCATTTCTTTTTTCCGTGGATTATTGTGGCATTGGAGGAGTCTGTCTTAGGGTCACTGACCCGGGTCTTCAGACGACAGATCCTCGACATTCTCAGGGAACGCCCCCCGGATTTCCTCTTCCAGGTCATACGGCAGGGCCTCACGACCGGTCCGACGGTCCAGCGCCCGCCGCATCAGGTTCTCCGCTAGCCGCATGTCTTCCTCGTCGCGTATCACCTCAATCCGGCGGATACGCGCCGTCGTCACCGTGTCACCCGACTCGATGTCCGTGGTGGCTTTCTTACCGGAGACCAGGCAGATACACACGTGAATCTTCCCGGCGTCGTTCAGGTCATAGACGATCTCTGACAGCCCGTTCCCGTCGCCGGACGGGAGTGCTCCGCTCAGGTTGACGCTCATGTAGCTCTCTCCTATAGGTGGTGGTTACCAGTGGCTTTCGACCGTAATCTGCTTCGCTGGGTGCTGATCGTCGCGGCGCTGGTGTTCGGCGCGTTGTGGTTCATCTCGGTCGTGGCGTCCGGTTTCACTATCCCCGACTGGGTTCCCCCGACCGGTTTGCTGTGCCTGGCTGTCGCTGTCGCGATGCCGTAGCTCGTGCCGTTTGACCTCTGATTTCAAGTTCAGCAGGCCACGGTGGTCGGTGCCGCCGTTCACGGAGTGGGTCGAGACGAGGCACCCGCACGGGCAGAAGATACGCAGGTGGTTGCTGCGTGTCTTACGGACCGTGATGTAGCCTTGTCGTCGCAGCTCACGCAGGTACTGTTCGTGTTCCTTAGCCACCGCACACTCCTTTACCAGCGAATAAGTGCTGGTTTCTGGCGAGGTCCAGGGTTGCCAGCGCCCTTCTATGAGTCTCACATTCGTGCACCTGGTAGGGGCGTGCACCACTCGCCGTTACCTACAGTGTATCACCGGAGACCGGGGGAGGGGCATGCCAGCCAGACGCAAAATCGGAGCGATCGAACGAGCCGTACGCAGAGACCTCCGCACCTTCCCCGAAACCGTAGCCAGCGGCACCGTGGCACAGGCCATGCTCACCCTCGCCGCCGAAGCAGACACCCGGCACCTCGAACCCCGCGACCTGTCCGTCATCCTCCGCGAACTACGGCTCTGCTCCGTACAGCTCCGCGAGATGGCACCACCCGGCGCTGAGGGAGACAAAATCGACGAGCTGCGCAAGAAGCGCGAGGAACGGCTACTCCGCGAACACGGCGGTCAGGGCTGACCGTGGCAATGCCCGCGCTACCCGACGAACTGTACGGGGTGCAGGAACCAAGGATCTCCTCACTGCCCGTCAGCGCCTCGAACCAGACGGGGCTGGAGTGCGTCGAGTTCTGCGAATCGGTCGGTTTCGAGTGGGACCCGTGGCAGGCTTGGTCACTGGAAAACGCGCTCGGCACCCGACCGAACGGGACATGGGCGGCGAAAGAAGTCGCCGAGGTACTATCCCGGCAGAACGGGAAAAACGCCATCGTGGAGGGCCGGGAACTATTCGGCCTGTTCGAGCTATCGGAGCCGTTGATCATTCACACGGCCCACGAATTCAAGGCGTCCAACGAGCATTTCCTCCGGTTGAAAGACCGGATCAGTAACTCCGAGGAACTGTCCCGCCGGATCAAATCGGTGATCACCTCACACGGTGAGGAAGCGGTCCTGCTACGACCCTCCCCCGCGCTGATCTTCGGGTCCCGCGCGAAACTGATCCGCAAGACAGTCGCGCCCCGGCTCCGGTTCCTCGCCCGGTCCCGTGGTTCAGGCCGTTCGTTTACGTGTAACTGCCTGGTCTGGGACGAGGCGATGATTTTGACAGTCGACCAGGTCGGCGCTTCTATGCCTACCATGTCCGCGGTCCCGAACCCGCAACTGTGGTACCTTGCCTCGGCTGGCTACCCTGACTCCACCCAGCTAGCATCCGTGCGCAGGCGCGGTATCCGCGGCGACGATGAACGGCTCGCCTACTTCGAGTGGTCGATCCGGCCGCACAACGAGCTATGCCCCCGCGACGAGCGGACCGGACGCCGGTCCAACGAGTTCATCGTCTGCCCCGAGCATGACGACCGGGACGACCCGCTGTCCTGGGCGAAAGCGAACCCCGCTCTGGGCTACCGGATCACCGCTGAGCATGTGGCGTGGGAACTGAATAGCATGCCCGAGGACGCGTTCAACGTGGAACGTCTCGGCGCGGGACACTGGCCCACCGACGAAGAAGGATGGCTGGCCGTCTCCGAGGACCAGTGGAACGCATGCGAAACGTCTATCCTCGGCGGGACCGCGACCCCGGTATGTTTCGCTGTCGACGTGACACCAGACCTGACCGCCGCGTGTATCTCCGTGGCGTGGATGCGTCCCTCCGACGGGATCGTCATCGTGGAACAACCCCAGGACTGCTTCCGGCCCGGTACCGCGTGGGTCGTCCCGAAACTAATGGAGCTGCGGAAGAAGTGGCGGCCTCTGGGTATCGCGATCCCGAAGACAGCACCCGCCTCCGCGTTGATGGACGACGCGGAAAACCGCGGGATCGAGCTGATGAAGGTGACCTCCGCTGAGGAGGCGCAGGCGTTCACCCTGATGGTCACCGCGATCCGCGATAAACAGCTCGGGCAGCTGGGACCCGACGAGGCACCCTATCTGCGGTCCGCTGTGGCCCGCGCGGAGACCAGGGACATCGGCGACGGGATGCGAGGATGGTCGCGGAAGAACAGCGCGTCAAACATCACCGCGCTGACCTCCGCGACCATCGCCCACTGGGCATATAACAGACTGAGGCGAGGCTATAACCCGTTGCGATCTATCGGCTAAAAGCCTGCCAATCCAATCCCAGCCGATCCTCTCCAGGCCAAGCCCTGCCGCTCCTATCCCCTTTCTGTACCTACAGTGTACCACGTAGGAGACTCATGGTTGTAGTGACCGCATGGTCCACCCAGCGTGCCCGCATCCCTTGGCAGGCTGCATCAGCCGAGAACCCCCTGCCCTTGGGGCGGAATCTGTATCATGACGAGCGGAACCGCGCATATCCGTGGCAGCGGACCGCGGCGGGGCTAACGACCCAGCTGTGGCCCCGGCAGATCCCCATCCTGGATCAGGGCAACGTCGGGTCCTGCACCGGAAACGAGCAGGTTGGTGCGCTCGGCACGGGACCCCTGTTCGACGCGCTACCAGCCGGTCACATCCCTCTGGATGAGCCGCTGGCGCTGCGGATCTACAGTGGGGCTGAGACCATCGACGGGGATGGTCCCTACCCTCCCAACGACAATGGTTCGTCGGGGCCGTCGGCGGCGCAGGTCGCGAAGAACATGGGCTGGATTTCGGGGTACCTGCACTGCTTCTCCCTCGCAGACGTCCTCGACGCGCTGGAAGCAGGCCCGGTAGGCATCGGGTCGAATTGGTATGACTCGATGGACCGACCCGATAGCAGCGGCCTCGTAGCCGTCAGCCCTGGCGCGCAGATCCGGGGTGGCCACGAATATCTGTGCCGCGGCAAGGACGTCGACAAGAAGATCCTGTTCCTGGACAATTCGTGGGGCACAGGGTTCGGTGTCGACGGCTCATTCTGCTACTCCTACGCGACACTGGAACGGCTGCTAGCCGAACAGGGTGACGCGACCGTGTCCCTGCCGTTGACCGCCCCCGCACCCGTCCCTGTCCCGGTACCCCCGGTGCCTGTCCCGGGTCACAACACCGACGACGTCGCGTTCGCCACGCTGCTCCACCCGTGGGTGCAGCTCCACCACATCGGCGGAAACGCGAAGGTAGCCAAGGCCGCGCAGACGTGGATGACCGACAAGGGATTGTAGGAGGAACATGGCAACCGCGACCCGGCCACTATCAGCCGTACCCGTCGAGCAGATAGCTGAACACGCCAGCCAGGTCCGCGCGGGCGTGATGATCATCACGCTGGTCACGGCGTTTTTCTTCGCGATCGGCTGGCTGACGGGTTCGCTGTGGCGCAGCGTAGTGTTCTGCTGCCTCGCCGTCCGGTACGGCTACCGTGTCGGCGCGCACGTGACCGTCACACCCGCACCGCAACCAGAACGGGGCTGACCATGACCTGCACGCTAGCCGACCAGTCACGCGGATACTACGAGCACTGGGACCCGCGTTAAAGCTTTGTGCCCCCTCCGCGTGTGACGGCGGACCACGCCCGTTCCCTCCGTTTAAAAGCTTCGGGATACGCGTGTACCCATACAGGCGGGGGCCTGAGCCGGGCTACCGTGACTTCCGTGAGGTAACCCGGCACGGACATACTACGCGACCAAGGCCGCCCGTACAACCTCCGCGATCGAGATGACGAGTCGCGTATTCCTGTAGCTGATGTCCGTCTGTATGGCGATCTGCCCCGGACCCAGACCTGCCTTGCTAAGGTCCAGTATCTCTCTGATCTTGGCAGGGGTCAGCTTGAAGGTGCTTGTGTTGCGGGACTGCTGCTGGATCGTGGCCCAGCGGCAGTTGCCTGGCTCGTAGTCCCCGTCGTTGTTGATCCGGTCGAGTGTCCTGTCGGGGGGCCTCTCGCCCATATCGGCCAGGAAGTTTTTGTAATCGAGCCAGCGTTCGCAGACCGTGATACCGCGACCTCCGTATCGTGGCCATCCAGGGTCGTCATGTCTGGTGCATCGACGGACCGCGCCGTACCAGGAGTGGTACGTCGGTTTATGCAGCACGCTTGGTTTCGGCCCTGATCCTGGTTTCGGCGCGGATGGCGATCCAGGGACTGAGAACGGCTCGGGCCAGCGCCCGGTGTTGCGCGCTATCAGCATCTCGCGGTGGGCGCAGCCGCAGCTTGTCGTGGCGCTACGGCGTAGCGAAGCACTAGCGACGGTCTTTTCGTTGCCGCAATCACAGAGGCAGCGCCAGTATGTAGCTCCTCGGCGTGTGCGGTCGCGTATCAGTACGGTCAGACGCCCGAAGCGTTGCCCAGTGAGGTCTATCGCTGTTCGTGACATGAATCAATAATAAGGGTATCTAGCAGGGAACGCAAGATAAAGAAGGGGGGTGATCTGGTGGGTCTGGTCGAGCGGGTACTGGCGAGTAAAACTGAGAGTCGTGTTATTTCTGGCGTGCCCTGGAGGCCGTGGGACTCGCCGTATTTACTTTCCCTTCAGTGCTGGTGGCCCTGCGCATCCGTCCCGTTCGTTTTACGGGGCCGACGAGGCGCTAAGACTGACACCGCTGTACGCGTGCGTGCGGATGATCGCTGAGTACATCGCGTCGTTGCCGCTGAAAGTTTACATTAAAACGCCGGGTGCGGGGCAGAAGAAGTGGGATGGCCCGTCGATATTCGACGACCCGTCCCCGTCAACAAATCTTATGGATTGGCTTTATGAATGCTTGACCGCGCTTTTGCTGCACGGTAACGCGTGGGGATACATTCTGGGGCGTGACGGGTACGGGTATCCGACGCAGATCCAGTGGATGCCCCCGGAGATGATCACGGTCATTGACGACGAGTCGCAGCCGTACAATCCGCTTCGGTCCCGCGTGTATTTTTACGGGCGGTTGATGCAGCGCGACGAATATTTCCACATCAAGGCATTCAGTCTTGCTGGCCGCACGGAGGGTATCTCTCCGCTGCGCGCGTTCGCGTTGACGATCCTGAATGGCCTGGAGGCTACCCGGTTCGGGACGGACTGGTTCAAGGCCGGCGGGTTCCCTCCGGGTACGTTCAAGAACAACGAGATCGAGATCGACCCGTCGCAGGCTGCGGAGATCCGCAGCGCACTGAACCAGTCGATTCGCAACAGGACCCCCTTGGTATACGGTCGTGACTGGGATTATCACCCGGTGACTGTTCCGCCGTCGGAGGCGCAGTTTATTGAGGCGATGCAGATGAACGCGACGCAGCTCGCCGCTGTTTATGGATTGCCTCCTGACCGGGTGGGTGGTAAGCGTGGCGACTCGCTGACGTATTCCACGGTGCAGCAGGGTGCGTTGCAGATCATCGAGGCGCTGCGCCCGTGGCTGGTCCGGCTGGAGACCGCGTTCTTCAAGCTGCTACCGGCGAACCGTTACGCCCGGTTCGCTACTGACGCGCTGCTGAAAGCTGACCTGGCTGAACGGGCGAACATTTACAAGACGTGGCGGGACATCGGGTTCAAGTCGATTGATGAGATGCGTGACACGGAGGACCTGGAGCCGTTGCCGCAGCAGATGGGTAAGGACACGATCCCGCTGGACGCGATTGTCGCGATGGCCCGGTCGACGCGGGCGATCCCGAATTCGTTCCTCCCGCAGGTCACCCTGGAACAGCGGCTGCTGGTCGAGTATCTGCAAGAACTCCAGGCTGGTCAGGAGCCGGTGGGGTTGCCGCCGGGTACGGGTCAGCCGTCGGGGCCTGGTGCGGGGAACGCCCCGCCTGGGATAAACGTGCCTGGTGCTCTGGGCGCGAACGGGCCTGCCGTGGCGGGTGCGGCTGGTGCTGCGGGTGCGGGCGGGTTCGTCCCGCCGAATGTTCTCCAGGAGATCGTCAAGGAGATCACGTCCGTGCGCGGCGATGGTTCCAGTGTCCACCCGGAAGTGTTCGCGAAGATTGTCGCAGCGGTCCGCCAGGCGGAACGTGATGATGCGCTTGGCCCCGAGTTCGTCGGGCCGTGGATTCCGCCGAAGGCCAGCTCAAACGGACACAACGGGAATCACTGACCTGCACCGCGTAGGTGCAGGTCAGTGACGTTCCTGCCAATCCAATCCAATGCAATCCCCGCCGCGCCCCGCCAAGCCACGCCAAGCCGCACCCCTCCATACCTGGCACTAAGGGAGATTATATGCCACCGAGGAAGAAGACCGGTAAGCCTGCGCCTAATACTGCCGCGCCGGCTGGGTCGTATGCGCTGCCTGGTGGTGGTCCTGGTGGTGCTGACGCATACCCTATTAACTCTAAGGCACGGGGCGCTAACGCCCTGTCACGAGTTGCGGCGAATGGGACGCCTGCGGAGAAGGCAAAAGTTCAGGCAGCGGTCCGTCGGAAATACCCGGAGTTGCCATCCTCGCAGGGTAAGGGCGATTCAGCTGCCGCGAAGACCGCGAAGCCTGCTGCCGAAGCGAAGCCTGCTGCGGCTAAGCCCGCGGCTAAAAAGCCCGCGAAATCTATGAATAAGGCCCGGCCCGCCAGGAAATCCTGACCGGCGTAGTACAAAGAGAAGGACAGGAGACATGGCTGAGCTGGACACCCACAACCTGCTTGACAGTCAGTTCGCTTTGATTGAGCCTGGCGGGATGCGTGACATGAGCGGGCGCACAACGCCGCGGGACAAGCGTCACTTCCCGATACACGATGCCGCCGCGGTGCGGCTATCGCTGTCGCAGGCTCCTAATTCGCCGTTCGGTAAGGACGCGATGCCGGCGATCATCGGTGCTGCGCGTAAGCATGGCGTGAACGTGACGGGCGCGGCGCGTGCGTTCGGGGGGATGGAACCGGATTCTGGTTCGTTCCCTGAGCGGCGGTTCGTCCGGTTCCCGCTGGAAGTGCGGACGGAACAGGACAAGGCGCAGCACATCTGGGGTTACGCGGCGTGTTTCGATAAGCTGTCCAGGAAGCTGGGCGGTTTCGTGGAGCAGGTGAACCGGAACGCGTTCGATGAATCCAAGCAGGACGGGTGGCCGGATGTGGTGTGCCGGTACAACCACAGCGACGACGCGCTGCTGGGTACTACCCGGGCGAACACGCTGAAGCTGGGTATCGACTCGACCGGGCTGATGTATGACGTGGAACCCCCGCAGGCCCGCAGGGACGTGCTGGAATATGTGCAGCGCGGCGACATCTGCCACTCGTCTTTCGCTTTCCGGGTGTTCCCGGGTGGGGATGAGTGGGGGGTTTCGGACCAGTTCGGGTATCCGATGCGGACGTTGCACGCGGTGCAGCTGATCGACGTGGCCCCGGTACTGGACCCTGCCTATCCGGACGCGACAGCGGCGGCGCGGGCTATCAACGGTGCCGTGTACTCGCTGGCTCAGTGGGCGCAGGCCGAACCGGAAGAGGTCCGGGAGCGTCTGGTCGAGAACAGGGCGATGGAGTTCTTCAAGCGGACCGACAATACTGGCCCGCGGCAGGCGAAGGCCAAGCAGGAGCGGAAGAAGACCCTGACGGGTGCGCTGGCCATGCTGGACCTGCTGGACAACGCCGAAGACCCCTACGCCAACGACGAGTGACCGGCCATGCCTGACGTGGGGGTACCGCATCCGGCGACGTCGGACACGAACGTGTTCACCGGCACCGACCCGAAAGGGGAAATCGGTGAGCCCGGGAACCTGGGTGTCGTCCTCGGAACGGAAACGTCCGGGATCGGGGCGGAGCACGTCGACCACACCGACGCCGGGTTCGCGGGCAGCGACCCGCACACCGACGTGGGCCGACCCAACCCGGTGTGACATGAGGCACTGGAGATGCAGTAAATGCGGGCACCTCCAGTGTTACCCGCCCGTGGGCAAATGCCCCATGTGCGGTAGATGACGTACAACTGAATATTGTTACCTCGGCCGTAGCCACCCTCCCCGGGTGCGGACGGAGCAGGTTCTTACAGATCTGTCCGTACCAAGGGAAAGGGCCAGTCATGGCTAGTGAAGTCGCGAAGAGGCTGCGTGACCGCAGGCTCGGCGTGTGGAACGAGGCGAAGAAGATCGCCGAGGACGCCGCTGCGGAGAACCGCTCGTTTACCCCGGAGGAGCAGGGTAAGTGGGACGCGATGCAGGAGGAGATGCGCACGCTGGACACGCGCATCGGCGCGGTTCTGGAGACGGAGAAGCGCGCGAAGGCCGCCGACGACGCGTTCAACGACCTTGAGGGCCGCCCGCGTGAGGGTGGTGCTGGTAGCCCGGCGCAGCGGAACATGAACGATGAGATCCGCAAGTGGGCGCGTGGTGAGGAAGGTGCCCCGCGGGCGCTGGAGATCCGCCGGCAGGCGCCGGGTCCGATCAACTACCGTGTTTTGCAGTCCACGCAGGGAGCCGTTTCGGGTATTATCCCGACGGACTTCTACGACCAGCTGATTTCCCACCTCATTGAGGTTTCGGGTGTCATGCAGTGCGGGCCGACCGTTTTGAACACTGGTGGTGGTGAAACGCTCCAGGTTCCGAAGACGACTGCGCATTCGACGGCGCTGACCGCTTCGCAGGCTTCCGCGCTTCCCCTGTCCGACCCTGCGTTCTCGATGCAGACCCTCGGTGCGGTGAAGTTCGGCATCATGATCCAGGCGGCGCGTGAACTGATCGACGACACCGCGGTTGACCTGCTGGGTTATCTCGCGATGCAGGCCGGGCGGGCGATCGGTAACGTGTTCGGCACGTCTCTGGTCAACGGCATCAACGGTGTATCCGGTGGTGTCATCACCGGTGCGACCCTCGGCGTTACCGGCACCACGACCGGTGTTTCCGGTGCGCCCAGCTATGCGAACCTGGTCGACCTGGAATACTCCGTGATCGCCCCGTACCGTCAGTCCCGCAGCTGCTACTGGCTGGCGGCTGACAAGACGATCGGCGGGTTCAGGAAGATCACCGACACTGTCGGCCGCCCCATCTGGGAGCCTTCCGCGGTGCTCGGGTCCCCGGACCTTCTGCTGGGTAAGCCGCTGGTCGCTGACCCGTTCATGCCCGCGCAGGCGCTGTCCGCGAAGTCCATTGTTTTCGGTGACTTCTCGCAGTACTTCGTGCGTCTGGTCGGCGGGGTCCGGTTCGAGCGGTCCGACGACTTCGCGTTCTCCACCGACCTGGTGACCTTCCGCGCCATCCTGCGTGGTGACGGGGTCCTCGTGGACCAGACCGGTGCTCTGAAGTACTTCGCTGGCGCGGCCACGTAGTATACGTCCAGGGGGGCGGGCAGCAGCCCGCTCCCCTGGCTTCAACGGGGCCGTCGCTGAGGGAGTCTTATCGTGATTGTGCGGATGATTGTCGGGATTTCGGGGAGCCGTAACGACGCGGCGTGGCCGCAGCCCCCGTACGGGCAGCTGGAAGTTTCGGCGGCTGAGGGCGCGGACCTGATCCGGGGTGGCCTGGCAGTGTGGGTGTCGGATTCAGATGACCCGCCTGCATACGTTCCCCCGCAGGTGCCCGTTTCGGAACCGGCGAATACTGGTGCGGGCCCCGTGGATACTGAAGAAGAGGAACCTGAGCCTGCACCGGCGGACGGACCGCCACGCCCTGCGGCACCGAAGCAGGACTGGGTCGACCATGCGGTTACTCAGGGAGCGGACCCGGATGAGGCGGCCGGGTCGACGAAGCAGCAGCTGATGGAGACATACGGTCAGCGTCCGTGAGTAACAAGCGGAAGCTGAAGGGCGCAGATACGACGCCCGCGGAACGCTGTACTTCCTGCGGGCGGCGCATCGGCGCTACGGCTGACGCTTTGAGGTTGCGGACCGGTCAGGTGATCTGCCCGAAGTGCCGCCAGTTCGGTGAGATACCGCGGCTGGCGTGCGGGCATTACGCGCTGCCCGGGCAGCTGGTCAGCACGGACAGCGACGATCACAGTACGAAGCAGTGCGTGGCGTGCTCGCCGGTTGCGGTGCAGTTCGGTAACGCGAAGTTCGGGCTGCCCCGCCAGGGGTGAAAGCAGATCAAAAGGGTCGCTCCCTTCGGGGGGCAGAAGGAGGCAGTTATGCCTATTGAGCCGAGTCAGACTCCTGACGGTGGCGGCCAGGTTTCCGGTAAGGGAAACAGGCAGTCGGGGACGTCGGCGTCGAATGACCCGACGAACGAGCCGGGACAGTACCCGGTTGGTGACTGGGGCGCAGCGATTTTCGGTGGGCCGCTGCCTACTGGGACGGGCGCGCCGGGGACGACTGGCGGGGCCGGTGACACCGACCCGACGGTCGAACCGGGTCAGCTGGTTGACGGGCTGACTGGTATCACCGACGCGGAGATCACGCAGACGGGTGCTCCGGGTACCGGCACGACCCCGAATAATGCGGGTGGTGCATCTTCGGTGAGTTACACCAGGCCGGGTTCCCCGTTTTCGGGGACGTACAAGTCCGACATGGTCTCCGATGACCTGGAAGGCCCGCACGATTCCACCCAGGCCAACGACCAGGGGTACGGGACGGGTGGCCCGCAGCTGCCCGGCATCGCGGGTAACGAACCGGTTCCTGGCGGGAAGTTCCAGCCGGGTTCGGGCCGGGTGCTGCGCGGTGGCAGGTATCACGGGTGAGTGACCTGGCGCGTGTCTACCCCCCGGCTAGCGCGCCGGGCCTGATTTCCGGGACGGCAGCGTCGAACACGGCCGGGGCGGGGCTGGTGGCGCAGGCAGGTAAGGAACTGGCCACTGTCGCTAACGGCGACAAGTGTCATGATTACAAGGATGACCGGACCAAGTAGTCATGCACTGGATGGGCCTGGACAGCGCGAACAGCCCGTGGTATTTGTTCTGGTCGGGTTTTTTCGCGGTGACAGTGTTCACGGTGGGTATCGTGACGAACGTGTACGTGCATGTGCGGAAGAACAACTGCCACGAACCCCGGTGCCTGCGGATAGGACGGTTCCCGGTGGAGGGCACCGCGTGGGTGGCTTGTCACCGGCACCACCCGGACCCCCCGGAACGCGACAGCATACGCGAGCACTACCACTTGTATACCGGGGACAAGCCGGGCCGCGGGTGAAAAGGGACCACAGGAGGGCCGTATGGCTGACTGGGTGAACAAGGGCAGCTACGCTGACCTGTCAGGGGCGCTGAAACCAGACCCGGTGTCGGTGCTGGTGCCCACGTCTCAGCATGCCGGGGATCAGATCTTCGAGAACAACGCGATGACCGCCCCGGGTGGCGCGTCGGGTGACCTGGGCTGGAACGTGGGTGCCCCGGTCGTGTCGAAAGCCCCGGTAGTGGAGACGCAGCAGTCAGTCCAGCCCGGTGAGGACGGCAAACCGCAAGCCAAGGGTGAGAACTGGACACCCCCGGGTGCCCCTTCGTGGAAACCCACGACCGTACCTGAAGTTGTACGGGAGAAGTGATACGCCATGCCGTACGTCCAGTTCCCGGTTGTTGACACGAACATTCAGCCGTACCAGGATGAGGAAGGCTACGACCCTACGGCGGAAGGTCAGCAGGACCCCGCCGAGCAGTCCGAACCTGAACATGCCTACGACGCGACACCGGGAAGTAATTACACGTGGGACCGGTGGCGTAAAACAATCGACGGCGGGGCCGCTAACATGGACAGCGGCCAGCCGACAGGCGCCGGGTGGGCGCCAGACGGAACCTCTGACGCTTCCCGATGGAAGGGAGTCTGAAACTATGGCTAAAGCACCGGACCCGATCACGTCACCGCCTAACGTGCCCGGCCAGCCTTACGACGCTACCGCGGAGGGTTCCGTGGCAGGATGGGACGACGCGATCGAGGGTGGCCCGTGTGACATGTCAGGTCACGCCACGTCCGATTTCGAGTCCGGCCCTGGCGTGTGGAAGCAGACATAGTAGTCTGCGTGCATGAAACTGTCCCTGGTTTCCTGCCGGTCCCCGTTCCTGGACGACGACCGTATCTACCCGCCCCTCGGCCTGCTGTACCTGAAATCCGCGGTGGCCGCGCAGGCCCCCGGTACTAAGATCAGCGTCGTAGACGAATACGACGTCGAGGATCTGGACCAGTTCGCGGACGCTGACATAGTAGGCGTCTCGGTGATGACACCGCAGCGCGCCGAGGCTAACCGGATAGCCCGCGCGATCAGGAGCCGCTGGCCGTCCAAAGTTCTGGTGGCAGGCGGCCCGCACGTCCGGCATTACGGCCGGGAGATGAACGCAGACGACCAGGCCGGGCTGTGGGACTACCTGGTGGCAGGCGACGGGGAGCGGGCACTGCCAGGCATCGTGCAGAACAAAACGGTTCCTGTCATGAGCAACGACCAGATCCCCCGGCAGGAACTAGCGGCGATGCCCCGCCCGGACCGGCTGGGTGAGCCTGGGTTCCTGAAAAACTACTCGTACACCCTGGCCGGGCTGAACTCGACCACGATGATGCTCGGCCGGGGCTGTCCGATGGCGTGCAAGTTCTGTGAAGACGCGCGGACGCTGACCAGGTGGACTTCGCTGGGCAACGCCGAGGCCGAACTGGACGACATCGTGACGCTCGGGTATGAGGGCGTGTATTTGTATGATGATCTTTTTGCAATTAATTTGGGGAAGTGCCAGCCGTACCTGGACCTACTCAAGCGCTCCGGGCTAAGATTTCGCTGCAATGTGCACGCGAAATTCATGACCGCGGAGTTCGCCGCGGCGCTAGCCGATGCGGGGTGTGTCGAGGTGGCGTTTGGTGCGGAATCCGGGTCGCAGCAGATGCTAGACCGGATGGATAAGAAGACAACCGCCACGCAGAATTACGATTGTGTCCGGTACTGCAAGGATGCGGGCATCACCGTGAAAGCATTCGTGATGATCGGGCTACCCGGCGAGACACGCGCTACGATCGCGGAGACTGAACGGTTCATCTGCACGTCAGGGATAGATGATGCGCAGATTGCTATCTATTATCCTTATCGCGGCACAGAATTCAGGCGGGAAATGGACGAGGGAATAGCTACCGACCTGATATTTACTGGAGAAGGACTTGGCGCCTACGGGCAAAAGAACATGGGTACCGATTCCGTGGTCCGCACGGCGGAACTCAGTTCAGAAGACCTCGTGGGAATCCGCGAGGAATTGATCCGTAAGTACAAGTTCCGTTCCCATATCGGCCCGAAGGATAATTTCTTCGACTCACATATGGCGGCAGGATGACGGTTGGAAAATGGAGATGCGGTCCTCCCGATACGAGAGGACCGCACCCTGCCACTCCTGCCGTTCCTATCCATTCCTTGCCGATCCGAGCCCTACCTTGCCGCGCCATGCCAATCCCATCCTGCCTCGGCTCGGACTCTAAGCGTACCACATGGGACGCTATGATGCTAACGACGGTCAGGGTTATACATAACCGCTGTCCTAGACCCCGGCAGCCTGTCCGTGGAGGGCTTATGCCGTGGGGTACTGTTTCTGGTGTGGCGCATGGACGCGACTGGACCCGTACGACCCGACCGTCATGTGCACGCGGTGCGTGTCCCGGTGGGCGCGGTCCCGCTGTAGCCCGGCACGACCGGAGGTCATGGGCGGCGTGAAAATCTGGGACACGTTCCTGTTCCGCGACGAGCTGGACGTGCTGGAATGCCGGCTGGTGCAGATGGAAGACTGGCCTATCTACCGGCACGTCCTGGTTGAGGCCAGGGTCGACCATCAGGGACACCCGAAACCTCTCGTTTACGCGGCGAATAAGGAGCGGTTCGCGCCGTGGAAAGACCGCATCGTCCACGTGGTCGCTGACAGCCTCCCGGGGATGGCAGGGGCCGCCCCGATGGACCGTGAGGCTGCGCAGCGTGACGCTATCCGGGCTGGGCTGGACGGGGCGTCTGCTGATGACTGGCTGATCCTGGCTGACGTCGATGAGATACCGAACTACGCGGCGATGCGCGCGGTGGGAGAACACAGGACGGGTGTCCTGGAAATGGCTTGCTGCATGTTCGCGGTCGACTGGCTGTGGGGTGCGCCGCTGCGCACGTCCACGCTGTGCCCTGCCGGTATTACGGGGCCTTTGTCGTCGGTGCGTCGGGACACGTGGAGCCGCGGCCCGGTGATCCCCGATGCTGGTCACCACCTGACGTGGCTGGGCGGCCGGGATAGTATCGCCGCGAAGATGGACGCGCACTGTCATGTCGAATGCAACCCCGACTTGGCGGCTGGGTACGAAGATGACCGGTTCTACCATGACGGTGCGAACCCGTTCGGCCGGTTCGGGTATCAGGGCGGCATGATCCCGGTGGACGTGGACGATACGTGGCCCCGGTGGGTCCATGAAAGACGTTGCCCGGCTGGCTGGTTCCGTCCCCGTGCGGATAGCATGACCGGATGAGATACCTGATTACCGGCGGTGCCGGTTTCATCGGCTCGGCTTTGACCCGGCGGCTTGCCGGTGACGGCCACGACGTTGTGGTGCTGGATGACATGAGCCGCGGCCGGCCGGACCGCCTGGCGGGGGTAGCCTGCGAGATCGTCAACGGTGATGTCCGCGACCCTGACGTGGTGACCCGGGCGATGCACGGCTGTGAACGGGTCCTGCACCTGGCGTATCTGCAAGGCACCCAGACTTTCTATTCTGAACCCCGGCAGGTTCTGGACGTGGCGTTGCGCGGCATCGTGAACGTCCTGGAAGCGTGCCGGGTGACGGGCTGCCGGGAACTTCTGCTGGTCTCCTCTTCCGAGGCGTACGAGACACCCCCGGTGTGGCCGACCCCGGAGACCGTGCCGCTGGTAGTCCCTGACCCGCTGAACCCCCGCTACTCCTACGGGGGCGGGAAGATCGCTTCCGAGCTGGCCGCGCTGGCGTGGCAGCGGACCGGGATCCTGGACCGGCTGATCATCGTCCGGCCCCACAACATTTACGGGCCGGACATGGGCACCCGGCATGTGATACCGGAGTTCTGCCAGCGCATGAACGGCCTGGCGAATTCCACCCTGGACCCGGTCCCGTTCCTGATCCAGGGTAGCGGTGAGGAAACCCGGTCGTTCTGCTACATCAGTGACTGCGTGGAACAGTTCGTGACGCTGCTGGACAAGTCGCCGCGTGGCGCGGAGATCTACCACCTGGGCACGATGGATGAGCGGACTGTCGCGGATGTGGCCTACGCCGTGGCGCAACGGTATTTCCGGCGGATCAAAATCGAGACTGGTATCCTCCCGCAGGGCAGTCCTTCGCGGCGGCTACCGGACATCGGGAAGATCATGGCACTGGGCTACGACGGACCCCAGGTCAGCTTTGAAGCTGGGCTGGCATTGACGTCTGACTGGTACCGGGAGCACCCCGATGGTTAACCTGATCTGGGATTGTCGACAGGTTACGATAGCCAGGCTGGCTCTGTCGCAGCTGAGTTACGCAACAGATACCGGCGTGGAGCGGCGCGAGATCGCGGAGATGCTGGCAGATTTGCGGGGTGCGGACCGTGCATGAGGGACCGGTCACCGAGTGCGGGTCGTGTGGCAGCCCTTACCTGGGCCCGGTCCTGGACATGGGGGAGCAGCCGCTACCACAGGCGATGCCCGGCAAGGACACGTCCCGCCGGTACCCGCTGCGGCTGGTCCGCTGCGGGCGGTGCACCCTGGTCCAGCTGGACTACATCGTGCTGGAGAAAGAACGTTTCCCCGCCGACTACCCGTACATCACGGGGAACACGGGGGCGCTGCGGGACCATTTCGCTGAACAGGCCCGCGCGGTTTCGGATCTGGTGATGCCGGGTGATCTTGTCATCGACATCGGCGGTAACGACGGGACGATGCTACGGGCGTTGCGTAAGATCGACCCCGAACCGCGGCTGATGCTAATCGAACCGACGGACCAGGCGAAACGGTGCGACGACACGTCAATCAAAGTGGTCCAGGCATATTTCACTGACAGGCTGGCCGCGGAGATAGCCGAGGAGCACGGGGTCGCGAAGGTGATCACCGCGTCGAACGTGTTCGGGCACGTCGGTGACCCGCACGATTTCCTGGACGGGGTGGAAGAACTACTCGCCCCTGACGGGACGCTGATCATCGACAACCAGGACTGGCACAACGTCGTCCAGGACCTTCAGATCGACACGATCTACCATGAGCACCTGCGGTATTTCTCGCCGGCTTCCCTGTCGTGGCTGCTGGCACAGCATGGGCTGCTGGTGGTGTCCTGGAACCGGATCGGGATGCACGGTGGTTCGTTCCGCGTGGTTGCCCGGTGGGAAAAAGCAGACCTTGAAGAACGCGCAGGCTATTTGGCTTTGGCGTTGAACAAAATACTGGAGCGGGCCGCGGAAGACGGCCCGGTCTACGCCGTCACCGCCCCGACCCGCGCCACCCCGCTAATCAACTACGCGAACATAGCCAGGTACCTGACGTGCGCGTGTGAGATTGCCGGTAGTGAGAAGATCGGGGCTGTCATCCCCGGCACGGACGTGCCGATCGTGGATGAGGAACGGCTGTTCACCGATCAGCCACCCCACGCGCTGATCCTGGCGTGGGACATCGCGGGCGGCCTGATACCGGTGCTGCGTAAACGCGGGTACACGGGCACGTTCATCGTGCCGCTACCCGAACCGAGGATTGTCCGTGACTGACGAGCCGATGATCCCGCTGCGGCTGTGCCCCCCGGCGCGGCGGCGGCCGGGGGTGATCTCGGTGACGGTACCGTCCCGGGGCCGCCCGGACAGGCTGACCGCTTCGATACTGTCGCTGCGGGAAGCAGCGAAACGACCGGACCTGCTGGAAATCCTGGTTGCCCGCGACCCCGACGACCTCCCGACCGCGGCGGCTGCGTTCCAGCTGAAAGCCGACCTTGTCTGGGAGTCGCCCGAACGGTACGGGTATGCGAGGTCGGCGCATTACTGGGCGGCTCTGTGTGAACGCGCGACCGGGGAATGGTTTCTCCCGACGTGGTCCGACGACGCGACCATGCAGACGCAAGGGTGGGATGACCTGCTCCGCGCCCAGCCCCCGGGGAGCATCGCCTACCTGGACGGGAACTACCCGGGGCTGACGTGTTTCCCTGCCGTCCACGCCGACGCGCTGGGTGCGGTCGGGAGGCTGACACCGCTGCCAGCGTTGGATACCTGGTTCGAGTATGCGGGGCGGGAAGCGCGAGTCCTGGTCTACCCCGGTATTTACGTGCACCAGGACCGCCCGGACATCAACGGGTTCCCGCCCGACCAGACTTACGTTGAAGGTGGCGGCGGGTGGCGCGCCAGCATGAACCTGAACGACCAGGCTTTTCACCGGGAGCCGTACACCGGGTGGCGTCGAGAGGACACCATGGCCCTGAAGTGGCATAAAGAACTCGAAGCGGAATACCAGGCTCGTATGGTCGAATGGTCCGACATCGTAGAGCAGATGCCCCTGATCCGCGAAGCGGTCCGCCAGTATGACAAGCCGGTCGTAGCGGAGCTGGGAACCCGGACGGGACAGTCAACCTCCGCTCTCCTAGCCGGTGCTAGCGCCACCGGCGGGCACGTGTACAGCATGGACATCGGCCCGGTGATGGTGCCGCCCTGGTGGGCTGACACTGAGCTATGGTCGTTCTTGCCGGGCGACGACATGAGCGAAGAAGCAGCCGATTTCATCCCCGGCGTGCTGGACGTGCTTTTCATCGACACGTCCCACACCTACGACCATACGATGGCTGAGCTGCGACGGTACGCGCCCCGCGTCAAACCGGGCGGCACGATCCTGTGTCACGACCCGGAGCTGTCCAAGGGCGACTACGTGATGGGTGCCCCGTGGGTCGCGCAGGTAGCGGGCGGCCCCGACTTCCCTGTAGCCGCGGCGCTGGACGACTACTGCGCCGAGACGGGACTTGCGTGGGAACGGCAGACGGAACGCCCCGCACCCGCTGAAGGACGGCCGTTCTACGGGCTGGGTACAATCCGCGTCCCCGAGGGTATCCGTGGCTAGCACCTTGATGCTGTGCCCTTCCCGGGGCCGGCCCGGTAACATCAAGCAGCTCCGCGAAACGTGGGGGGATGTGACCGTCGACGCTGAGCTGCTGGTCGCTGTCGACGACGACGACCCGGAACTACCCGGCTATCTTGAAGCAGGTGACGTGCGGGTTCTTTCCGAACCCCGCGGCCTGGGCCGGATCATCAACGTGCTCGCCGTGGAATACGCCCCGAAGTACGAGTTCATCGGTTTCCTCGGCGACGACCACCGTCCCAGGACACCTAAGTGGGATGTGATCCTGACCGCGGCGCTGGGCGGGTGGCCGGGCGTGTCGTACGGGGATGACCTGTTCCAGTCCGCGAAAGTCCCGACCGCGTGCGTCATGACATCCAACCTGATCCTCGGACTGGGTTACATGGTCCCGCCTAATGTTGAGCACCTGTACCAGGATTGTTTCTGGAAGGTCCTCGGGCAGGCAACCCACCTCGCATACTGCCCCGGGGTGATCATGGAACACATGCACCCCTCCGCCGGTAAAGGCGCATGGGACCTGGGATACGAGAAGGCCAACTGCATCGAAGCGTACTCACGGGATGAGATCGCCTACTCCCAGTTCCTGAACAATCAGTGGCCCGCAGACCTGCCACGGCTGCTAGCATCCCTGGCATGATCCCTCTGGTCTCAGTGATCACCCCGACGTGGCGCAGGCATGAACTGCTCCTCGGCCGGTGCGTCCCCGCTGTGCAAGCCCAGACATACCCGGCTGTGGAACACATCGTGGTCTCCGACGGGCCCGACGAGATACTCGGCGGGCAGCTCCGCAAGCCGTGGCTGGCCGGGTGGCGGAACCTTGCGTACTACCAGATGGACTACCACGTCACCAACGAACAAGAAAACTACGGCCACTGGGCGCGGGTCCACGGGGTCGAAGCCGCAGCAGGCGAGTACATCACCTACTGCGACGATGACGACGCTTTGCGCCCGGAACACTGCTCGCTGCTGGTCGCCGCGTTGGAAGCGGACCCGGAAGCGGGATTCGCGGTATCCAGGATGGTATCCCACCACGCCCATCAGACCGTGCTCGGCTGGGGCCCGCTGGCCTGCGGGAATCTTGGTTCACCGATGATCATGCACCGCAGGTCGACGCTGGAATACGGGACGTGGGGACCGCCAAGCTGGATTGAAGACTGGAACCTGGTGGAGAAGTGGCTTGACGCTGGAGTGAAGTACGCGAACGTCGACGCGGAAACCAGCGATGTCTATCCGTCCGTGTTCCGCTTACAATGCCGGTATGCGCGCCTTCATTATCTGCCGGGACCGTGTGACATACGCCCACCTGTGCCTGACCGCGATGACCGAAGCCGGACTGAAACCTGTCATCATCGACATGGGATCCAGCTGGCCCCTCGCGGGGGACTGGCTGAAAGCGATGAACGCTGCGGGGGTGGAGATACTGCTCCACGGTGGCGGCCACCCGAGGAGCCTGTGGGGCTGGGAGCCGTTCCGCCAGTTGTGCAGCGACGACCTGTACGTGGTCACCGACTGTGACGTGATCCCGTCTGATGACTGCCCGCTGGACTGGCCCGACAGGCTGTACCGGCTGCTGGACGCCTACCCGGAGTACGGCAAAGCTGGGATGGGATTGCGACTGGACCGCATCCCTGATACGTACCAGCGCAAGGACCACGTGCTGAAGTGGGAACAGCAATTCTGGGACACCCCCCTGGATGACGGTGTGTACAAGGCCCCGGTCGACACGACCCTGGCGATGTACCGGCCGTTGCAAGAAGGATTCGACATCACGCTGTCCGCGATCCGCACGGGGCACCCGTACGTCGCGGATCACGTCGCCTGGTACGAGGATTACTCCGACTTGGATGAGGAGCTACGCTGGTACCATGAGCACGCCGAACCGGGTATCTCGTACTGGACGGTGGCGGGCCGCAGCACGTGGGGAATCTGACCGGACCCCGATCTTCCCCGCCGGGGGCCTCCAGTCCGCGGTCACTATCACGGAGGCTGCGGAGCTGGCCCGCCTCGCCGCGGGGTGCACGGTCCTGGAGCTGGGTTCGTTTTACGGCTACTCCACGATCGTTATGGCCAGCGTCGCTGAGAAGGTCTACTCCGTCGACTGGCACATGGGCGATGACCATGCCGGGCCGTACGAAACGTGGGACGGTTTCATCGCGAACCTGATCGGTTACAAGGTTGACGACAGGGTTGTCGCGATCCGGGGCCGGTTCGAGGAAGAGGTCCCGAAGCTGGCCGCTAACGGCGTCCGGGTCGACGGTGCTTTCCTGGACGGTCACCATTCCGCGGAGTCCGTGACCCGCGATCTGGGGCTGGCTTTGATGCTGGTGAAGCCGGGCGGGTGGATAGCGTTCCACGACTATGGCCGGTCGGGTAGCACGGGACACCCGGGGTTTGAGATCACGGGTGTCGCGGATGAGTTCGGGGTCACCGACGTGATCGGCTGCCTGGCCTGGGGTCTGGTACCGGATGACGACGCCGGCGCGTAACGCGGATGGTCTCGCCGCGTTCGTGGCGGGGCTGCCCGTGGGGGAGCGGCATAAGGGGTTTTTCTGGGCTGCTTCGACCGCGGCTGAGTCTGGGCTGCCACCGGCTGAGGTGGCGAAGGTCGCCCAGGCTGGTATTGACGTGGGCTTGGACGAGTCCTACGTGAGGTACACCATAGCCGAGGCGCAGGAGGGGCAGCGTGGGTAAGCAGATCTTGAAGAAGAAGCCTAAGCCTAAGAAGCCGAAGGACTAGCGTCGTGTCTGTGTGCCCGTCGTGCGGTCTTCCCCCGACAGCGACGAGCCAGGACGACAATACCGAGCAGCCTTACTATGAATGCGAGAATAACCACTGGTGGAAGGACACTGACGGGGAGTGAGGATCTTCGCGGGTCACGACGGTGGTTCTGGGTGTGCCTGGTACCGGATGATCCTGCCGATGGAGCAGTTCGCAGCGCACGGCTACGACGTGACGACAACGTCTGGGAGCGTCGACGACGGCGGGGTGGGAATCAACGCCACGTCGATGGCCGGGCATGACGTGATCGTGGGGCAGAGGTTCAACAAGCCGGGTGGGGTGCATATTTTCCGGGACGCCCGCACGCCCGCTACCCGGCTGGTGTATGAGCTGGACGACGACGTGTTCCATGTCACCCCGGAGAATTTCGTCGCATACCACATGTGGCAGCGCCCGGACATTCTGGACGCGGCCATCCACGCGGTGGAAGTTTCTGATGTGGTGACGTGTTCCACGGAGCCGCTGGCGGAGGTCCTGTCGGAGTACAACAGTAACGTCGTGGTCTTGCCGAACCACATCCCCGCATGGGTGTGTGACTATCCGCGGAAACGGCGGGAACGTCCTGCGGTCGGGTGGGCTGGTGGTGCTTCTCACGGCGCGGATGTGGGACTGGTGTCACCCGCGGTCCGCCGTTTCCTGAAACGGTTCCCCGGTTGGGACCTGCGGTTGGGCGGCACTGATTACCGGCCGACGTTCAAGGCTGGGGGCCGGGTGGTGTTCACCCCGTGGGTGCATGTCACTGATAACCCGCGGGGGTTTTACACGTCCCCGGACTGGGACATCGGCCTGGCCCCGGTCGCGCCTACCCGGTTTAACGCGTCCAAGTCGTACCTGAAAGCGCTGGAGTACGGGGCGCTGGGTATCCCGGTGATCGCGTCGGACTGGCATCCGTACCGTGATTTCGTGAAGCACGGCGAGACGGGGTTCCTGGTGAAACGGGACCACGAATGGCTGGGTTACATGTCGGAGCTGGCCTCCGATGATTCGCTGCGGGAGAAGATGGGCGCGGCGGCCCGTGAACAGGCCCGGCAGTACACCATAGAGGAGGGCTGGAAGCTGTGGGAGACCACGTACCAGAACCTGTTCCGGTGACCGAGACCCGTGGCGGGGAACAGCCAGGGGAATGGCACGTGTCGGGTGAAGCGGCGGCTAGGTCAGCGCAGATCGCGGTGATGATCGCGTACATCAAGGACAGGTACGGCACCCCGGAGGGTAACGCGGAATGAGCGACGTTCGTGGCCTGCTGACCAGCGTCCGGCAGATCGAACGGGAATGGCAGAAGAAGGTTGATATCGGCGACGAGAAAATGTTCGCCGGGTGGATGCCTTCGGATGTGGCGCAGTACCTGGTGCTGCTGATCGAGGCGATCGCGGAGGCTCCGGGTGCGGGGTTCCTTGAGGTCGGGTGCGGCCCGGGTACGAAGATGATGCTGGCCCGGGACCTGTTCGGCTTGGATGTGACGGGGTTCGACCGGGTCGCGGAGTTCGTGCAGGCCGCTAAGGGGCAGGGCTTGAACGTGGCGGAGTGTGACGCGTTTGATTTCCAGGCTTACGGCAAGTTCGACATCGTGTTTTTCAACCGGCCGTTCCGGGACCGTGAGGTGCAACGTGACCTGGAACGGCTGGTGTATTCCAAGGTGCGCCGTGGCGCGGTGATCATCTGCATGAACCTGGAAACCCAGCCGCCAGCGGAGAAGTACCTGGTTGTCACGGATGACTGGGAGTCGCGGCGGGGTGTGTGGCTGCGGTTGTGACCGTCCCGCTGCTCCGCACGTTCGATGACTGGTTCTGCCCGAACTGTGACCTGACTGAGCGGACCCCGGCGCTGCCACCGAACGGGTCCCGGTTCCACACCTGCCCGGGTCTGCACGCGCTGACAGCCCCCCTGGTCCGGGTGGGCACCGACTGCAAGGTTGAGGCGGTTGAACGCGCCGACTACCTCGCCTGTGAGGTCCAGTCGCGCGGAGACGACGGGAAACCGTACATGGCGGTCCGGACCACCAGACGCGACGGAACGGACGTGGCGGTCAACGCAGGGCTCGCGCAGGCCCGGCTAGGAGACGCCCGGTGAGTGAACTACCCGAAGTCACCCACGAATACGGCGGGGACACCGGGGAAACGCACACGCCGGGTGTCATGGTTCAGGCTCAGCTCGCCACAGCGACCGGCGGCGTGCCACCACCCCCCGAACAGGAAGACGAGGAGTGACGTGGCCTGGACCGTGAGCGGCATCTTCCAGCAGGCGATGCTCAACCCGATGCTCGGCAGGTTGTGGACGACCGCCGCGCCGACCACATTCGCGAACCTGAGCGCTGACACGATCAACGTGGCCCTGTTCAACAACACGACAGCCCCGGACAAGACAGCCGCGGTCGGCTCGACCGGTTTCAACACCGGGACTTGGACGACCACCAACGAGGTCACCGACGTAACCAACTGGGTTTCCGGCGGCCGGGCGCTGGGCACGAAGACGTTCGCGATTGACACGGGCTCCTCGTCGGTCTGTTTCAGCGGGGCGAACCTCGCCGGTGGCGGTAACGTCACCCTCGCGAACGTGTTCGGGTGTTTCGTGTACGACTCCACGATCACCGCGGGCACGGTCGCGAAGCAGGGTTTGTGCTTCAACTACTTCGGCGGGGCTCAGGGTGTCACCGCGGGGACTTTCACGATCCTTTGGCCTACGCCAGCTGGCGGGGCTGTCACAGCCGTGTTCAACGTCACGGTCTGACACTAAAACGGCGGCATGGCGGTTGCCATCTGCTCGGAACCACCTAGTAGGAGAACAAGATGGCTGTTGCGCGCGCTTACAAGATCGGCGTTTTCGACACGTCGACGTGGCTTCCTACCGGTGCTACCTCCACGGTGGCGACCCCGATCCCGATCTTGTACGGGGTGACCACGGCGACTGTTGACTGTAACATTTCCGCGATCCGCTGTGGCGTGATGGGTGCTGCTTCGTTCCCTGCGAACGCCTCCGTCGTGTTCTCCATCAACACGAACACCGGCGCGCAGGCGGGTGGTCAGGCAGCCGTCGCTAAGCAGCTGTCCGGTGTCGCACGTGCCGCGGCTACGACGTTTTTCACTGCTGGTGGCACGTCAGCCGCGGCGATCACTGGCCTGACTGCGACCACGGAATGGTGGTCGCAGCCGGTGCCGTTCACCGCGGGCTCCAACTGGGGTGAATGGGTGACGCCCAGCTTTGAGATCAACATCCCGATCTCGACCCAGTTCGGGATTTTCGTCACCGCGTCCTCGGCGGGCACGGCTACGACGTTCACCGGGGAAATCGAGTTCACCGAGTAACCCTTTCCGCGCGGTTCCGAGAAACGAGAGGGGTACGCGATGGCTGTTCTGACTGGCTCGCAGGTCGTCAAGGCGTTCTCCAGCGGGGAAGCGGACCGGTGCTGCCTGTATGCGCTGCGGAAGGTCACTAGCGCTGACACTGTCGACTTGTCGGCTGATTTTTCTTCCCCGAAGCAGGCGTTCATCATGGGTGCGACGGTGATCGGCACGGCTGCGTTCATCACGATCACCGGGACGGTCCTGACGATCCCGGCGGGGCTGGCTGCTGATGCTGGCTGGCTCCTTGTGTGGGGTGCGAGCGCCTGATGGGTGCCATCTACGGGATCACGGGGTCGCTGGCGCTGACTGCGAACACCGCGAACCAGCTTGTCTGCGCCGTGGTGTCCGCCGGTTCTACTAGCGACGCGATTATCACGTGGCTGGATGTCACGATGGACGCGTCCACCCCGGCGCAGGGCGTGAAGATCGACCTGGTCCGGTACACGGCTGGTCCCCCGACCAACACGACGTACACACCGAACAGGTTGTCCGCGGCTGCGCAGGCGGTCGCGGCCACCATGATCGCGTGGGTGCCGCCTATCACGCCCGGGGCTAATACTGGCCCGGTCGTCACGAAGACGTGGTATCTGCCCCCGACCGGGGGGGTGCTGATACAGTGGCCGCTGTCCCGTGAGGATTACCTTGTGTCCGGGGCGAACGTGTGGACTGGTGTGCGGGCTTCGACCACGGCCGGGGTGTCCCCGAACCTGGCGTTCAACCTGAGCTGGCACGAGTAAGAAGGGACACTGAATGTCCGGTTACAAGCCTGTCGGCGTCGAGCTGCTGTACGCTTTCTTCGGAGCGGCCACGGTGTCCTCACCGACGACCACGCCGGGCTCATCCATGATCCTGACATACCCGCCGATCATCATCCCCGCCGGGTACTTCGACAAGGTGGGCAGCTGGTCATCGTCGCTGAAACTCGAAATGGGCGGGACAGCGACAGCGACAGCGACAATTCCGACGTGGCAGTTTTTCCTATACACCACACCGCTGGTCGCTAACCCTGCGTTCGCCACGACGAGCACGCTGGGTAGCACAGCAATTTTCACCCCCGGGCAGGCCGCGACCACCGTGGCGTGGGATGCCATTATCAACATCGGGATACGAACCCTGGCGCTCGGTACGGGCAGTACCCTGGTGACGTTCGGCCGGTACATCTCCAATGCGTTCGTCACCGCCGCGTACAACGTCGTAGCAACCAACACGGTCCTGATGCCGGGTCCTGCGGGCACGTCCACATTTGCCACCTACGACACCAGCCAGTCGTACACGCTGTGGCCCGCCCTGTCTCTCGGTGCAGCGACAGCGGGTAACACGGTCATTACGAACTATGCGAAACTCTACGGAGAGAGCTAAGAAATGGGTACCGCTGACTACCGTCTTACTATCCAGTACAATCAGGTAACCGCACATTCTCCTACCTTTGATTCTGATGCACTAACAATCTCCGCTACCACCGGATTGATCGCAATACTCATAGACAAGAACGTAGTCAACGGGATTAACTACCAGGACGCCTCGGTGCACGTGGTTTTGGGCATCGACCTTTCCAACGATAGCGGCAGCACCTGGACACCGGCCACAGCAGGGAATACCTTCTCAGGAGGTATTCAGCTGTCACCAGCAGGCGGCATCGTGGCCTTCATATCGACGGACGTCACAGGAGTGACTATCGCAGATACTGGTTCCGGTATCCTCGCCAGGGCCCGGCTGGCCACTTCCGGGCTAAGCCACTCTCTGCCTCTCGGGTTCTGGGGGATGCTGGCAGCCTGGGAGCCTGGGAGCCTTCCGGGTACCGTAGGGTTCCCGTTCGACGCCTATGCGCTACCTCCTGACGCCCCGTAACTAGCAGTTAGGTGAAGAAAGCCAGCCGTCGCGGGCCACCCGCCTGATCGGAGGGGGTGAGCCCACGTGAGCTGGTCCTTTATCGGCAGGCAGACCGCCGGCACCGGCTGGACTATCAACGGCGGCCTAACGGGCACCGCAGGAATCATCACCAGCAGCACGGTGGTCACCTGGACCGGCAGCGCCGTCAACGGCGGCGACTTCATCGTCATCGCCATCCCGAACACCACCGGCTCCGGGCACTCAACCTGCACAGTGGCCGGGTTCACCGCGTTGCAAAACCAGATCGTCGGCGGGGCCAGCACCAACGACGCGTTCTGGCTTGGCTACCGGGTAGCGGCGGGTGCGGTCGGCTCGGCCACCTCGGACAGTACGTTCACTGTCACGTTCGGCGCGACCACGTGGGCTGAATTCGACATCATGGCCTTGCGGTCCACGGTGGGGGCCGGTGTAGTAAGCAGCAATGTCCACACCCAGGCGACCTACACCACGGCACTCCCTGACGCCTCGCTGGCCGGGAACGCAACCGACCTGACTGTGTGGGGTTACGGCGGGCAGAACGCGGCCCTGTCTGGCACGGAGAACATCACGGGTACGGGGCCCAGCGCCCTATCTAACTTCCCAGCTACGTGTAACACGCTTAGCGGTAATGGCGGCGTAATCGGCATGGGCTGGGGCACGAATCAGTCAGCGCCCGGTGGTGGAACATCGAGCGTCGCCATCGACGCGATGGACTTTATTGTCCGCGTCACAGAGTCCGCACCGAACTCGCCGCAGCCATTCGTGGTGAGCCGACGTAGCCGCCGTAGCCGCCGTAGCCGCAGGCAGGAACCCTGGCCGGCTACGATACCTCCGGCCACAACCGCGATACCCAAACTTCTGTCCACGCCGACGACCGCTGGCATGGACGGGTCGGTCTGGTAAGCCATGGCTATCCTCGGGCGCGGCCAGCCAATCCAGCCGGTACTGATCCGGGCGCAGCCACCCGGCGCACCCGCAAGCGCTCTCCATAAGCCGGTCCGCGCACCAGTACAGCTACCCGCCCGTGGCGGCAGGGTCGCGAACCGTGCCGGTGTCTACGCCCAGCTGGGCGCACCAGTACGGGTCCTGCGCGCACCAGTAAAGGCTCAGCCGGGCGCGCAGGCCGGTGGCAGGGTACTGTCCCGCGACGGGACGTTCACCGCTACAGCAGCGCAGGCGGGCCCACCGGTCTATCCGACCGGGAGGCCGGTACAGGCACGCAGGCTCCCGGCCCGCGGTGGCAGCACCACCAGCCGGGCCGGGGTTTACGCCCAGCTGGGTGCCCCAGTAAGGCAGCTACGCGGCCCCGTCAAGGCGCAACCCGCTGTCCCGTTCCTGACCGGCCGCGTCAAGAACCGCGCCGGGGTCTACGCCCAACTCGGCGCACCTGTACGGCGACTGGTTGCCCCGGTCGCAACACAGCTACGCGGGCTTCCGCCACGTGGCCGCACCAGCAGCCGCGCTGGTGTTTACGCGCAGCTAGGTGCGCAGATTAAACCCGCTACCGGGCCAGTCCGCGCGCAACCAGCGGCACAGCGTGTCGGCCGGGTAGCTAACCGGGCCGGCACGTTCACCACGGTCGTCACCGGTTTCGGCCCTCCGGTCTATCCGCTGGGTCATCCTGTTGCGGCGCGCAGGTTCCCGGTACGTGGTGGTAGTACCAGCACCCGGGCTGGCGTCTACGCGCAGCTGGGTGCACCGGTAAAACCCGCATCTGGGCCTGTCGGCCTGGGACGCAGGCAGCCACCGCTGCCCGTCCGGGGCAGGGTCGCATCCCAGCACGGAACATACGCTCAGCTCGGCCCACCCGTCAAACCGGCTACGGGTCCGGTGCGGGCGCAGCCAGCAGCACGACGCGGTGGCAGCACCACCAGCCGTGCAGGCACGTTCACCCTGGTCATCATCGGTGCCGGGCCACCCGTCTACCCGCTGGGTCACCCGGTTCAGGCACGACGGTTCCCGACCCGTGGCGGTGTCACCTCCACACGGCGCGGAACCTTCGCGCAGGCCGGGCCACCGGTCAAGCCCGCTACGGGTCCGGTCCAGGCCAGGCAGCCGCTACTACCGCACGGTCGGGTATCCAGCCGGGCCGGGACGTTCACCGCGATCTCAGCACAAGCCGGGCCCCCGATATACCCGCTTGGGCATCCGGTCGTAGCCCGCAGGTTCCCGACAGCAGGCGGACGGGTAATCCGCGCCGCAGGAACCTATGCGCAAGCCGGGCCACCGGTCAAACCGCAGTCCGGTCCTGTGGGGATCTACCGCAGGCAGCCGCCGCCACCCACCCGGGGTCGTGTCGGTTCGCAGCGTGGCCCGTACGCGCAGACCGGGCCACCCGTCAGGCCACTCGGTCACGCGCTCCGCGCGCAGCCGCAGAAACCGGTCCTCACAGGGCGGGCGGAATGGCGAGCCGGGACGTACGTTTTCATACCGCCTCCGCTGCTGGTAAGCGCCGAGGTGACAGTAACGGTGACCGGTCAGACCGGTGCGGGCACCGTCACCGGTAATTCTGGTGCGGGCAGTGTCACCGGAAAGGCGGGCGTCAGCGGGGTCAGCGACCCGAGAGATGGCACGACGAAGGTGACCGGGAATACCGGAACAGGATCAGTGACCTGACAGGAGGCACGTTTGACTGCGACGGTGTTTTACGACAATGTGAACGAGCTTGCCACGATCGTCGCGACATTCACCGTGTCCGGCACCCCCACCGACCCGACCGCCGTGTCGTGCGTAATCACCGACCCGGCCGCAACCCAGACAATCCACACCTTCGCTGGCACTGCCCCGGCTGACATCACCAAGACCAGCACGGGCGTGTACCAGCTGATCGTGCCGTGCTCCCCCGCGGTCGCAAACATCGACGGCCTCTGGTCTTACGCCTTCATCGGCACTGGTACCGCATCAGATGTGCAGCCCGGAACGTGGCGGGTACTGGCGCTGGACCAGCCACGCTGGTACGTGGGACCCGAGGAGCTGAAAGACCGACTCGGGCAAACCGACCCTGCCACCGATTCGGTGATCGCTTCGGTTTGCCTGGCGACGTCACGGTGGATTGACACGTACTGCGGGAGGCATTTCTTCCGGTTCACCGACACGCGCACATACCAGCCGCAGGACATCTGGCTGCTCCCCGTCGATGACCTGGTGTCCGTCACGTCCCTGAAAATCGACAGTGACGGGGACGGGGTGTACGAGACGACATGGACGCAGAACACCAACTACATGCTCCGCGTCGGCGACGGCCAGTTCAACCAGCTCGCCTCCGGTGAACCGAAACCGTACACGCAGGTTCAGGTGATCGGGCAGTCGAACTGGTTCCCGTTCATCTGGCCGTTCGTCCACCTCGACCGGGTCCAGATCACCGGCGTGTTCGGCTGGCCGCAGGTCCCGCCCGTGGTTACCCAGGCGGCGCTGCTGATCGCCTCGGACTGGTTCAAGCTGAAAGACGCCCCCTGGGGTGTCATGGGTATGGCTGACCTCGGCATTGTCCGGTTGAATCCTAACCCGTGGATCGCGGAGCAGCTCCGCTGCTACATCAGAGGCCGCGGGAAAGTCGGCGTATAGATGGGGATGACGAAAGCGTGCGGCATATGCGGGAAGGTCTACTGGACCAAGAAGGGCCATACATGCAAGGACCGCCCGTAGATGGCTAACGTCAAAGCGATCAGGGTCGCGCTCGCAACCCGGCTATCCACCACCGGGCTGAACGTACACGCGATCGCACCCGGGCAGGTCATACCGCCATGCGCGGTCATAATCCCGAACCGGCCAGCGGTCAATTACGGCATCACGATGGACGGCGAAACCCAGGTCAATCTCCTCGCCGTCGTGCTGGTATCCGCCGCGAACGACGCTTCCGGCCAGGACGTAATCGACGACTACGTGTCCACGTCCGGTACTAAAAGCATCAACGCGGCGGTGCAGGCTGACCCGACCCTGGGCGGGGCGGTGGAGTTCACGGTCGTATTGCAGGTGATGACCTACGGACTCACCGAATACGCCGGCCAGCAATACATGGGATGCTCATTTCTGATCCAGGTTGGTGCGCACCTGTAAAAGATGCGCACCAACCTGGATCTATCCTGCCCATCCATTCCGTTCCCCACCCCAGCACTCCGGGCCGTGCCATGCCATGCCCCTCCAATGCAATTACTATCCTACCACACTTAGGACAGGATGATGCTTCCGTGCGCATACTAGTGGTACATCCAGGCCCAAATTTTTCTGTGGCTGATGTGCATGACGGTTGGTGTGAGGCGCTGCGGGAGCTTGGGTGTGAAGTTGCCAGTTTTAATTCTGATGATCGTATACAATTTTACGGTCATGCTTTGATTTCCACGGGGGACGTGGACGAGTCGGGGCACCCGCTGGTACGCCGGGCGATGAACGACGAGGACGCGCTGCGCATGGCGATGCAGGGCATCTCTCATGCGGCTTTCACGTTCTGGCCAGACGCGGTTATTTTCGTTTCCGGTTTCTTCGTCACCCCGGGGCTGATGGCCCTGCTTCAGCAGCGGCGGATGAAAGTTGTCCTGCTCGCCACCGAGTCGCCGTACCAGGAAAAGATGCAGCTGGAACGCGCGGAATGCAGCGACATCGTCTTGCTGAACGACCCGGTGAACATTGAGCAGTACCGGGAGCTAGGTGCCGTCGCGGAGTATGCGCCGCACGCGTACCGGCCTTCCGTGCATTACCCTCGCACGGGCCCTGTCAACGTGGACCTCGCGGCGGACCTGGCGTTCATCGGGACGGGGTTCCAGTCCCGCATCGACTTTTTCGAGCGGATGAACCTGGACGGCCTGGACGTGCTGCTGGGGGGCTGCTGGCCGGGGGCGTCGAAGTCTCCGCTGCGCAGGTTCATGGGCCATGACATTGACGACTGTGTCGACAACAGCGAAGTGGCCGAGGTGTACCGCAACGCGAAGTGCGGCATCAACTTTTACCGCCGCGAATACGACGACGCGGACGCTGACAGCACCGCCGTCCCGTGGGCGATGGGGCCCCGTGAGGTGGAACAAGCGGCGTGCGGGCTTTTCTACCTCCGCGATCCCCGCGCGGAGGGGGATTCGGTGCTGGACATGCTCCCTACGTTCTCCAGCCCGGAAGAGGCAGGGGATCAGATCCGCTGGTGGCTCGCCCACGATAGTGAACGGGAACAGGCGGCATACAAAGCGCGTGAGGCTATCGCTGACCGCACGTTCACCAGCAACGCGAAACGCCTGCTGGAACTCCTGGAACACTGAGTAGAAGGAGCACAGCAAATGTCACGTATCCACGGTCGTAACGGGATCGTTTACGTCGGGGTCACCGGTCCCGGTGGTGGTCTCGCTACCGGTACGGCTATCGCGTCGCCGATGGCGTTTCTGACTGACTGGTCTATCAACTTCGTGGTGAACAAGGTTGACGTGACCGCGATGGGTGACCCGAACCTGATCTGGGTCGCTGGCCTGCCCGACGCGTCGGGTGACTTCTCGGGGTTCTATGACACGGCCACGGCGCAGACGTATGTGGCTGCGACGGATGGTCTTTCGCGGAACATGTACCTGTACCCGTCGACTATCGGTGCGCAGGGCACCGCCCCCGGCCAGTACTTCTTCGGCGCGGTCCTGCCGGACTACTCGGTTGCTGGTGGTGTCTCCGCTGCGGTCAGCCTGAAGTCGACGTGGAATGCTGCAACGCCGATCATCCGCTACCCGTCTTCCGGTATCGCTGGTACCTGATCCGTAAGTGGCAGCGCCCCGGTAAGGGGCGCTGCCACGCCGCTGGGGAACGGCACCATTCATGCTACTCAGGCAAGGAGGTTCTGTCCCGGTGGACTACGAAGAGATGGACGACGCTGCGGAACGCGGCGCGATCGAGCTACAGCAGGCAACAGACCCGGAGCTGTCCGGGGAAGTCATCTCCCCGGCCAGGGTTATCACGCTGGCCGGGGAGTCTTTCCGCGTTTCGGAGAAGGTCGGGTTGATGCCGCTGCTGAAGTTCAGCCACGCGGCGAACCTGCGGACCGATGATGACCGGGCGTACGCGGCGATGTATGAGATCCTGCGGGACGTGATCCTGGAAGATGAGGATCCGTGCGGTAACTGCCCTGGCTGTAAGGAAGCGGGGAAAAGTGCCGCTGCCCGGGACTGCGCGTTCGCAGGTGAAGGTGACTGGGACAGGTTCCAGGATCATGCGGTGCGGTGCAAGGCTGATGCTGAGGAACTGATGGATGTGGTGGCCCAGGCGATCAAGCTGATCGCGGCGCGCCCTACCGAGTCGCCTTCCAGCTCCTCGGCTGGGCGGCAGAGCACTTCGCGGAAATCGACGGCGGTCAGATCTACAAGACAGGCCGCGGTATCACGTCGCTCACCCCGCGGCAAGCGTGCAACCTAGCCCTGGCGTGTATCACTAACCCGCTGGATGAGGAGCAGAAGAAGCAGTTCATGGACGAGCTGTACGCAGATCAGGGTGCGGAATCGACGGCGAAGGATCAGCTCCGCGAGCATATGGCTTCGCTGGGTGTCGAATGGGACGGGGAGGTCTGATGGGTGTACGCGTGAAGTTCAGCGAGGCTGAGATCCGCGCTTTCCTGAATGACCCTCTTGGCCCTGTCGCGCATCTGATGCAGGAGCTGGGTGGCCGGGCGGCGGTGTATGCCCGGGCGAAGGTCCGTAAGCGGGTGGTGGGGTCGCCGGGTAAGAGCGGGCGGCCGGGGACGTCGACCCCACCGGGTGGGACGGCCGCTTCGATCCATTCGTATCTGCATGCGATCGGTTCGGATACGCCGTGGTCTGAGGTGTCCGCGTCGGGTGCGGCGCAGTTCCTGGAGAGGGGCACGAAACCGCACGTCATCGAATCGTCTGGGGCCTGGTCGCTGTCGAATTACGCGACGGGGTATTTCGGGCCGCTCGTGCATCATCCTGGTGCGAGGCCGTACCCGTTCTTGATGGAGTCCTTGTGGGCTCTCCAGGGTCAGGTGTGACCTGTGGCTAGCCGTATCGGTGAGGTGTTCGTCTCGATTGAGGCGGACACGAAGATGTTCCGCAGCCAGGCGATCGCCGGTGTGACGAAGGCCCTGGCGGGGCTTGAGGGGAAAATCCCTGTCACCGCGGACACCACGCAGGCCCGCGGGCAGATAGCCGCGTTGAAAGCGCGGATGACTGACCTGAACAGGCAGCTCGCCGAGGTTAAGATCGGGGCGAACGGGAAACCCGCAGAGGCTACTATCCGCAAGTTGCAGCTGCAACTTAAGGGGCTAGCGGATACGGTCGCGAAAATCGCGATGGACGCGGACACCAGGAAGATAGACGCTGCGATCGCGAAGGAACGCGCGAACCTGGCGCAGCTGCGGGAGGACGCTTCGGGTCTGAAGATCGACGCGGACGCGAAGCAGGCCCTGTTGCAGATCGCGAGGCTGGAACAAAAAGCGTTCCACCTGCGCGCTTCGCTGGGTGACCCTGAAGGTCTGCCCCTGGACGTCGACAGGAACAAGGCTGAGAAGGAACTCGACGCTGTCCTCGCGCAGATCGCGCTGCTGAAGGGTTACGCGAGGAAAATCGTGGTGGGCGCCGACGCCAAGGCGCTGATAACGGCTATCGCGGTGTCTGAAGGGGCGATAGATCAGCTTAAACGTGAGGCCGCTGACCTGAAGCTGGGCGGGAAGGTCGACCTGGCGGGGCTAGCCGCGGCTGAGGGGCAGCTCCTCGGGCTGGAGGAGGCGTTTAAACGGCTCAACCCTGTGGTCGCGGCGACGAACAACAGGCTGATACAGGGGGCTGGGGCGTTCGGCCGGTTCGGTATCGGGGCGCTGACCGCCCGGGTGGCGCTGTTCGGGGGGCTGTCCGCCGTGTCGGGGTGGCATATCGCCCTGGATACCGTTATAGAAACCCTCGCCGTGATCATCCCGGCGCTGGTCACCGCAGCTGCGGGGCTGGCAGCGTTCGGTATCGCGGGGGCTGACGCGGCCCGCGCAGTGTTCAACAGGCTCCAGAACATTCACACGGTCTCCGACGCTTTGAACGCGACGATCCCGCCGATGACGGGGAACCTGGAGAAGCTTCACAACACGGTCCGGCCGCAGGTGTGGCAGCTGTACGGTGACGCGATCGCGATCGTAGGGACCAAGACCGGGCTTTTCAACAAGCTCGCCGTCGATACGGGCGCTTTCATCGACCGGCTGGCCGCTAAGATCACCGTCCTGGCTACGACTAGCGGTTCCGGCCTGTCGAACTTCCTGGCCGCGGGTAAGCGTGACCTGCAAGAGTTCGGCCGTATCGCCGTGTCGCTGGGTGACGCGTTCGGGAGACTGATCCGGGTCACCCAGCAGACCGGTATCGCTGAGGCTCTGCTGAGCATCGTCGGTGCCGCCGCGAGACTCTTCGACATTTTCACGAAACTGCCGTTGCCGATACTCGCGGTGGTCGTGGCTGTCCACGGGATCTGGTTGTGGTCAGGGCTGGCAACAACCGCGCTGATCGGGTTGCTGCGACCGCTGGAACAGCTCGCCGCGACGGCGGTGGGGACGAGACTGGCCGGGACCGCTGTGAAGGACCTGGCAGCGGCGGGCGGGGGGACGAAATTCGCTGTCCTCGGGGCGACGTTCCGCGACTTGGGTAACAACCTTAAGGCTCTCCCGGGCCGGGTGGTTGCTTTGGCGAAGTCTTTCGGGGGGCTGATCGCCGCTAACCCGTGGATCGCGATCGGGGTGGTCGCGGTCGCGGCGCTGACGGCTCTGTACCTGTGGCTGGGCCGGGGCAAGTCGGCGGTTGACAGGTTCAACGAGTCAATGGACCGGCTGGTCGCCCACGCGACCCCCCTGAATCTCATCAACACGCTCAGTAACGCCCTGTCGCAGACGACAGCGAAACTGTCGAATGAGACGGGCAAGCTCAGCGGCGCGCTGAAAACGTCCGGGGGTAACCTGGCCGCGTTGCAGATCGCGTTGCAGGCTAGCGGCATATCCAACGCGGCGCAGGACGTGCAGCGGCTAGCTGAGGAGCATAACAAGCTGGCGGGCCAGCTGACCCTGGTGACGGGCCGGCTAGCTGGTATCACGCACGCGTTCGGGACTGACGGGCTGTCCGGGGCGATGGCCCTGGCGGCGCTGGCCGGGGTGAAGGTCTCCGATTTCCTGGGGAACAGCAAGCAGTGGACGCAGGCACTTACTCAGATCAACGGTGTCGTTCAGGGTTACGCGAACATGGGGGTGGGCGCGACCCAGCTGGGCAGCGCGATCAACGTGCTGACTATCGCGCAGTCCGACCAGCTGAAGAACGTCCAGTCGCTGAACACGGCGTTTGACACCTTCGACAAGATCGTGGCGGGCCCCGTATCCGGGTTCTTGACGTTCGCGAACACGCTGAAACGGTTCAGCAACGACGCGGGTGTGGCGGGCGCGGCGATTTCCGGGCTGGGCACCGGCCTGACGGGTGTGTCCCGCAGGGTCACGGACGCGTCGTTGCAGCTGCAAACCGACTTCCAGGACACGTTCAACGCTGCGACGCAGATGGCTGACGCGTTCCGGCTGACCGGGACTGCTTCGTCTCAGCAGATCGCGGCGATCAAGGAAGTCGTGCAGGTGATGATCCCGATGGCCGGGACATCGAAGGTGGCCGCGGCGGAGATCTCTGCTCTGGCGCAGGAAGCGGGGGGTCCGGCCACCACGAACCTTCAGCTGCTATCTAAATGGGCGGGTAAAACGAAGGACCCGCTGGGTGCGGCTCAGAAGGCCGCCGCGGCAGCGGCGATCTCGTTCTCGAACATGTCCCTGGACGCGCAGAAGCTGGGTGCGACGCTGGCTCAGGACCTGTCGAAGGACATGGCGGTCGCGGTGGAGAACGCGGTCGGGTTGCAGGGCGCGATGAACGCGTACGCGAAATCTGTCATTCACGGGACGCAAGCAACAGCGGCCGGGCACGGGGCCCGCCAGACCCTGCTGAAAGACCTCGCAGACCTGGGTATCAAGGGGCCGCAGGCGACAGCGGTCCTGGACGCTATGGATCAGAGGCTTGGTTCTAAGCTGCCCGCAGCCGCGCATAGCGGGTCGCAGGCGCTGGTGGACACGGCGAACAAGATTGTCACCGCTGGCCGCGCCGCGAATGACAGCACCGGAAAGATCGCCGGGATGATCGCGAAGGTGCTGGGGATACCTAAGTCCGCGGCGTTCGAGCTGCTCATGACGGGTAAGGGTTCGTTTTCCCTGTCGGAGATCAACGCGGCGACAGGGAAGCAGAAGCAGGCCGCGGCGGGCTGGTATGTCACCGGGGGTACGCCCGGTAAGGATAGTGTCGCGGCGATGCTGATGCCCGGTGAGGTGGTCGTCCCGACGAAGATGGTCAACGCCGGTGCGGTTGATCACCTGCGGGGGATGCTACCCGGGTTCTCAGGTGGTGGCCTGGTCCAGGCCGGTGACCGGACCGTGCTTTCCGGCCAGTACGCGGTGAATAAGTACCACCAGTTCAGCACCACGATGCAAGCGTCGATGGTGTCGATGATGCGGGCCGCGCTGAAAGCCGCCGAGGCCGCCGCGGTGAAGGCCGCGGCTGCCGCGGCTGCTTCAGGGGGTGTGTCCGGTGCTGGGCCTACCGGCGGGGATGCGGCAGCCAACCTGGCCATAGCCAGGAGCATGTTCCCGTGGCCTTCGTCGATGTGGCCGTCGTTCAACACCCTGGAAATGCACGAGGCCGGATACAACCGGTTCGCGCGGAACCCCTCCTCGGGTGCGTACGGCATCCCGCAGGCGCTGCCCCCGACGAAGATGCCGTTCGCCGCGCAGGCTGCTGGAGGGTCGCACGCAGGCCCGCAGCTGTCCTGGATGTACGCGTACATCGCGCAGCGGTACGGCAACCCGGTGAACGCGTGGAACCAGTATTACGCGCACCCTGGCGGTGTCGGATATTACGGTTCGGGTGGCATGGTCCCCGGGTACGCTGCCGGCGGGTCGGTCGCGTCACGCGGGTCCGCGTATCTGAGGGCATGGCAGTCTAAGCGTGGGGGCGGGTTCGGCGCCGCGTGGGGTCCGGTCGTGGTGAACCAGCAGATAGCAGCGATGCAAGCAGCGGTCAGCCGGGCCAAGGCGCTGGCCGGGGCTAAGGGACTATCCTCCGGGCAGCACAAGTTCTGGGCCGCGACAGCCGCGGATGAGACCCGCCGTCTGGGTGTGCTGGGCAGCGAGCTGACCGTTGAACGTGCGTGGCGCGGCCAGCTGGGCGTGAACGAACTCGGCCTGGACAAGGAGATCCGCGCGGCTGGCAGCCTGAAATCCCTGGCCGGGCCGGTGAAGGGCTGGAAAGCGCAACTAGGCAGGGACAAGGCAACCGTCAACGCTATCTCCAAGATGCTCGGCTACTCGAACGCGTTCATCGCGGCGCACCCCGGGGTGACTCCCCCGCCCCCCGGCCCGGTGCTACCCCCGGTGACCCACACGTACGGTGGTGACGTCGCCGGGAACCTGGGGGCTTTCATCTCCTCGGTGGCACCGTTCATGCTGGGCGGGATGGTCAATTATGACCGGGGCGGATGGCTGAAACCCGGTTTGACGATGGCGTACAACGGGACCGGGCGGAATGAGGCGGTCAGCGCTTCAGGTGGCCCCACCGTCACGTTCGAGATCACCCCGTCGGGGAACGCGTTCGACGCGTTCCTGATCTCGTGGCTGAAGAAAAACGTCAAGGTCAAGGGCGGCGGATCGGTCCAGCGCGCCTGGGGCAGTCACTTACAGGAAAGGTGAGCCGTTAGATGCCAGCCACCAATGCCCCCGCGCAGCTCGCTTCCGGTGCGGGTACCGCCCTCCAGTCGACGGTGTCGACCACGGCTGTGCTGGCTCAGCTGGCTACCGCGTCGGGGCTGGCGGGGATCCCGGGTACTACTGTCACAGCGTCGACGTTCCCCGCGCAGCGGCTTGGGCTGCGGGTTGACCTGCTGCTGGGCGGTGTGTGGACGGACGTCACCCAGTACGTGTACCAGCGGAACCCGGTGCAGATCACGGGGATGGGACGGGCGGACTGGACGTCGACAATCCAGCCCGCGCAGCTGACTTTGACCCTGAACGACCGGGACGGCCGGTTCACCCCGAAAAACAGCGCCGGGGCGTATTTCCCGAACATCACTAGGAACACGCAGATCAGGGTATTCCTGTCGGCCACGTCGACGGCGGGTCAGAACTATGCCGGTTTCCGGTTCTGGGGTGAAGTGTCAGAGTGGCCACCCCGGTGGGACCCGTCCGGCCGGGACGTGTCCGTGGACGTGGTCGCGTCGGGGATCTGGCGGCGCATCTCCCAGCAGCTGACCACGATAGGTTCTGCGTTCCGCCGGTACGTGGACAACCTGACGGGCCCTGCGGTGCAGGCGTACTGGCCGTGCGAGGACGGGACAGGGTCGGGGCAGCTGGTACCGTTCGGGTCACCGGCTGGCACAGCAAACGCGTTGCAGCAGTTCGTGGGGGGGCAGGCGGGACTGTCGCTGGCGTCGAGTGAGTCGTTCCACGGCAGCGACGCGATCCCGGTCCTTAACGGGGCTTCTATCATCGCGACTGTCCCTGCCGGTGGGACACCGACGAATAACGTGACCCGGTTCCTGCTTACCGTGCCCCCTGCGGGTGATTCAGGTTCTGGGACCACGAACTGGAACCTGGTCGAGATCGACTCCCCGTCGGGGACGGTGCGGAAGTTCGAGCTGTACCTGAACGCGGCCGGGACCCTGCAAATGCAGGGGGTGAACTCCGGTGGGGCGGTGGTGTTCTCCGGGACGACCACGACGAACGTCAAAGGCGCATCGTACCTGGTGTCCATGGAACTTGTCCCTTCCGGTGGTAACATCAACTTCGCGCTCAGGATTATCCAGCAGGGAGCCTCCGGTATCACCGAGTCGGTGACGGGCACGCTGACCACCGCGACGATCGCCGCGGTCACCCGGATTCAGGTTTCGCGTGCGTTCGCGCTGATGGACACGGCGTTCGGGCATCTCCACGTCAACTACGGTGCCCCCACGTCGATGGTCGCGGCTGCTACAGCCCTGAACGGGTATGTGGGTGAGAAGGCGCTGGACAGGTTCACCCGCGTCTGCGCCGAGCAGGGCATAGCAACGGAGACGATCGGGACCAGTTCCGCGTCAGCTTCGCTGGGGCCCCAGCTGGACGACACGATCTCCAACGTGCTCCAGTCGATTGAGGACACCGACTGCGGGCTGCTGTATGAGACGAAAGACCAGTTCGGCCTGGGGTACCGGACGAACGCGTCGATGGCGAACCAGGTCGTGTCGGTCACGTTCAACTACACCGCGGCGGTCATCGACGCGTCCCTCGCCCCGGCGTATGACGACCAGATGACCCGGAACAATATCACGATCACGAACTGGACGGGGTACACGCAGCAGGCTATTTTGACGGCCGGTGCGATGTCGATATTGAACCCGCCAAACGGTATCGGGAACGGTTACGGGTACACGCGCAGCGTCAACGCGGCGGTTGACACGCAATGCCCTGGCATAGCTAATTTCCTCCTGAACGTCGGGGCTGTCGACGAGGTCCGGTTCCCGGTCGTGTCCGTCAAGATGATCAGGTCGACGTCAGCGACCCTGTTCTCCACCCTCCCGAACCTTGACCTGGGTGACTACTTCCAGATCACGAACCCCCCGTCGTTCCTGACCAGCACGGTCATCAAGCAGCTGGTGTGGGGTTACAACGAGACGTTGAACGCGAAGGAGTGGACGTTCGCGTTCAACGCAGTCCCCGAAACCCCGTGGGAGACCGGTTTCAACCCGGGGACCATCCAGACCGCGCAGATCCCCGGTGGGAGCCCCGTCTCCTCCCAGGCGCAGGGCTCGCTGGGCCTGGCCGGGCTGATCGCGAACGGGTCGATCACCCCGTCGATGCTGAACCAGGGGATCACCATCCACACCCTGGGCGGGAACGCCGTTACGATCTCCGTGAACGCCCCCGCCAACCCGAACTTGAACGACATCTGGATCAACTCGGCCACCGGCCTGATCTCCCAGTGGAACGGGTCGGCGTGGAACCCGATCACGTTCAACGCGACGAACACGATCCAGGCGGGGACGATCATATCTTCGCTGATCGCGGCGGGCACCATCGTCGCGTCCAACATCGCCACTGGCACGCTCACCGCGTCGCTGATCGCCGCCGGGCAGGTCTACGCCGGGTTCGTCGACGCGACGATCATCCAGGCGGCGGAATTCCTGTCGGTCAGCACCGACACGCTCCCCGACTACCTGGCCTACACCGGTTCGGTCGGGGCGGGGAACCTGATTACGTCGATCGCCCCGGTCGCGGGCACGGACACGGTCGGGAACAATTACCCGGTCGGGATCATGGGTCAGCAGCTCACCCTGGTCAGCCAGTCCGGCGCACCCGCGGCGCTGTCCGGGGCCAGCCAGCTGTATACCAGCTCGCAGGGTAGGCTCCGGTACCTGTCCAGCGCCGGGAACGACCTGATCATCGACCGGTGCGTGGTCGACCTGACGAACTTCACGATGAACACGCAGACGATCCCGCACATCCTGTCGAGCACCCTGAACTACGTGGCGAATGAGGCCATCGCCGGGTCCGAGTTTGAGCTTGAATGCGACGGGACGTATACGACCCCGGCTGGAACGTCGGCCACCTTCACACTGGACCTTTTCCTTGACGGTGTGGCGTTCAGCGGTACGTCTTCTGTCACGGTCGGGACGGTCATCAACCAGACGGGACTGACCTACGCGTTCTGCCTGCGGCTCCGCGCCACCGTCCAGACGACCGGGGCCGGTGGGACCGTAAACTGCGCGCTAGACGGCGGGGTCACACGGAAAGGCGTCAACATCGGCGGTATCGCCAACCAGTTCGCGACCATCAACAACGTGGCCGTCAACTGCGCGTTCGACACGACCGCCAGCCACTCCATCGCGATGTACTGCAACTGGTCCAGCACTGTCGGTACCGGACACTCCGCGATCGTGTACCGTACGAGGAAAACGAGGAGGAACTGAATGACCGTAGGTGTCACTACGAGCAGCGACCAGGCCAACAACATCCTCACCAGCGTCGCGAAGGGGATGCAGGCCGACATGTCGGCTGTCGTGAAGCTGTGGAACTGGATCGCTACGCTCGGCGCGGACCAGGCGGCGCAGACCGCGGCGCTGGTAACGCTCGGGTTCTCCTCCGCTGACGCGGCGACGTTCTGGACGAAGTCGAACAACCTGTTCGCGGTCGCTCAGGTGTACTACGGGGTGGGTACGCAGCCCGCGACGTTCAACTTCGATTCCGCGCTGGCTGGTGTCCGCGGCCCCGCCTAAAATTTCGTTACACCGCCGTGACTGCTGGTCCCTGATAATAAAAGCATGACCGACCCGGGACAAAGCCCACCGCCGGGGCAAGGCTGGTGGGTGACGCAGGACCCCACCGAGCTGACCAACAACGCAGTCTCCCAGGCCAAGGATGACCTGCGCCGCGAACTGGTTTCCGTCAAAGAAATCCTGGAAGCCCGGATCGGCCGCAACGAGGTCACCATCCGCGAAGGTGCCACCCAGCGGCAGATCGACATCGCGAACTCAGTCAACTCCCTGGAAGCGCTACTGACCCAGCGGATCGCCGGGCTTGAGAAGATCATGAAGATCCTGGATGGCGTGATCAACCAGGGCCCTGAGCAGTCCGACGCGCTGCGGGAACGGCTCCAGACAGACATCAAGATCGCCGTCGAAGGGCTGCGTCAGCTCCACGAGGAGCGGTTCAACGCGATCCAGCAGCAGTTCACCGAACGGGACACGCGAGGCGAGCAAGACAAGAAGTCCAGCAAGGAGGCTCTGGACGCTGCGCTCCTCGCCCAGAAAGAATCCGTGTCCCAGCAGAACGACGCGAACACCACCGCCGCGACGAAGACGGAGACGAACTTCACCAAGCAGATCGACCTGGTGGGGACGCAGATCACCGCGCTGGATAAGAGTCTCACCGACCGGATCAGTGAACTGAAAGAACGCATCGACCGGGGTGAGGGCTCAGACAGGGGACACACGGAGGCGCGCACCGACCAGCGGCTGTCTCAGAACGCGGTCGTGTCGATCGTCGTAGCGCTTATCGTCGCTACCGGGGTGATTGTCTCTATCATTACCCTCGTGCACGGGTTATGATGCGCCCATGGTAGAGACCAAGGTCAAGGCGGGGGCTGTTGCAGGGGGCGTGACGGGGCTGGTCGTGTGGGCGCTTGTATCGTACATCCCGGCGTTCCATAACGGGGTCCCGCAGCCGGTCCTGGACGTGCTTCCGTTCGCGCTCGCCTGGATCGGTCACACCGTGGCCGCATACATGGCCCCGCACACTTCCCGTCCGGGACTGAGACCTCGTGTCAACACCCCGGACGTGACAGGGGTGACCGGCGGACCACTCAGCGGGTTGCGTTAGTACTCGAAAAAAGGGCTGCCCCTGGGCTCCCTGAAAATACCCCGCAGCGTTGCGCTGCGGGGTATTTTCTCGTCTTGTAACCGAACCGCGGCGATTCACCCAGACGGCTGACCTGCGTGAATCGTGGACTATCGGGTGAATCAGGAAGACTCATCACGAAACGGTGACAGCGAGGGGAGCGCTGGTCTACGTTTCAGCGAGGTACCTTTCCCGAAAGGAAAACCTCACCGATGAAACGTATGCTGGCGGGTGCACTCGCCCTCGCTTTCACCACTGTTAGCACGTTTACCCTGATCCCGGCCGCGTATGCGTCGCCCGCGGCGGTAGCTGTGCGACCTGCACCGGACACTGTCGGCTTGCGGCTGGCAGTCGCTGCGCTGCCCGTCCACGCGGGACTCCCCGTACAGCACACCGTCCGGGCGGGGGACACCCTCGCTGGCCTGGCCGTACAGTACTGCCATGGGGTCGCGAACGACTGGACCGGGTTCTACCACCAGAACGAGAAGACCATCGGGCGCAACCCGAACCTGATCTTCCCCGGCCAGGTCCTGAACCTGACCCGGTGCACCGACCCCCCGAAGCTGCTCCACCTCGGGTCCACCTACCATGCCCCGCATGCCGCTGTACGGCACGCTGTGACCCGCAACGGGAAGGTGTGGGGTATCACGTACGGCTACCCCAACGAGTGCGGTGACAACGACAGGGACGGCTGGGACGTGCCGTGCCACGCCGCTGCCCACGCGGTAGCCCGACAGTCCAGTGTCCGCCGGTCCGCGGTGACCGGTTCGCTGCACTACTCCTACGCGGGGCTGGAAGCCCTGTGGATCAGCGCTGGCGGCCCCGCATGGGCGGCGGCGCACGCCGCGGAGATCGCCGAATGCGAATCAGGCGGGAACGTCTACGCATACAACCCCTCCGGGGCGACCTCGCTTTGGCAAATTTTGGGCCAGGTGGTGCCGGGCAACCTCTACAACCCGTACGTCAACGCCCTCAACGCCGTCGCGAAGTTCAAGGCGTCCGGTGACACCTTCGCCCAGTGGGTGTGCAAGTGACGCGCCGGCTGCTGGCTGTCGCGGCGATACTGGGTGGGCTGCTGTTCGCCACCCCGGCACTGGCCCCGCCAGCCCACGCGGCCACGTCGCATGCGATGGTGCTGGGCGGTTCGCATGCGGGGAACGTGGCGTTGAACTGGGCCACGGCCAACGCTTACGGCCACTGGTATGCGTGGGGTGGCACCGGGCCGTCTTACGACTGTTCCGGCCTGGTGATGGTCGCGTTCGCCCACGCGGGGATCTCCCTGCCGCATTCGACGTATTCGATGCTGGCGTCCGGGCACCTGCACCGCGTGTATGCCCCGCAGCGTGGAGATTTGGCGTTCTACGGGTCGGGTCACGTGGAGCTGGTGACCGCGTGGTGGCATCAGACTTTCGGTGCGCACTCCACCGGGCAGCAGATCGGGTGGATAGGCTGGTGGGGTGGAGGGCCCACCATGTTCTTCCGCGTCTGGTAGGGTGAACCCTGTACAGCGCGACCTCTGACACAGTGAAGCCCCGCCGGTGTTCCCACCGGCGGGGCTTCGTTGTGTCGTGGGCTAGGTGTTGACCCATCCCCAGCAGGTCGCCCCCGAGGTGTTCGGGGAGGTGAACGCCTGCTTGCCTACGTTCCCTCCGGACGCGAGGCTGGACAGCCCGCCGTAGGCGTCTGACCAGTACCGGCTTTCCGCGAAGAACTTCGGGCTCTGACAGCTGGAGTTACCCGCCTGCGCGTAGATCGTGCCCCAGCCGCCGAAGTTACCGAAACTATCGGGGCAGGCTTCCTCCGTCGAGCCGACAGTTGAGGACGTTGAACCGACGCACAGGCCGTCCCTGCCAGAGGCGATCTCGAAGATCACCGCGCCGTTCATCTGCGAGTCCAGGCTGCTGTTGTTGAACGGGCACGGGCCGTACGGGGCGGCTGCGTGGACGTGCCCGTCGTGGCACATGAACACGATCTGCTGGAAGTTGTAGGCGTCGTTGGCTACCCCGCCGTTGTACATCTTGACTGGCAGGTCGGTGCCGCCGCCACCCCAGGCGTTGAGGCAGTACCCGGTGCCGCCGTTCCCGCAGATCGACGGTGTCGAGGCGTGGGCAGCTGGGCTGGACAGCGCCAGGCCGGCGAACGCTACCAGGGCCGCCGCGGTTACCAGAATACGTTTCCTGAATCTCATGCGTGAACCTTTCCTAGTCGATGCCGGGCATGGCGATGATCAGCGCGGCGATGAGCAGGCAGAAGCCGGCGATGGCGAGGAACGCGCAGAGCACGTAGGCCACGCCGGCTGCCGCCTGCCGTTTCGTCATGCGCCGTTCTGTCCCCAGAACTGGCCGGTGTGATGAAGGTTGTTGGCGAAGATCACCTGGACGCGAGCGCCCTTGACGCCAATCGAGCCGTTGTTGGCGGGGTCGGTCATCACGTAGCCGTGGATCACCTCGGTGAACTGAACCGCCGTGAAGTCACCAGACGCCACAGGCGAGGTGAAAGTCTGGAACGGGTTGAACTGGGTGGTGTTATTGCTGCACACGCGAAGCTGCGCGGCAGCGTGCCCGTTCGGGTTGACCGTCGAGACGCAAAGCCCGGAGTCCACGCCATTGGGCGCGTAGCGGATAGCCACGCTGCCAGCGGGAGGAGTGGTGACCCCGGCCGTGAAGCCGCCAACCGTGTACTTAGAGGTCGCTCCCGGTGCGACGATCTGGACCATGAAATCCTCGGCCTTGTCATGGTTGCTGCGGGTGAAGACGATCAGGCTGTTGCCGCTGACCGCTGCGCCGCCTTGCACGTCGAGGTCGGGCAGTCCCGGCACCTCAGTGTTCCAGGACCCGCAGGCGTTCCCCGCCACTGCGGTACAGCCAGGTGTAGCAGCGCTGGCACTCAGGGCGTAACCACCCAGCGCGACAGCGGTAGCAGCAGCGACCAGGAGGCCGCGCCGTAGAGAAGTAAACATGTATGCCCTTCTGTTTCCGCCAGCATTGAACGTACCCCGGTCACACTACACCAGTGGTACGGGGCTGGCCACGGTGTCAGGTCACGATGTCCTGACGGTTACTGTGGGCGTTCCGGTATTCCAGGCACGCCTCGCTGTTGGCCTGGGAGCATGGCAGGCACCGGCACGCCCAGTTGGTGTACCCGCCCCTGGTCCCGTGCGGGACGGCGGGGTCACCCGCCGCGGTGCGTGCTTTGCGGGCAGCGCGGGAGGTACGGGACCGGGCGGAGTTAGCCGCCCGGCACTGTTCGCACCGGCACTTGTGCCAGTTGTAGCCTTGCACGCCGTGGGCGAAATCCGGCTTAGCCATTCCATTCCTGCCATTCCAGTCCATGCCCAGCCCAGCCATTCCTAGCCCGTCCTAACCGGTCCTGCCGCCCGATCCATAACGATACAAATTCTGAATCCTGATCAGGGCTCCCTGGATTTCACGGGCGCGGACAGCGAACTGGTCCCTTTCCATCCCACCCCAGTCCCCTGCCAGGATGGCGCGTTCCGCGGCGAGAACGTCACCCCGCGCGCAGCCCAGCCGGTCCCACGCGGTACGCGCAACCGGGGGTGGAACCTGGATGAGACGGCCGGTGAGCACGGTCCGCTCCGCGACCGCTTCCTTGACCGCGACGTCGACCCGGCGGATCTCACCGGAATCGACCCGGCGCATCGTGTCGGGTGCCTCGGGGATCCTGGCTTGCTGGAACCGTTCCAGTGTAGCCGGGGTGATCGCACCGACCTTTCGCGCGGCGATTCGCGCCCATGGTGCGACCGTCGAGCGGATATCCAGGTTGGGGTCGTCGGGGCCTGCTTCGGCTTTGGCGGCGTCGACGAAACCGAACCGTTCAGCGGCCAGCGCGATCTGGGGGACGGACAGGTGCCGCCTCGCAGCGTTCGCGGACCAGACGAAGTTTCTGGCTGCGGCTTCGTCTCCGTCGAATTCGGTGAGCTGCACGGGTACGCCGACGACCGAAGCTACGGCGAGCCGGTTGCGTCCGTCAAGGACTTGTCCCTGGAACATGATCAGGGGTTCGAGGACGCCGTGTTCGCGCACGTCGTCTATCAGCCGGTCCATGTCGCCCAGTGCGATCACGGGAATCAGCCGTGCGAGCCCGTGGACGGTTAGCTGTCGTTCTTCGTAGTTGCCGTCGCTTGTTTTGACGGTGACCTTCGTGGCGTTTTCCCCGGAGGTGAGCGCGGTGACGGCCCTGCGGTCTTCTCGTTCTATGGTCTCGTTCATTGTACCTCTAGTGTATCACGAAGGTCTGGTGAATATAGCACGCACGGACATTTCGTAGTCCGTTCGGTGGTCAGGCAAACTGTTCGCTTAGTCTCCGAACGGTTCAGGTCATGCTCGACCGCAGGATGGCCGCACGAGCACAAGATCATCCACCGCCGAACTTCTGCCGGGGCACGCGGCCCACCCCGACAGTAGCCCTGCGGGTCACTCCTATCCTGCCGTTCCATGCCCAGCCCGTCCGTTCCATTCCACGCCCGACCTATCCTGCCCGTCCGATCCGCGCCACGCCAGGCCATGCCATGCCACGACAGTCCGCTCCGCTCCTGCCGTTCCCATCCGATCCCAGCCAAGCCAAGCCTTGCCGGTCCGGTCCAGTCCAATGCTGCCATGCCCTACCGGGCCATGCCATGCCCATCCGTGCCGATCCCCGGCCCGCCAAGCCCCACCTGTCCTGCCACGCCATTCCCAGCCACGCCATGCCAAGCCCGGCCCTGCCAATCCACTCCTGCCAGTCCTTGCCAATGCCAGCCACGCCACGTCGTACCCGTCCGGTCCTGCCACTCCGAGCCGTGCCAATCCCTGCCGCTCCGAGCCGTTCCTTGCCGGCCCATGCCACGCCTAGCCCGTCCAAGCCTAACCTGCCCGTCCGAACCCCTACGATCCCTGCCACTGCCCTGCTCTCCAATCCAGTCCAGTCCAGTCCTGCCGGTCCAGTCCATGCCACGCCCCGCCCCGCCATTGCACGGCTTGCCTCTCCACTGCTGCCCTGCCAATCCGGTCCCGTCCCAGCCCCTCCTTGCCTACCCAGGCCGATCCATGCCTATCCTGCCCAGCCGCTCCGATCCAGGCCATGCCCTGCCGTTCCGCTCCTGCCTAGCCCATCCTCGCCGCTGCAATCCGGTCCCTGCCGAGCCCTTCCGCGACTGCCGGTCCTGTCCAATGCTCGCCCGGCCCCGCCGTACCCAGCCATTCCTGCCATTCCATTCCAGGACATGCCCCTCCTGGCCATGCCGGTCCTGTCCTGCCAATCCAGTCCGTTCCATGCCATTCCCTGCCGCTGCCTGCCGGTGCGCTCCTTGCCGCTCCTGTCCCGACCGTTCCTCTCCTGCCTCTCCGTGCCATGCCGCGCCAGCCCCCTGCTCTCCGATCCTGTCCTGCCCAGCCAATCCATGCCCGTCCGCGCCGAGCCTAGCCGCGCCGCGCCCGGCCCCACCGTTCCTGCCACTCCATTCCCTACCGCGCCGTTCCCGTCCCAGCCATTCCACACCGGTCCTGCCACTCCATTGCGTTCCCCGCCAGTGCAGGCCATACCGAGCCCCGCCTGGCCGGGCCTTGCCTACCCTGACCACTGCGATCCGATACTGCCAGTCCCAGCCAATCCATGCCACTCCGAAACGCTCCCCGCCTGGCCGCGCCGAGCCTATCCTGCCAATCCACTCCGTGCCCTGCCGTTCCTTGCCACGACAGTCCCTGCCCCTCCACTCCCCTTACCGACCAGGTTCCGGCCGAGTTTCCCCGGCCGGAACCTGGTGGTCTAATTTCCGGCGGTGCTGCGCAACTTGTGCAACCGCGCCAGCTCGCCAGTGACGCTGGCTACTTTTGCGGAGAAGTTGCGTGCTTGCGTGGCGAGATCTTCGGACAGCGCCGCTTCCTTGTCAGCATCGGCTGCGATATTCGGCAACGAGTCATAAACTCGTTGCGTGTCGCCGACGCGTGCTGGCACGGCGTGAAACCATCTCACTTCGGGTGCGTCGACACGCCTGGTTGCGATCTCGATATCACCGGAAATCCGGTTGGTGACCTCGGTGATTTCGACGTCGACCTGAATCACGGAACTCCAGGCGCTCCGAACACCGCGTACCACTGCTTCGTGGAGTGCTTCTTTCTCGGTTGCCGGTGCGAACGCCCGGTGCGCCTTGTACTTGGTAGGCCAGCGGAGGACCATTTCCGCGGCTTCCTCCGTGGTGGCGAGGCGGCCCAGGTGGTCTTCCATCTGTTCCTTCTCACGCACCACATCCTCGGCGTGGACGCCACCCGGGACACGCGCACCCGATTTGAACGCCCACTGCTGTTCGACGGTGATGGTCGCCATTTTAGGCCGACTCCCATTCCTTCCGGGTGATGACACGAAACTGGCCGTATGTGCCAGTCGCGCTTTTCGGTGCGGATGGACGCCATTCTCCGACACCGCCACGACCGGCGGCGTCAGCTAGCGCGATGACGGATTCGGGGGCGATCTTCGCGGGCATGAACCGCACGTTGAGTACGGCTTTCCACGGGAAGAACTGATTCCTGTACCGGAGGTCCGGGTTTCCGTTGTCGTTGCGCGGGGTGTCTTCCCGCATTTCCCCAGGGCCGGAGATAATCGGGACGAGCAGGTCGCGTGCTGGCGCGTCGCCCTTGGCTTCGCTGACGACCCCGTCGACGAAGAACAGCAATTTTGCTGTCGTCATGGGGAGGCCGTCGAAGAACCGGCAGGCTCCGACCATGGCGGCCTTGAATGAGACGCTGGGGATGCCGGGGATCGTCTCGGCGACGTCGACCCAGTATGTTGCCGCGTGGGCGTTTTCTTCGGCGTTCTTGGGTTCGCGGGGCGGCTTAATTGCCCCGGACTGGGCGATCCGCATCTGGTTGAGCGCCTTTTCCGACCATTTATGAATAATAAGTGGCGTAGCCCCGGCGATGTGGATTTGGGCGACTTCTTCTGCCAGCCTGGTGAGCTGGACTGGTCCGCCTGTGGTGGTCTTGCGTGGTGGCATGGTGCGTTGTTCCTTTCATGCCCTCGTCCGTTGACTATACCTCTACTGTAGCATGCGGTGCGGCTAGTGTCCAATCCATTCCGTTCCCAGCCCAGCCACACCTAGCCCAGCCGTGCCCTGCCAATCCTGTCCTGCCGCTCCGATCCGCTGCTATCCCGGCCGCTGCGATGCCTGCCGCGCCCAGCCTTTCCCTTCCGGTCCGTTTGCTGTACCCACAGCGTACCACAACCGTCCAGGCTAGGGGACCAGTACATGATTCGTGGGCACCTCACACCGCACACACCACAACCACTTCAAATGCCCCGTCAGCTTCCTCCGGCTAGCCAGCCGCTGTATCAACGCCGTGTACCCGCAATCAGGACACCGGTACGCTTCCAGCTCCGTCCTAGGCCGCCTCATCCTTTCCCTTTCCCGCGCCTACCGCGTACCACGGTGATCTTCTCCACGGTCCGCATAGCTTCCGGCCCCGGGGTCTCGATGTCGGCCTTGCCGTGCGCCGCGGCTTCCGCACCGGAACCAAACACCGACACGTCCGTGGTGTACGACAGGACCGCTGGCATGTCCACGTCGCGGGCCATGCGTATCGCCAGGTTGTGCTGCATGTCGTGGGCGGCTACCCAACCTGAACACAGGTGCCCGTCAGCCTGGTGACACATGAACACGCCGAACGCCCCGGCCATCGCCTGCTCACCCGTGTCCCCGTCGTAGCGGGGTAGCTTGTCATATTCTTCCGCGGCCCACACACCGGACGGCACGTCTCTACGGTACGGACACGACGCGCACGGCCGGGGCCGGGGGACAGTCTGACCGTTCATCAGCTTGCCCTTTCCTGCGCGACGGTACGGCCGACGGCGGCCCAGCTAGTGATCCGGTCTGTGACGGTTTCGTTCATGATCTCGTCCCAGTGGTCGTGCAGGGCGGTGAGCTGGTCGGGGGTGAGACCGTCGAGGAACCCGGCGAACAGCAGCCGAAGCCGGGTTTCGACGGAATGTCCAGCTAGTGGTTCAACGGGTGCTTCGCGGGCTGGGCGTGCCAGTTCTACGCACATCGGGCAGGTGACGGTCACGGGGTGACCGTGGATCATGTCAGGTACCGGCCGGGCGGCGTCGGCGGCGTGGGTTTCGCGGAGGGCCGCTTCTCTTTGCCGTCTTTGCGCCCGCAGTAGCCGGTCCCGTTCTCTGCGCTGGTCTCCTGTCATGCCTCCTCTGCTGGCGGGTTGTGTCCTACCGTCCAGCCCGGTTACTCTGAGTGACTGTTCAGGTTCCTGAACAGTCGGCCGGGGTCGCCGGTCGATCGTCGTAGGGTCACCCTCCGGGGGTGCGGTTGACAGGTCGGCAATGTCGTTGTTGACGGTCGCGACGGACGCGCCGGTCTCCGCGGCGATGGCGCGTTGGGACAGTCCGGTTCCTCGGAGCATGGACACGATGACCTGCCGGGCTTTGATGGCGGTGTCGCCGTGGCCGAACTCCCCGACCGTGTAACTCTGCCAGGAGTCATAGCCGAGGACGCGCCAGTCTTTCGCGTCCCACGACTGTTGGACGAGGGCGGCGAGGTCGTTCATCGCCCCGACGATTTTCCCGGCGCGTTGCCGGGCTTGCTGGACTTTCGGGTCGTCACTGCGCAGCGTCTTGTAGGTGGCCATAGGTCTATTGTACCACAGGTGTACGCTTAGCGTCCCAGGTCGGTTAATTGCTTCGCACAAGCAAAGCAAATACTATTGGCACCTCACATACGCTCGGCCCGGCCATACGGAATCGTTGCGGCAGGTGCCGGAGACCCCAGCAGGGACACGCCCGGAGGCATCACCAACCCCGGAGCGTCCAACTCTGGCCGCCCCAGCACCGCTTCACACATCTCCGCATAAGTGAATTCCCCCAGCTCACACCAAGCCGGGTCATCCTGACCCAACCACAACTCCGCCGCGAACCGGTCCGTATCCGCGACCACCGGCAGGCCAGCCAGATACCCCGCCCGCGCCCACCAGAAATTCCCCGTGAAATGCGGCTGTGTCCCCAGGCTCCAGAAACAGCCTGCCACGTCGTGGTCCGTCAGCGCGGCGACGGCTCCACGCCATCGCCGTACCACACCTGATGTCATAGCGTCCCGGTGTACCGCCGTGATCGGTGACAGGTTGTATGCACCCTTAGAATGCGCGTACAGCACTGGGGTGGCCGGATCCGCTGTAGCCACCCATTCCCGCAACCGCCGCAACGTCACCTGCTCGTACCCGGCGTCGGCTTCGGTGAACTCAACCGAATCAGCCACGGCAGCCTTACGCCACCAGCCCCGCGCGGCCTTACGTCGTTCCGCCGAACCCACAACCCCGACCGCGAACACGTCCGGGCGCAAACCGGCCGCACCCATAGCCATCACATGCGCGGCAGCGGGGCGTTCCCATTCGCCGTCGACCCACGTGTGGTAGAAGTGGGCGATCATCACAGCTCAGGCGCTTGCCACCCAGGCGGTAACCGTGATGCTCGTCACCCCGGAGTCTAGGAGTAGGTTAGCGCGGACGTACCGGGCGGGGAAGGTGACCACGCCGACGAAGTGAATGTTGACGTCTTCGTTGAGGGTCTGGCTCTGCAATGCCACGAAGTTTACGTTGTCAAGTGAGGCTTCCAGCCTGATCGTCCAGTTTCCTGTACCGGCAAAGTCGGTTATCTGGGCTGTCAGCGAATGCAGCGCGAGGGTGTCTTGCAGGTCGTTCACAGCTCCGGGACCTGCGGCTGTCGCCGCGGTGAGGGACTCGAACGGGAGGTTTCCTTTGGCCATGTCACCAGCATACCCCTTCACAGGTGTACGCTTAGCGTCCCAGGTCAGGTAGTTGCTTCGCACAAGGCAAGTAAGGCCCCCCGCCGCCCCCGTCAGTCGATCTTTTTGATAACGGCTGACATTACACCGTCGTAGTCGGTGCCGAAGCCTGTTACCGTTCCCTGGAACGGTCCGTGACCGTGTTTCACGGCACTGAGCCAGTTCTCGGGAAGCAGTACACGGTCACCGATCGCGAGCGGCTCGCCTGGCCATGTGTAGGCGTAACCACCATCCACTCGCACGATCTGCTCGTCACTGCTGGTTCTTTCTCTGAATCCCGGTGCCTTGTATGGCTCCACAGGATGGTTTTTTACTTCCAGGAGCGACTCGATCAATTCATCGAGGTCATCTGGTTTGACCCAGATCGGACTTCCGGGCTTTGTTTCTATACCGACCTCGCCTCCCTTTTCATTACGGTATGTCTCACCATTACTGGATGTGAAGGTGTGACGAACTTGCCATACACGCACCATCTTTTTTTCCTCCAGATCCGGGGGCATGCGGCCACCCTGCGGCGACCTACTTACCCCTTGTCGTACCTACAGTGTACCATCATTGTCTCAGGATGGTTCCCAGTGCCACCGGCCGCTGACGTACCGGCAGGTGATGGACTCACCGGACGCGGTATTTCCTGTCAGTCCGTGGTCAGCCTGCGGGCAGAACTGGCCGGGCTTGTAGCAGTGCCCGGTGCTGCTGGTGGGGTGGCAGGACACTGGAGCTGGGGCCGGAGGCGGCGCTGCGGCACGTGTCCGTGTCGGTGGTGGAGTTGCCGCGCGGGTATGCGTTGGTGCCGGTGTGGGCGTCTTGGTGTGCGACGGTGCCGCTGACGACAGGCTTGGTGTCGCGGACGTCGGTGCTGGTGGCGGGGTGCTTGTCGTGCTGCTACTGGAGCATGCAGCGGCCGACACCGTGACCATGACGGCGAGAAGCAAGGTTTTCATGCGGGTCAGCCTACGCGGGACAAGAAACTCAGCGAACTGGGATACGCATACCGCTCGTAACATCCAGGGGCTTAACTATCACAGTGCCTCTGGTCTCCCGACCGTTGCCAGCAGGGTTCAGCGCTCTGACAAGCTTGGTTTCGGTCGCGCAGCGAGCGTCTTTGCCGCCGAGCACTTCGCAGTACCTTACTGTCGTGAACCCGCGCTGCGGGTGGTTCCGCAGTCGCTTGCGGATGTTAGCGGCTTCGCCGACGTAGAGTAGTTCTTCGTCCTGGTATAGGACGTAGACACCTTCGATCTCCGGGCAATTTTCCCACTTCTGGTGACGCCGGTCGAATGTTGCCATCGACCTGATCAGGTCGATGGCCCAGTGCTCGTAGCGTGGTAGCTCGTCAGCAAGCTGCATGCGTATCGCAAGTTCGGTGCTGACGGTGTGATACTTGAGTTGTGTCAGCCTCAGCTGTTCGGCAGCTTCGGTGACTTGCTTTTTTAGCTCCCAATGCTCACGGCGGAGATCGTTGATCGACTCCTGAAGTTCTCGCCGCGCTTCTAGGTCACCAAGCAGTACCTGCTGTGCGTGATCGAGTCGACCTTCCCGCCTGTAGAACTCATAGTCGTCGGCCATACCTTTAGTGTACCACTGGCGTCTGACCGTGAGATCCTGCCACGACCGTGAGATCCTGCCAAAAGTTGAAGCACGGCCCGAACCCCTTGCGGGGCGCCCCCGGACCGTGCGAAGATGGGGCTGGCACTTCGGCATGCCCATAGTATCACGTAGGACACGGAACGGACAAGAGACGGCCACCGTGTCTCAGATCACCATGCCTGGACAACTGAACAGCGGGCCGCGGCTCTGCCCTAACGGTCAGCTCCGCTGACCATCAAGGTCAAGGTCCTAAGAGCAGCGCAACAAAGAGCGTTGCTTACTTGCGAAAACCCAGGTCAACGTAGGATTCGGGTTACGGTGGACACCTGGACCAGGGGACCAACGTACATGGAGGTTGTGATGCAAGGCTACGTCTACGCTCGGCAAGTCAGGGTGAAAGCGGAGAAACGCAGGCTGCGGAGGAAGATGAACCGCTGGCACGCCCGGGTCGTCATCCGTCACCGCCGCAGGAAGGGAGCGCGGTCTCATGGGTAAGAAAAAGAAGGGGAAGCAGACCAAGGGAGGCGCGTCCACGCGGAAAACGCGCGGCAGCTACCTCCAGCGGCGTCGTGACGCGGACAGCCCGAAGGGCCCGCATGCCAAACCTGCGCAGGAGAAGAAACCCAAGGACAAGTAACTGGGGGTCGTCCGAGAACTGGGGCGGCTCACCGTAATAGCAGGCCAGGCAGTTCAGGTTCTCGTCGTGGACATGCCGGAACATCTCGCACCCGTCCACGCAGGCAGGGTGATCCCTGACGTTCGCGGAGACGGATTTCAGGCACTGTCCGCTCTTGCTGAGACACTCTCTCGTACTCACTGCTACCTCTCTTCGCTGCTACGGTTCCCGTCCGGTTGACACGACCAGCATGGTGAGGTTACGGTCAACGGTATGTCAGAGTCAACGCACAACCCACCCAACCCCCGCCGCGTCCTGGAACTGTTGAAGGAAGCAGGCGAACAGGGTCTTCTCGCTGGTGACATGGCCCGGCAGTTCACCATCCCCGACCCGCCGTTCAAACCGGTCAAGGGGAAGGTCACGACCCCGTCGATGTCGAACCTGCAACGCCGGTTGACGTGGACGAATCAGATCCTGGAACGGCAGACCGGCCGTGGCCGCACCCGTCGGGGGGGTAAGGAACCGTCCCCGTACTACAACAACGTTCCCACCTACCGGTGGTTCATCACCGAGGAGGGTGTCGGGTACCTGGCGTCGGGTATGGCCGAGGGGCTGCGGGCAGCCCGGGACGCGGAGGTGGCCCAGCGGAACGCGGAGCTGCGGGAGAAACGGCGGGGTCAGAAGTTGCTGATCACGCAGGCTTACGTGGAATATGAACCGGCTACCACGCCGGTGTGCGTGCGGGAACGGGTGATCAGGGAGCTGCGCGCCGCGGGGTGTACCCTGGACGAGATCGGCGGGGTCTTCGACGTGACCAGGGAACGGGTCCGGCAGATCATGGAGGGTATCCGGCCCGGCGTGTGCAAATGCCCCAGGCACGTGACGCCGTACCACCCGGAGCCCGGAGGGACCAGCCTGTGACGAACTGTTTCTACTGCGGCGAAGACGACCACATGGGGAAGAACTGCCCCCGGTTGCAGGCGAAACAGCAGGAGGTCACCAGGCCACGCGAGGCACCGCGACCACCGGCTACCCCGCGCGGCGCACCCGAAACTTGGTGTTCGTACTGTGACGAGGCCACCAGGCTGATCGACATGGGGCACACGGTGTCCCGCTGCCCGCAATGCCACCCGCTGCGGTACCAGCAGCTGCGGCAGAACCGCAAATGCCCGTTGTGTCATGCCACCGTGTACGAGTGGGATTTCGCGGAGTGTGACCGGCACGCCAGGCCGGGTATTCCGCTTCCCCGCCCCGCGGTTTCGGGCCGCCCGGACTGGACCCGGTTGGAGCCGCACCGGTTGTGTTACCGGTCTCCGCTGGGTGGCATGGTTCACGTCGCGGGGTGCGCATGCCCAACCAGCACGGCGTGACACCACGGTGCGGCCGGGAAATGATCCGTTACGAAAAAATCTGGGGTGCACTCCTGGACCCGCCCGCGTGCGGGCGGCCCGCCGGTCACACCGGGCAGTGCCGGTCGACCCTTTCGATGGACAGGTCACGTGAACAGGAACGGGAACGGTGGGTGGAGATCGGTAAGCGGCGTAAAGCCAAACGGGCCAGGATCGCGCAGCAAAAAGTCGTAGACCAGCTGGCGGTCATCGTTGACCGGGCGTCAGATGACGCCCGGCACCGGGCTGTGGGCCGGTTACACCCAGAAGCATTCCTTGCAGATCCACCGTCCCTCGACACGGAAGATAGGCTGGCCGACTAGAACGTAGTGCTTGCAGCTGAGCACGGAAGAATAGCGTGCCTTCCGCACACAGATTTCTTTGGTACTCATACATACCATTATACAGATAACCTGCGACGGGGTGGTTACGCTGTGGTGAACGTGCCCGACGCGGAGATTCGCCAACGCGACGGGAACCGGTGCGCACGTGACGGGAGCACACGCGACCTGCACGTGCACCACAGAATGCTCAGGTCGGCGGGCAGCGACGAACGCGCCTGCAACCGTGTCACGTTGTGCGCGGCGTGTCACAGGTGGGTTCATGGTCATCCCGCCGAGGCGCTGGAGCAAGGGTGGCTGACCGGCCGCTACCAGGACCCAGCCGAGATACCCGTAGCGCACACCTTGTGGCCTGCCGGGCCAGTCCTGTTGACTGACGAGTGTGCGGGTATTCAGATCGTGGTGACGGAGTAGTATCGGCCCATGACTATCCCCGAGGCTCCCCGGGAAGACGGCTGGTACCGTGTCGCCGGCCACGTGTGGATACCGGTCACCGACGAGGCCGCCCAGGCTGAGATAGACGCCGGTGGCGGCTGGGACCTGGTGCGGGTCAACTCTGTCATGCCAGGGTACGAAGAGACGCCACTGTTCTGATGGACGGGATGCGGATATTCGTGGCCGGGGTGAGCGGCATCACAATACTCACCCCGGCCCCGGGCGTCGAAGAAGCATACGATGTGCTCGTTGCGGGAGGAGTCGCACCGCAGAAAGCCGCCGACCTTGCGATCGGCTTCGCCCGCATCGGTAAAGACCCCGTACTCTGCGCCCGCAAGTTTCTCCGCGCCCGCTCAGCCGTGTTCGGCTGACGCTATTCGCCTTGCGATGCCAGGTGCGCTTCGTATTGCCGCATCAGCCGATACGAATAATAATATCCACCGCTTTCAGTCCGGTAGACGGGTCGTTTCCCGTCGGGGGATCGCATCCCGCGGGCGTCGGCCCAGTCGCGGATGAGCTGCTGCCGGGCGCGGGCCACGGTGATGGAACTTTCTTCTCTTTCGACGCCGGGCGGGGGTTTGGAAGCCTGCGGGGTGGGGTGGTGCCCGGCTTCGAGGTACGGGCCGATGAGGTCGCGGAGTTCTTTCGCGTGTTCGCTGGTGAGGTCCAGTTCACGTGTTTTCCCGTCGAAAGCGAGCACGACGGTTTCGTCGGCGGGGACCCGCTCACCGGTTTGCGCGTAGGTGAGGTCGTCGGACAGGATGAGCTGTAGTTCTCTCATGCTGTCACCTGTTCACGCCGCCCGGCTTCGCGGATGTAGGGGGCTGCGCGGCGGGCGAGTTCCGCGGTGTAGTCGCTTTTGGTGAGGCCCGCGCCTTTCGGGGCGAGGTAGCCTGGGGGGTGCTGGTAGGTGTACTTGGCGTTGCCGACGAGGCCGCCGCGCTGCGTGGTTTTCTGTCGTACCGTCCCGCAGTCGGGGCAGATGTAGGTGAGCTGGTAGACGCCGCTGCGGACGGTTCGCGCGGTCATCCCTGCGGGGAGGGTGCCGACGCGGAGTTTGGGGAAGTTGTGCCGGTCGCCTTTGCAGGACAGCCGTTCGTCGTCTAGGGAGACGAGGTGGTCTGCACCGGACGCGGCGTTTGTGAGTGCCATGTGGGTTGGTTTCTTCCTCGGTAGCGGATACCGTCTTGTACCTCTACTGTATCACGCTGTCCTAGGGTAGGGAAACCGTGCCGTGTACCGTCCCCGTCCAACCTGGTACCATTTAAGGATGACACAGCCAGACGCGCCCCGCCTGACCCGGCCAGCCATCGGTGTCATGGTAGACCCGGAACGGATGGCTGCCGCCCGTAAAAGCGCCATGCTTGAACGTATCGAGCTAGCACACCTATCCCAGGCACTGGACCTGGCCAAGCTAGCCGCAGCCCACGACGTGAAGCCTGGAGACCAGGTACAGGTACTTGAACACCCCGGCCAGGCCGTCCAGACCCTCCGCACCATGCTCACCGCAGCCGGTGTCGACCTCAGCAAACCCGGCCTGCGTATCGGCGTGTCCCGCGACGAAATCGCCAAGCTGGAAACCGGCGGTCGTAAACGACCGAAGATCACCACGCTGCGGAAGCTGATCGACGCGCTGAACTATGCCCGCACCGAACGCGGTAAACCAAACCTGGACATCGAAGACCTCCAGGTACCCGGCGAAGTCCTCATCCCCGAAGCACGCGACGGCGAACCCGTACGGGACATCCTCGCCCGCGAAGCCGAAGAAGCCGAGGCAATCGCCGCGTACCAGGAAGCTTCAAACGACATCTATTACGCCACCGAAGGCGGAAAGCAGGAGGGTGAATGACTACGATGCCCTCCCCCGTGGATATGCGCATCTGGCTTCTGTCGAAGGTCCTGGGATGGCCCGGCCGGCGGGTCGCCAGTGAGGTCGGCGTGTCCCAGCCCACCGTGGTCCGCACGCTGGAACGGCTCAACAACGACCCGCCGACCGAACAGGAAATGCAAGATTTCGTGACCGTCGCCACCAACGCCACGCCAGCGTCGGGGCTGCCCATCCTCGGGAAGAGGTCCAGCGCGGACACCCCCCCGCTGACACGCGCACTGACGTTCGCTGTCATCATCATCGCCCTGGCGGTAACCCTGGTACTGGTCGCGCTGGCCGTCTCAATCCTGACACGGTGAAACAAGCGGAGGAACAATGAACGACGGCGACTGGGCGCAGGGCCCAGAATGGGACAGATTCGTCGCCCACCAGCGTGAGCACACCGTCAAGGCGATGCAGGAATCCGCGTACGTCATGTCCCTGATCCCCGAAGCCGGGAAGGTCGACATCAAGTTCGCGGTCGAGCTGGGCATGGCGATCATGCTGGATAAGCCGATACTCGCCCTGGTCCAGCCCGGCACGCCCGTCCCCCCGGGGATATGGAAGATCGCCACGGGTGTCATCGTCGCTGACCTCGACACGGAGTCGGGACGAGACAAGGCCGCCCGGGGCATCAAGGAATTCATGGCGAAGATCGGGGGTAATCCCGCGTGAGAAAGCAGGTTACGTACCTCCGGGCCACGGCACGTTGCACGTGCAGCCCCGGGCGGGGCACCTGCGGATGAAGCATTTCCCGCAGATGCCGCACTTCTCGTGCCTGCATTTCACGTCCAGCCGCCTTTCATGTCAAACATGACTGTTGTATGCACGACGCAAGATTCTTGCGGAGCCCGCGGATTCCTGTAGTCATACCACGGAGTGCAGCGGCACAGGATGGCCGCGAATTCCATCATCGTTTCGCGTTCTGTCATGCTGGCCTGCCGGGTGGCCTCGATGAACCGCTTCGCTTCAGCCGACAGCGGCAGGTCCAGCCAGTCATCCCTCTCGTCCACAGCGACCTCCTTTTGTGCGTTCCCCGTCCTATATGATACCATGAACGTAGCAAGGGATAGGCGCGGCTAGGCATGGCTTGGCATGGAGCGGCCGGGATTGGATAGGCAGGATAAATCCTCATCCCGCGGCGCGAGCAACTCCAACCGGACGCTTTCGCTCGATGCGAGGGGCGGCATAATGCCGCCCCTCGCATAATCTTGCTTTATTACTTCGGTGTCCAGATTCTTCCGCGTAGTGACTGTCCAGCGCAGAGTCTTCGGGTAGCCAGTCAATTTTATTTCCGCCTTTCCCTTGTCGTTAGGGCGTAGCCCGTCGAGCGCGCCTTTCGACAGGGCTTCTTCTTCTTTCGCCGTCTTGATCCGTTCCCGGGCTACTTCCAGTCGCAGCGCCCACTGCACCGCGTCGTCATCGGTGACTAGCAGGACGGATCGTTCGTCACGGTCGACCACGTGGCCGTCCCAGCAGGCGTTGAAGAACGGGCAGCCTTTGCATGTCGCCGAATCTGGAGCGTAATCCCTGGCGAGGAATTCCAGCGGCGTTTCCCGCACCGATTCCAGCCACTGCATCGCCTCGCGGACCTGCCCGAAATCGAACGGCCCTTCCCATATCCAGCTTTCACCGGAATCCCTGACAAGGTAATCAATCTGGACAGTGCGCACCGGCCGGTCCGCGAGGATACAGGCTGCGGCGTACGTCATGACTTGCCACAGATGCTGCCGCTTCGGACCGTACAGCTTCGCGTTCGCCAGCTGCGCCCCATACCCGAGAGTTTTAACATCCCTGAGTACCCCGTCCACATAAAGGTCCGGGTGCCCTACGACGCCACCAAACGAGACGGCCTCGTTGATGACCGAGTCGGCGGGAATGATCCCGTCTTCGCGCATCTTTTTCAGCGCGGCATCCACGGCATCATGCACTGCCGTGCCAATGACAGCTTGAATTGATCCGCTTGGTTTCTCCGGCTGGTAACCGGCCAGCTGATATCCGGCACGGCGACGACACCCACCGAGGTCGGACATGCCCAGCGCTGTCTGCCGAGACCGGGGACGCGCCCAGTCGGCGCGGAGTAGAAGTTCGGCGGTCGAGGGGATATTCACCGGCGTCTCCGCGTGGAGCATCTGCACGCCCCGCACCGGCAGGTACACGTCTTGACGCACGTGCACCGGTACCATCCACGGCAGCATTTATCCTTAGTGGCCATCACCGGGGCAGCGCCCCGCACAGGCACTCATGCCCGTGCTTGTGACCTTCTAGGTACTTGCAGGAATGCGTGTGCTTCCCGTCGGCGCTGGGCCACTTGTACGGGCATATTTTCCTAGCCATCTACGCTCCCCTCCTCGGGTCTGCCTGCCGGTCCGGGCGCAGGCACGAACCGGGCTGGTGCGCGCAGTAACACGCGGCACCAGCGATCTTGTCGATGGGACGCAGGTCCGGGTCAGCCTGCCGGGCTACCTCCGGGCACCCGTCGTGGTCCAGGTTCCGGCAGGGTTTACAGATCACCCGGCCACGTCCTTCCCGCAGTTCGCGCACATGTCCCACGTCGTACCGGTCCCGTCGACGTGCAGCTCGTCAGGTTCGTACCTGCCGTAGCAGACGCAGCACATCACCCTGCCGTCCGGGCAGACGGGACCCCAGTGCTGCCGGGAGCAGCACAACCTGACCGGTGTCCCCATGACCAGGCTTTCTCTCATTCCGTCGCCGTCCATTCGTCAGCTTCGGCCGTGGCGGATTCCATCGCGTCGCGTTCCGCTGAGGCTACCTGGTTCAGCGCTGCCCGCCTCGCCCCGGTGGTAGAAGCACCACGGATGGCCTTGGTGACCACGTCGTGGGTGATCAGCACCTCAGCTTTGGACAGGTCGGTCAGGCCGTTGACTTTCCGGTGGACCAGCGCCGACACCAGGTCGTCTTGCGCGTCACCGTGGAACCCGGACCGCTTCAAAAGCTGGTCCAGGTCGTCGTATCCGGGCGGTGCGGCGGGCTGGAAATTCAGCGTCCCGGCAGGAGCAGTATCAGCCTGATCTGCCTGGCCAGAAACTCCATGCTCGCCCTGAAAAGCAGGGTCGTCGTGCGTCTGGGCTGTGCCCGCGGCCATCTCAGCGTTCAGCTCGGCCAGCTTCTGCCGGGCGTCCTGTTCGGGGGTGACGACCTCGGCGGTGTAAACCTGGCCCGGTGCCGAGGGCTGTGACGGAACCGGGCCAGGAGCTGCGGGACCTTCAGCGTTGTCACCGATACCGGCGATGTCGAACCCGTAGATAACCTCGGGTGCGCCGATACCAGCGGCGCGGGCGACGGCCCGCCACTGAAGCATGTCACGGCGGTACTGCTCCCACGGCAGCGGGTTCCCGCTGGAAGACCGGGCGAACAGCTTCCCGTCTTTCTTGGAGACCAGCCCGGCGAGCAGCGCGTCGTCCAGGGTGAACGACCCCACGTGGGGGATCTTGAAATCCTCGTCCTTGCGGCTGATCGTGCAGGTACACGAGTCGTCGGTACGCTCGAAGGTGTACCGGTGCCCGGCCTTGCGGATCAGGGCGAGGAGAAGCTGGCCGCGCAGCCCGGGGGTGCCGTTGGGCAGCACGTAGATACCCCGGGTGGCCTGGGTCCAGGTCAGGTCCAGTTCCTGCCCGAGCATCATCGTGACGAGGCAGTTCTGCGGGGAACCGCGGAGCGCGTGGGGGACCATGGAGGACTGCGCGAGGACTTTCGCGATGGCCCACGCCTGCGCCATGTTTTTCAGCGGCCCGTCCAACGCGACCTCGGACAGGTCAAGCTGGGGGTCGCGGCGCGCGACAGCGGTCTCTTCGGGGGGGTTGGGGGTCACTGTTCTCCCAGAATCGTGGTAGCAGGACCACTATTGTACCACGCGCGTATCAGCGGGTAGTGCCCCTGTCCTAAACTGACCCGCACCATGATACTGTAAGAAGGTGACATTCATGCTGGCCGCCGTGGTCATAGCCTGCTTCACCTACGGCTTCACCCGAGGGTTCATCCACGCTGCACGCTCCGACCCTGAACGCCACGAAATCTGGCGCATGACCAAGACGCTATTGCACCGCAGGGAGACACCGTGACCGTGCTACTGCCGGACGTGTCAGAATTCCAGGCTGGGCTTACCGCCCCTGACTGGGCGGGTATCAAGAAGCAGAACGGCGGGGCTGGCATCTGCCGGGTAGGGTACGGCAGCCACCATCTGGACAACATGTTCGTCTCCAACTACACCGCGCTGAAAGTCAACAAGTACAGCTTCATCGGCCTCTACCACTACCTCGTCGGCAGCCAGGACGCCACAGCGCAGGCCACCCAGTTCTGCAACTGGGTTGGCCCCCGGTCCGCTATCGCACCGGGTACCGTATTCATCTGCGACCTGGAAGAGGGCAGCGGAAACCAGGCTGGCCGCGCCGACGCGTGGCTGACCCACGTCGACGCGTTCTACGGCCTCGACACGCAGCCCCTGAACGTCCGGTCCTGGCTGTACTCTGGGCAGAATTTCGCTGTCGCCACCGGACTCACACCCATCTTCAACTCCGCCCGGCGCACCTGGGTCGCCGCCTACCAGTCATCCGAGCTGGGGCTGCTCCCGCACACCCTGTGGCAGTCCACAGACGGCATCAAGGGCGCGAACATCACCACCTGGGCCGGGTGCGGGCGGGTCGACACGTCCATCTACCACGGTGCCCTCCCGGACCTGGCCGCGCTCGGATGGTCGGCACCACCGGTCGACACCCAGTTCCACGGCGAGTACATCACCGCGGGCATGTTCAACCTCGCGCAGATCGCCGCCAAACTCGGCTACCCCGCCAACGCGATCCTGCGGATGACCGCCATACATTACGGCACGTTCGGCAACGACCTTGGCTTGTGGCTCGACCGTGTCCTGACCGGGACGCAACCGTGGGACACCCCGCTCCCCAAAGGCATCAAACTGTGGATGGACTGACCGGTGCGGTCCAACGAAGCCGACGCTAGATCCCTACGCGACGCAGCGTGGGTGCTGAGAGCGCGGGGCCCGGAGAAACGGCCGTTCTCGCTGCGTGTGGTTATCCGCGTGCTGGAACGCACAGCTGACAGGATCGAGAAGATGGGGCGGGAACGTGTCCAGGGTACGCATGTCCAGGTCGCAGCGCCGCGCAGCAGCACACCTGGGTGGCCTGAAACTTGATGAGTGGACTGGCCGCTGGTGCTGCTGGGTGTGCGCCCGTCCCATGGACCCCGTCCTGTACAAGGCAGGGTTCGCGTCACACCCTGACTGCGACCCGGGTGAGGTCTCCGAACGGTTCCCCCCCGAACAAGAACCCGACTGGCTGCGACTAAAGTAGACGCATGCAACGTGACGACCTGCCGGCCCGGCCGGAACACATCTTGTCAGGGAAGACGCTGGGTCATGGACCCCCCGCCTACGATTCGATGCGGGAACGGATCGTCCCGATGATCTCCGACGCGCTGAAGAAAACCCCCCTGCTCGGCCTGGAAATCCGCGCGTGGGACTTCATCGTCGTACCGATGGTCAACGCGATGACGGTCGGGGTCGCGATCGCCATACGCGGCGTCGACCTGACCGGGCCAGGCAGGGAAATCATGCAGTTCCGACCGTTCCCATCCTGGCAACCCACCCAGAAAGAGATCGACATGATCGTCAACGCCACCGTAGAGAGCCTCCGCGAAGCACGCGCAGCACAAGCCAGGACAGCGAACGGTCAGCAAATAGGCTAAGCAGTTCGCCTCATCTGGGTGATCTTCAGGACGGCCTGCCAGCCTGGTGTCGTGATTACCAGGTCACCAATTGACCGTGCAGGTACCGTGACCTCTGTCTCGGTCCCCTCGGTCACCTCTTCCAGCGCGCTCCTAACGAACTTGGTCACTTCTTCTTGAAGAGTCACGACACCACCTCGTCCACGGTGGACCGCGTGACCTGGAACAGCCACATCCCGGTGACCGGCTGGTGGTAGGTGTCAGGCTTCATCTCGTCCTTTCCTCTCTTTCCTGGTGTCGCAGCCGTCCACGTCCCGGCATTCCCACACGTGGTGGTCCTCGGGGGTGGCCATGAGCAGACCGATCCGCCTCTCCCCGCAGTGGCGGCAGTATTTGTGTAGCGCACCCTGCGCCTCGCGTACCGCGTCGATTAGGTCGGGCACGTCGACGTCCAGCAGCTCCACGATGTCGTTCACAGCAGCACGCCAGCCCACCTCGGGACGGCCCTTACCGTCGAACTCAGCGGAATCCAACCGGACGAGCAGCCGGCGGAGCCGGTCACCAGGCGACTCCACGTCGCCCCGGCTGGTCGACTCGGGCAGCAGCGTCTCCACGGCCACCGCCAGCCTGCGCTCAATCTTAGGGATGTGCGCTGCTTTCATGATGCTTCCGACTTCAGCTCTCCGGTACCGGCCCACCCGCACTCGGTGCAGCGCAGGTGCCAGCCAGTAGCGCACCGCTGCGCCAGCATGGCGAACCGGACATCGCACTCAGGGCACGCGGTGCTTACCACGTTCTCAGCCGGTCCTGCTCGCGCAGCGGTGCGCTGCTCCTGCTCGGACTCGGCGTCAGTCACTGGCCTGCTCATACTGCACGCAGCTCGACTGAGAATATTCGGCTGCCGACCAGGCCGCCATGAATGTGGTCGTCTAGCACGTTCTCGGTAGCCTTGTTAGCCGCCTCACCCCAGTTCGACGCCTCGACCTCGGTGGTGACCTCTACCGTGGTCACTCCTGCTGGTTCTGTGCCTGAGCGACGGTAGATGGTAACGGTTGCTACGTAATACATGATGTGATCCTCTCTGATGTGGTCGTGCTAGACTCCGGGTCCATGTCGCCGCGGCCATAGCCGCCACCGCCCCGGACCCCGGTGGGAGGCGCGGATGGAGCCGGTGCTTCACACCAGCATCCGACCGTGAGGGCCCTGCGTGAGAGATCTGACCGCCGCCTGTGCAGAACTGAAAGATCAGTTGCGAGTGTTCGACGACATCGACGTGAACTCCGACCAGGCCGACGGGGGACTTCCTACCTTGGGTGTTCTCATCGTAGACAAAGACGCAGAGCCGAGTGTAGGCAGCCGGTCTGTACCCGAATCGAAAACACCCGGGAACACCGCTTGCATCAACGCGCTCATGGACGCGCACCAGATGATACGGCGGCTCGAAGCGAGCCTGCGGATCGTGGTAGCAGGGCATCCCGGGCGTATGCGAGGCGGAAGCAATTCCTCAACCCTGGCAGCGCTCAATTCAATAGAAAGATTGGCTGAAGCAGTCAGCCCGCACGCACGGCAGCTCGCCGCTCGGCTCATCGACAGGGCAGCTACAAGTATCGGGCAGCTACCTGCAATTGACGAAGTTCCGAAGTGGGAAAGGATACGCCCAGGTCCTGGGGGGCTTCCGCCGACGTGCCCGTTTTGCTCTACGTATTCTCTCCGGGTTGCGCTGTCGACAGGGGTCGTGGTATGCGTCAGACCCTCATGCGAGGACCTCGACGGCCGCCGCCCACCGCAGGCAAGAATGGATCTCAGCAAGATCGACGGTCGTGCCGTACTCGTCTGGCGCTGCGGACTGGTCCAGTAACTTCCCTGTGCGGCAGGTGACGCACAGCCACTTGCCGAATTTCGGTCTGAGTACCGAAGACCACTTCCCGCAACCTTCACATTTACCTCTATGAGGCACGTGCACGCACCTCCTCGATCATCACCACGTATTCTTTGCCTTTGTAGGTGAGTCCCAGTTTCCCGTCCGGTCGGGGGAACGGGTCGGGAACCTCGAACCCTTCACCTTCGGCCAGCTGGAGCGCCGCTACGATCGCAGTCTCAATGTCCATGGGTGGGGGTATCCTTCGAGGTCGGGTTGATATAGCGCTCGAACCGGTCGCAGATAACCCACCGGGGTAGGTGGATGCGGTGGCCGACCTCGTCGGCCCACATCATCAGCTTAAGTTTCATTGGGTATCCTCCGTAGGATGGGTGCTGGTTTGACGTTGGGTGAGCTGGCGGACCTGCTGGACCCGCCTGTCACGGTCGAGCAGGTGCACCACATGGTCCGCGCGGTCGGCCTGGAGCCGTGCGGGTACCGCCGTTCTGGTCGGCCGGGCAGGCCCGCACTGCTGTATGACTCGGCCACTGTAATGTCGGTGCATGCTGTCCTCGTGCCGTTCACCCAGCGGCGCGAACCCGGTAGGTGAACAGCATCAGCACAGCGTTGCTTACGTGAACCGTGTCTTACCCCGGTACTGGCGTGGCATCCCCTTGGGCGGGGTACCGCGGACCGGTTTGCCGCTGTTACCAGACGAGGAACCGTAACCGCTCACGGGCTTGCGGGCACGGTACTTGTACTTCAGGTTCTTCCCGGCCATCTCGTAGAGATATTCCATGACACCACCCTAACCTCCCACGCAGCCTACCTGCTCTTTTTTCGATTTTCTTGATCTCCCGCCGCCAAGCGGCAGCAGCCCCCCGGTTGCCGTCATCTTCAGCCTTGACAAGTTTAGACTCGGCGTTGGCCTTCGCCTTGTTGATCCTGCGCATCTCAGCGGCGGCCTGCGTCAACGTCATCTCCGACCTTGACGGGTTACACCGCGGCTCCCGCGCCTGGTTAGTCCAGGACTTGCTGCTAGAAAGCCAGGGCACGTAATCGACCCTCCTTATTTCTTCTTCCTGGCGGCCTTAAATTCGGCCGCGTTCCTCCGACGCTGCCTCGCTTCTTCGCGTCGTGCCTTCCGATCCGCTGTACGTTTCCTTTTCGCTTCTCTCTGTTGCAGGCGGAGATTCTTCGCGGTTATCTTCCGCTCGACCTCCTTCGCCGCGGTCTTCTCGGCTTCCCGTTTCCGGTTGGCCGCATCCTCTGCTTCGCGCCTGCGCTGGAGGGCTTTCTCTTTCAGCTCCTCAGCTTTTTCAAGAGCCGACTGTCTCGCTACCCTCTTACGTTCCAGTTTAGCTAGGGCGGCATCTCTGGCTTCTTCTGCCCGGTACCTGGCCAGTTCGCGGCGGGTACCGCCACGGTCAGCTTCTTTCTGGCTGCGGTACCCGGGATGCTGGGCTGTTTTACGTGGCAGCGGTTTGCTCTGTTTCCCGGTTGCGGTGCGGAACAGGTCACCGCTTTTCGAGGGCCCCGTCTTCCGGGGCGGGAAGAAAGGCATAGCCTACTTCGCTTTCGGCTGCGGCTTCGCGTGGTTCCCCGCCCCGGTCCTGGTCCCGCGGCCCTTGTTCTCGCTATTAGGCTTTCGGTGACCAGTAGGCTTAGGCTTGTCTTTCCCCGTCTTGTCTTCACTCACTGAAGTTACACCTTCCTGTCTAGGGGATTCCCCCCTTTTACGGGGTTCTCAGCCCCAGAACCCCTTCGCTCTACGCTTCGCCTTACGCTCAGCCTTCCTGATGTCCTTTTCTAGTTGCTTCTTGTCGCGTTTCTCCTGGGCTTTCTTGAGGGTTTTCTTGTCCGCACCCTTCGCGACCTGCGTCCACCCGGGGGTGCGCCGCAGCGGGTTCCTGTTACGTCTCGCCAGGTCACGCCGCGCCTGCTTTTTACGTTTGTTTGCCTCAACGATCTCCTTCTTGCGTTCCTTGGCTTGCTTAGCCTGAACCTGAGACCAGGACTGCCCCTTGTTACCGGGCGGGGAGTTAGCCTTCGCCTGCGCAGTCCAGGAGTTACTGCTGTTGAACAGCCCCATGACGGCCAGAACCCTTCCGAGGTATTATTTGGTGGCGGCCGGGTTACCGTTCGACTTGACACGCCGGTACCTGTCCTTAGCGTCCCGCCTCACCTTGGCCTGCTTCTCCGCGGACCTCCGCCTCCTGGACTTCAGCCACCGGGGTTTCCTCACCGCGCACCTCATCCTTCAGTAGCCCTGCTGTGCGCAGGGCGCTGGTGATACGCATTTCCAGCGACCACCCGAGCATCAACTTCAAGGGGTCCGTGGCCGCTAGCTTCTGGTACCTGAAGAAATCATCCAGGACCCGCCGGACGATCTTCTCCGCGTCACCCCACGTGGCAGGGTCTTCCATCATTCCTCCATGTCATCCGCGCCTGGCATGTTAGCGACGTGCCCGTCACGCTGCTTGACACGATCCAAGTGCAGCGCGGCGCTCATCTCGCTGCGACCTGACAGTGCAGCCTGGCAGTCCTGGTAGTTCACGTGCCGGTGCCGTGGTTTACCGGACCTGCTCCGGACCGGTTCCTCTTCCTGCCCGGCCTGTATCTCAGAGGAGCAGGCCAGGCACTGGTGCCCTTTCAGTCCAGCTCACGCTCCTTCCACGTACCTGTCGTGGAGGAGACTGGCGACTGCTTCCTCCTGTGTTGTTCCGTAGCCGCGGAGCGGCCGGAGAATGTCCGGGGGCACGCCGGGTTCCGTGACGTACGCCGACTCCCAGATTTGGACCGTCCAGGTTGTTTCTTCTTGACCTTCTTGCCTGGCTTCGACGTAGACCCGGGTCAGGATGACCTTGTCCATCTTCTGTCCTTCTTTCCGTGGAACGTAGCCGTTCCCCGCGACGCCCGCCCATACCAGGGTCGGGCGTCACAGCCAGCGGCTAACTATCCCTTCTGTTTCAGTGCGCCCCTGCCCCTGGCCCGGCCAGCGTGATGAAGGCCCCACCGCCCGCCGAGATCAGGATGACGAACGCCGCGCCGACCAGCAGCCGCACGGACCAGGAGCCACGCTCGACGCATGTGATCGCATTGTCGATAAGCCAGTGCACCCGGACCCGATGTGACGGCGTGCCGATCACCCGCGTGCCGCGCAGCTTGCCCAGCGTGGACTCGCTGCTGATCTTCGCGGCGCTGCGCTCTGCGTAGAACCACTGGGCTTCCTGGGCTGGCTTGCGGCTGGCGTACTTGGCGAAGACCAGTGACCCGGCCAGTCCCATGGCGATGCCGATCCAGTTCCCGGCGGCCACCCAGCCGTTGATCTCGTTGCTGAGCAGGTTGTTGCCGGGCACCTGCCAGCCGTGGTTCAGCAGGTAGGGCATGTAGTAGGCCAGGATGCCGATCGCCCCGACGCCGGGAATGGCGTAGAGCAGCGACTTGGGCAGGGCCAGGACGTATTGCCAGGTGCTCACGTCCTCCGCGCCGTACTGCTGCGGCTTGGCGAACAGCATCTGCACGAACACGCCTGCGATCAGGCCGATGATCACGCCACGGGCCAGGTGACGGGGCTCGGTGAAGCCCTGCTGGGTCGATGCCAGCATGAGCCAGGCGGTCCAGCTCGTGCGGATGCCGACGTTATTCAGGGTGTGTCCTACCCAGTAGGGCAGGCGGTCCCAGATGTCGGTGAGGTTCCAGTAGTTGATGGTGTCGTGGCCCTTGGCGTACGTGAAAGACCAGGTGAGCTGGCTGATGATGAAGTACCAGCAGTCCACGGCCCACTTGATGACGTGGCCGATCACCACACCCCAGGCCAGCGATTCCAGTCCCAGCAGGGACCACGGTTTGATCTTCGGTATCGGCTTGTAACTGCTGACGGGCGCAGCCTGGGTGTTCACGGCAGGGCCGGGGCGATGCAGGCCGGGCCGATCGTGCTGATCAGCGCCTGCTCGACCTCGTAGGTCGTGTGGCCCTTCTTGGCGGCCAGCGCGCCCTTGACCAGGCACTTGCCGACCGTCTCGCGCTGCGACTTGGGCACCTTGCCCTTGGCGCAGGCGATGAACGAGCTGACGCCGGTGCTGCCGTCGATGCAAGGGTTGATTACGTCCCGTTTGGCCTTGTCGATGGCCGCCTTAACGCTCGGGTCTGCCTCTGCTGACCTCAGTACCGAATGCTGGGAGCTGACCGCTCCCGGACCTGAGGACGACGCGGTCCCGCACCCTGCTAGGGTCAGCCCAGCCATTATCGCCGCGGCTGAGAACTTGGTTCGTCTGCTCATGTTTTTTGATCCCTTTCTTCCCGTTGGAACGTTGGCCGTTCCCCGCGACCCCCGCCCGCGCAATCCGGGCGGGGGTCACGGCCAGCGGCCAGCGCTGGCATTCAGTCGGGGCTAATCACCCTTCCGGCCTTATCCATGACCTTGAGCAGGGCACTGTTGTTAACCGGTCATCGACACCCGGCGCCCCGACTGAGTCTCAGGTGGGGCAGGACGGGTGAGGCTACCAGGTCACACCATCCCCTGGCCGTACAGCATGGCTTCCTGGCTGATGCCCAGCTTGTAGGGTGCGACCGGCCGGATGGGAGCGTCCTGTGCCCAGAGGGAGCAATCGCTGAAGCTGTTCCCGTTGAATCCGCTGTCCACGTTGGGCCTCCTACAGGTTGAAGGGTTCCTCACCACCGGCGTACAGGACGCGCGCGCCGAGCGTGGCGGGACGGGATCCTAGGAGACGGGGATCTTCGCCACGGCTGGTCCCTGACTCCCCGTTGGGGTTGAGGGCGAAGTCGAACATCATGGGACTCCTTCTAGGTGCTCAGATCGCGCCGGGCTGGATGGGGCGGAGGAGCCTGATGTAGAACGGCTCTGTGGAACCGCCGCGTGTCGACGCACCGGACCCGCCCTGCCCGTTCATGCCGTGGCGTACTTCTCGATGGGATACGGGTTGAACAACCGCGGACCGGACCCCATGGGGCCGGTGCTGTTGGCGTGGCTGTTACCGAGGCTGACACTGCCTGAGTCGTCGTAGGCGCTACTACCATTGAACATGGCTTTTCCTCTCTCTGTGCGCATAGTGTACTACAGTGGAACGTCGGTTGATCGTTCCCCGCAGCACCCCCATATCCGGTGGGGTGCCACGGCCAGCGATCAAGTCTCTTGTTCCCTTCTTCACTGATCCGGTCTGTCTTGTTGCGGGTCAGCGAACATGGGCAGCTCAGACCACTTGTCCACGCCGTCGGGGCAGTCCGCGTCGTAGAACTTCCCGTCATACACCAGGACACAATGATCCACGTCCGGGTCTATCCACGCCGTGAACGCGCCAGGTATCAGCTCCGCGGCGCGCAAAGCCCAGCTGTCGCAGTACCCGTTGTTGATGTCCCACACCTGCGGGTCATACCTCTTCCTTCCCTGGTAGTAGAAACCATCAAGTCGCATCTCGTCCAGGATCTCACCGGTCACCTGGTCCAGGATGCGCCTCAGTTCCTCACGGTCCATCGACCCCTACCTGTTCTTTTTCTTGCCTTCTACTTGTTTCCGGTCCGCCGCGGCCTGCTTCTCGGCGAGTCTCCTGGCACGCGCCTGCGACTTCGCCAGCTTCTCAAAAAGCTTCCGGCGCTCAGCCCACTTCCTCTTGTTTCCGTTCATCAAGCTCCTTCAGTATCTTGTGGACGCGTGCCTGCGATATTCCCAGCTCGGCTGCGACGTCATGCTGCGACCAGCCGAACCGGTGTACCAGCTCACCGATCAGCACGCTGCGGATAGCCGACAGGTTCCGGTGATAGTCCGCGACGGCATGCATGTCCGTGTTGACACCGCGCATCCTGCGTACGCAGTCAGCTTCCTGCTTGTCCTCCTCCGTCCAGACGACCATCCCGTCTTCACCGAACACGGTCATGGGAGCCACAGCTGGTCGGGTCCGCCGATCGGCTCCCACCACTGGGTGGGATTCAGGTAGAACACGAAATCGTGCCACCCAAAGAGGTACCCCTCGGGTGCGACGTTCCTGTTCAGCCACTCCTCCGCGTCCAACGCCCACCGGAAGGCGAGTTTGTCTTTCTCATCTTCGGTCACGCCCGGGTCGTCGAAGAAAGCGCGCATCGCAAGTGCTGGAATGTCCACGCCGGGTTCCTCGTCGTCCCTGCCCTTCCACCCATACGCGAAAGCCATGAAGATGACCATCTCACCGGGCGAGCGCCCTGCGCAGCGAACGGGTGGATGTGCCCCACAGGATGCTCCGCGTGCCTTTACCGACAGCACGTTCCACCTCTTCCCAGTACTTCTCATCCTTCTCAGGCTGGGTGTCACGCTGGAGCAGCACGTCCCCGAAGATACGCTTCGCTTCGGCGTATCCGTCGTAGAAGTCACCGTTCTCCTGTTCGTAGTAACCCCACTCGGCGTGTTCCTTCAAGACCTGGAACGAGTCCCGCATCTGGTGCATCGCGACCATGAAACGGTCACGCTCATCCGCCACGGCTGACCTCCTCTTACTTCTTCTTCCGGCTGCCGAGGTGTCTGCTGCACGTGCTGCATTGCAGGTACTCGGTGTCACCCCGCGTCTTGTACACGACAGGTTTGTGGTTCACGCACGTGGAGAACCTGCCTTTACCCCTGGGGAGGCCGCTGGGCTGCACCCGTTTCGATGTAGGTTTCCTGCGACCGGCCCGCGCTCTGCTGCACGTAGGCTTATGCGGGTCGCCTTTCTTCGCACCGCACTGAGGGCACGGCCATGTAGGCATCAGGAATCCTTCGGATCGTCCGAGGGTACGAACCCGCGCAGGTCTTCCTCCGCGAGACACCGCGCCACATACGACGCGATGATCGCGCTGACAGTGGTATTCCGCTTGTAAGCGAGCCACCGCAGCCGCGCATACGCATCAGCAGGGAGTTTCGTCCCAGCTGGCACTACGTCAGGCACTGGGTGCCTCGTTGACCTTATCCTGGTCGCGGCGGATGACGGACTCCCAGCACTGGCCGCACGCCACCTTACCGATGCGGCGGCGCATGTTATGCTCACGCCGGTCACACAGCTCCCCCGCCTGCTTAGCGAGCGCATGCTGAGGGGTGAACCAGTCCGGTTCCCACTTCGGGGCGATCGGCTGCTTACCCAGCTTCCTTCGCTGCTTCGCGCGGTACCTGCGGAGCAGCCCGCCTACCTCGGTGGCGCTGATCTTCTTTTCCGCGACCGCCTGCTGTGTCTCGGGGGCCAGTTCCAGCAGCATCAGCGCGTTCGTCACCGTCGACACGGACATGCCGATCTGCCCGGCGATCTCCGTCGCGGTGAACCCGAATTCTTTTTGCAGCCGCTGGAACCCCTTGGCTCGCTCGATCTGGTTCAGGTCCTTGCGGTACGCGTCTGTCACCAGCGCGGTGAAGATCGCCCGCACCGGCCGCCTCTCACCGGGCAGCTGAGGCATGACCACGCAAGGGATACCTGTCATCCAGTCCCTCATCGCCAGCCAGCGACGCCACCCGTCCTCGATGTCGAATTCCTGGCTTTCACCCCCCCGGGGCACGACCAGTACAGGATGCTTCAGGCCATGCCGCCTGATCGAAGCGGTCAGCGCCGGGATATCCCCCGGATCCTCACGCGGGTTATCCGGGCCGGGATGCAGCCTGTCCGGGGCGATAATCTGCCGCCACGGCGCCGTACTAGCAGGTGTAGTCATGGTTGTTCTCCTTTCTCACGTACTGCTGGGGGGCAGGGAGGCCCTGCAAGCCCTGCATACCAGGTTTCTCAGATCATTCTGAGCACCGCAGTTAGGGCACCTCTTCGTCATGGTTGTTCTCCTTTCAGGAACCACTCTGGTACTGGAGCTTCACCGCGCAGCGCAGCTTTCATGTCTTCAGGCACCGGCCTGTCGTAACGGTGACGGTGAAGCAGGATACGCCAGCGGAAGAACGAGTAGTGACCGCAGCACCCCGCCGCCAGTCCCGTAGCGGTGAGCACGCCACCGTCTGGTAGTTGCCCAGCCCACCGTTTGAACCGGAAACGACGGGGATGCTCCGGGTTCACGAGCAGTACCCGGTCACCTTTGGGTATCTTGACCGCTTCCACGTGGTTGTTCTCCTATCTTCGCGGGTCTTTGCGCCTGGAAGGATAGCCTGTCGATCTGCTACACGAATCGTGGCAGCCCCTCAAATGCCGACCGCAGTGGAAACCATCCCTGCACTTCTTGCAGTACGCACGGTGATTCGCCCCGCACTCACCCCCACGGGTACAGTTCGTGTTGCTCACAGCTCACATCCACTTCCTCTATCCTTTAGGCATGGCAGTCAAGTCCGCCGGGACGGGCCCGATGGGACGCGGCGGGTACCGGTGGAAGCAGCTCTGCCGCCTCGTCTACGCCACCTACGGTCCCGTGTGCCACGTCTGCTACCACCCGATACCCGGCGGGGTAGACGGTGGGCAGGTCGACCACGTCATCACTGTGTGCGAAGCGCCGCACTTGCGGTTCGAGCTGACCAACCTGCGACCCATCCACGGGGGGCCGCATCGGTGCCCGGAATGCGGGCACCGATGCAACCAGGTGAGACAGGCCAGGCCGCTGGAATACGCCCGGCGTAAGGTACTCACCCCAGTCCCCGGGTTCACCCCGTCAGAACCAGCTGCTCCTGCACGGCGGCCGGGACGCGTGTGGTAGTCCTGTACGCGATCTCGTCCCGCCACTCTTCGGCGAGCGCGTCCCACACCTCCTGTTCTATTGAGTCGGGCATCAGCAACGCGAACCCGTAGAGGTGCTGGTTGTCGAGGTCGATGCCCAGCCGGCTGGCACGCAACACCACCACCCGCACGGGGTGATGATGCAACGCGTCCACGGGGTTATTTCTTATCTCCTCCATTGGAGTATTTCCCGTGGCACAGTTTGCAGTTGCAGTGTTTTTCTACGAGCCGACCGCCGATTCGTTTCGACTTGCAGTGCTTCCCGCACCTCGCGGTGATAGGCACAAGGTCACGTGCCCATGTCCCTGGACACGGCGATCGTGTAGGTCACGCCGTCACGTTCGAGGTGGAACTCGAACCCGGTGCTGGTTTCGTGACCATGACCCGCCATGTCGGACGGGTCCGTCCATCCCTGGTTGAAGGCGTTAATAAGTTCAGCTCCGATAGCGGCGGTGGTGGCCTTCCTAGCCGACTGCGCCCGTTTCCAGTCAGCCTCACCTGGCCAGTCGGGACGTTTCGGTTCACTCATGGTCTTCGGTCTCCTTCTTCGCGAACTGGACGTTCCCCGCACCACCCAGAGTTTCGCTTTGGGTGGCACGGCCAGCGGCCAGTTACGGTGCCAGTTTTTCGTGCTGGTCAGCCCAGTCACGGAGTTTGCCAGCCAGCTCAGGTAGCTCCGCGTTGCCGCAGATATCCACGATGTTCGCGGCGATGTCGTAGGCTGCTTGCGCGGCGTCACTTTCGGTTGCGTCACGCAGGTTGTCCGCCTCACCGTCGAGGCCCAGATCCAGCAGCCACTGGATGAGCACGACACGCTGCGCGTAATCGACAGCGACGTCGATGGCCTGCTGGGTGAAGTGATTTTCCCCCCCGTCGCGTGATTCCCCCCCGATAGGAGATTCCCCCCCGATCAGGGGTTCCGCCCGGTGTCCCTGTTCCTGGCTGCGGTGGTACGCGTCGCAGGCGGGGCACTCCCCGGGCGGTTTGATGTCCATGGTTACGTGGTTGTGCTGGTCAGCCAATGCCATGCACCTGCTTGTAGTGGTCGTTCAGTACCTTCTGACCTGTCGTTTTGTCCGGCCGGAACGCCATCTTCCGCTTGCACAGCTCACACTTGACGACGGGAAGCTTCCCGACAGTGACAGGCTGTTTCTTACTGTCCCTGGTCCGGGGTGGTTTCGGCTTCTTGGGGCGTGGCATCGTCTCCTCCTTCTCTGATGGCTATGACTGTCATTTCCTCGTCTCCTGTAGCAGGGCGTACACTTCTTCACCCAGTTCACGTTTGACGTAGAACAGGTCGGTGGTCTGCTTGACGAGGTACGAACCTTGACGCACCTGGAAGAACGCCCTGGCCTGTGTTGCGCCGGGCGGCTGGATGGACACTATCTTCACGGTCCACGACGCGTTCAGCTTCATGAACTCCGCGAACTCCGACCGGATGAACCTGGAGATCCTGCCGTGGTCTGACACGCGGTATCCTCTGCCCCTGCCCCACGTCCGTATCGTCGCATTGTCTGGGACGATACGCCACGTTTTCTCACCTGGCATGGTATCCGGCAGGGTGTTCGCCCGGGTGCCGCGCACATTCGACCTGGCGCGCCGCTGACGCGGCTCCCACCCGTCCTTCCGCTCCGGTAGCGGGGTCAGGGTCGCCAGCGTGTCAGGTATCTGTCTTGGGGTAGGCACCGCGGGTCGCCTCCTTTCGCGAGGGTATCTACAGCGGTTATCAAGTCTTCGATGATGTGTCCCCGGTAGTGAATCTTGTACGTCAGGTCCGTGGTGAACATCTGGTTCCAGATCCGCGTGTGGCACGCCGGGCAGCGGAGGTAAAACCAGTGCCGTTCCGGTTCGGGGATGCTGGTGTCACCCATTGCTGGCCGCTATGACGAACGCGTCGAACAGCCGCGGGTCGTCGCCGCGTTCGGGGTGCCACTGCACACCGACCGCGAACTGGTCGCTGGATTCCACTTCGACCGCTTCGATGATTCCGTCCGACGCGACCCCGACCGGGATCAGCTTGTTACCCACCTCGTTGATAGCCTGATGGTGGTGGGTGGGAACGTTCATCGGTTCGCCGCCTAGTATCGACTCCAGCAGCCCGCCACCTCCGACTATGACCAGGTGCTCGCCGAATCCGCGCCCGTAGAAGTCATGCTCGACAAGCTGGCCTTCGTCGACGACGTCTTCAAACAGGTCGGGGATGTGCTGGTGCAGCGTACCGCCGAGGGCCACGTTCATGACCTGCATGCCACGGCAGATACCGAGGAGCGGAACACCGTACATCAGCGCGTTCTTCGCCACTGCCATGTCCCACGCGTCACGTTCATCGTCAGGTTGGGATGTCTCGTCGTGCAGGGGCTGGCCATACAGGGCCGGGTTCAGGTCGGGGCCGCCTGGCAGGATGATCCCGTCTACGTTACCGACCGTCCAGGTGGCTTCATCACCTTCGCCACCCGCGGGGAGCAGGACGGGCCGACCGCCAGCCCTGCGTACCGCGTCGCTGTACACGCGCGGGAGGTACGCCGTTGGATCGTCCAGGTCAGCCAGCAGGTTCGTCCCGTTGTACGTGGTGATCCCGATGAGGGGACTCATGATGTCTCCTTGGTGTTCGACTCGATGGTGGGCAGGCCGTTGTCACGGTGGTAGCCGCCGCCGGGGACCTGCGGTCCGCTGCCTGCGTCCGGGGGTGCGTTCTGGATCAGTGCCTCCTGTGCTACCAGTGCCGCCAGGGCTGCCCTGTCGCCGCGACGCCGCGCTGCGCGTTTAGCCGCTTCCAGGCCGCGCACCTCCAGGATTACCGGGAGCTGAATCTGCCCGCCGGGCTTGGCGTGACGCGGACCGCGAACAGAACGAAGTATTTCCTTCTTCCGCTTAGCTAGCGTTGCGCTGGTGACGTTCCTGTGTGCGCGGCGTACCATATGCCAGCCTAGTTTGATCAGTGCCCGGCCAACTGCCAGGTCGAGAGCGATCGTCTCGTCGTACACGTCGCCCTGTTCCCGTTTACACGAACCGGTCGCTGTGCCCATCCCACCGTCCAGCACCCCGAGATACGTGTCCACCAGGGTCACCGACGCGACCGTTGCGTTGCGGTCGGTGAGCACAGTGATGGTCGCTGCGAGGTTCCGCAGCGGTCTCACAGGCTTCTTCGCCATCATGTTTTCCTTTCACTTCGCATGCGATTGCCTCCTGGCAAGCAGGGCCACCGCATCACAGCGCACACAGCGATGCGGTGGCCCTTCCTGGCAGGATTCAGCGGTTCTGGTATTAAGCCAGGCCGGTGAGATTGAGATCTGACATAAAATACTCCTTCGTTTTCTAGGACAGGCTCCCAGCGAACGCCGCGGTTCGCGGCCCGAGGTTGAAGATGGCTTCCTTCGCGGCGGGGAAACGCGACTGGTACGGCTTGAACGTCGCGTTGAGCGAGGCGCAGGTACCGACCCGGAACACGCGCGCGGATCCGTCACCAAGGTCGTAGAATTTCGCGACGATTTTCTCGCCGATCTTCATCGCAGATTCAGCCGTGACAGGGCACTGGGCCACGGCGAAACCTGTCGCCATGACGACCAGGTCGTAAACCTCCCCGTTCACCCACGCGGCGCTGCCAAGCGAGGCCACGTCACCCCGTGCGATGTGCGGGCTGAAAACACCTTCGGACCTTGACCTGTCTTCGTCGGGGAGGTGACGGCCGATCCCAGCCCACCGGGCGTGGCTTTTAAGCATCCACTCCTGTTTCGTGGTAGGCATGGAAAGACCGCCGAACCAGTCGACGCGATCAGGGAATGAGGTAGGCGCTGATACACCCTGCCCGACCATGAACTCTGCGACCTGCGACGCGGTGTCACCGGCACCGACCAGAGCGATCTTCTTACCGGCCAGGTTACGCACTGGACTCTTCATGAACGCGTAACCGCTCATGATCCCCGGGCCTGTCGGCATGCCCGGGGGTTCTACGAGACCGGCAGCGAAAATGACCCGTTTAGCGTTCCCGATATAACTATCGTTCGTAGTGCAGCCACCGTACTGGTCGAACGTGATCTCGGTGCTGGTGTACACCTGAGCGTGCGCTGCTAGTGTTTCCTGGATCAGCTTGGCCATGTCGTAGGAGTACGGGTACTCCACCATCCCCGACGAGGACGCGACCTGGCGCGTGGCGTTGGGAACCCAGTTGATGTCATCCGACGGTGACATCGACGGGATCCTGGTCGGGCCCGGGCTGCCCACCGACCTGATACCCGCACCGTTCGCGGAGTTCATCCGGAAATTGGACAGGTCAGCGAATATGCCCCCTGTCTTCGACCGTCGCTCTACCACGATTGGCCTTGGCTTATTGCACGCGAACAGTGTCGCGGCTACCACGGCTGCGTGGAGACCACCGCCGACGATGACCGTCCTTCCTGATACATCTTGTAGTGCCATTGTCTTGTTTCTCCTCCTTGTGAAGCCCCTGATGAGTGGCATAGGGCAGACTTGCTGATTCCTGTCGAGCAGGCCCCGCCCAGGCCGCGTGCGCCTGGGCGGGACCTTCCTGGCAGGGGTCAGGAATGGCCGTCCGTCGAGTACTCCACCTGCACGTTCTCGAAGACGGAGTGCATACCTGCGCCTTCCTCGATCTCCGCGAACGTCCCTGTCGTGTCCGACAGGGCAGCGCCGATGGCCTCGCTGAACGCGGCTTCCATCGTCGTCTTCTTGTCGTCGGCGCGTTCCGCGGCGTCCATCAGGACGATGTGCGACGCCATGCCCTTGCACGCGTCCACAAGGTTGTCGGTGGTGATGACACCCGGCTCACCATGGTTCTCCATGATCCGGTACCGCATGGACCGCTGGATCGCCTCGGTAGCGAACGCGGGCAGGAACCCCTTCCTTTCCTTGGCGACCTCGTCGTAGTAGTACATCGCCTCGCACACCGTGTCGTAGTTGATGTCGTCGGAGAGGAACTCCGGTTCGATGAGCGCCTTGACGAGCCGCTCGTACCCGGGACGGTCCAGGGCACCGACTTCGATCGCAGCGTCGATACGCCCGGGCCGGAGCACGTTCCGGTCCAGGTCGGCCACTTCGTTGGTGGTGAAGATGACCATGATCTTGCGGCCCTTCGCGGCCACGTTGTCCAGCCTGTCCAGGACCAGCTTGATCTGGTTCCTGTCCTGGTTAGCAGACGCGACCGTGTCGATGTCTTCGACCATGACCACGGCCGGTTCGTACATGGCCGCGGTTTCCAGCGCGGCCATCGGGTCGTCCTGCGCACGCACCAGGATGTACGTGATCCCGTTCTGCGTGGACAGCATCGCTGCCAGGCCACCCGCGAGGGTTTTACCCGTGCCGTTCGGGCCGAACAGCAGCACGGCCCTCTTGAACGGGATATTCCTCGCAGCCAGCGTCTCCGAGTACTGGAGCGGCGCCCACAGGTTGACCCGCAGCTGCGTCTCCACGTCCTCGGTGTAGATGACCCGCGCCGGGTTGATCGCGTTCAGGTCCAGGAACTGAGGCTCCTTCGGGTGCGCGGTGATCGCGTGGCCACGGTAAATCGACCTGAGTTGCAGTTCCTCCGCGAGGACCTTGAAGAACCCGTCGATCTTGTTGCGGTTCTTCTTCGGTGCGTCCACGGTGATCTCGCCGACGGTCCCGAACTCTGCGCTCTTGGTCGCACCGATGTAGAATTCGGCTTCGAGCAGCGAGAACTCGACCTTCCCCCACGGGACCTGGATGGTTTCCCCGTTGGGACCGGAGTTCACGCTGATGTACTCCGGTGGGATGATCCCGAACATGGAGAACTGCGCCTTCCCGACCCCGGACACGCCGAACAGCTTCTTCATCGTGCGGCCGAACGCAGCCGCCACGTCGTGTGGCCGGTAGTTGAACGCGCGCTTCATGTTGAAGTGCGCGTTCTGGTTTTCGGCGTACTGCTCGATGAACGCGACGACCTCGTCGAGTTTGCCCTCCATGTCCCTGGGCAGCTTGATCTGCGTGCCCTCGAAGACGATGTTGTCGTCGCCGACGATCTTGCCGCCCAGCTCGTCCAGGTTGGCCATGATCGCCGCGGTGCGCTTCTCCTGCTCTGTCGGCGGCCTGGACGCGGCCTTGATCTGCTCGGCTGCGACCCGGGACATCTCCTTCTTGAACATCTGCGCGAGCTGTGTCCGTTCCCGACTGTTACGATCCGCTGGCATTTCTGCCCTTTCTGTTGTCGACATGCTCACCTTCCTGGTGAGCGCAAAAAACCCGGACCCCACACAACGGGATCCGGGTGTAATGCGCAGATCAGGACCGGCTACTTACCTTTCTTCTTCTCGTCTTTCATGGCCTGGTAGTAGGAAATTTTCAGGCACAACCACGGACAGTAGCAGCGCCCGCGCATCACGCGGTGCAGCCACCTATCCACTTTGACCAGGAATCTCATTTCTCCTCTTCTACCGCCGCCCAGCGGGCTACGTGCCCGGCGCGTCAGGGTATGGCGTGTTCCCGCACAACGGGGCTATCGCACCGCCGTCACCCAGCACCTGCGACGCTGCACGCTGAGACGAGCAGCTGAACGTCGGGGGCGCTGAGTGGCGCTGCGGGTGGTACCCGGGCGCGAAAACCCCCAAGTACAAGAACAGTCCCAGCGCTGGGAGGATAACAAGCCACATCAGCAACCCGAACCGTCTCATAGTGCGGACATGCGCCGCTGCGAGCCTCTCAGCCTCATCCTGTCTCATGACAGCCAGGCAAAGTTCACGACCCGGGCGACCGTCTTGTGGTGCCCAGACGCGGCGCACGCGCAGGTCACCGCACCATACTCGTTTCCCAGGGTATGGGGTACGAAGAAATCCCACGTGCCCCTGCACCTGCCCCGGCTGTCATGGCAGACATGCGGGTCACCGCGCGCACCAGGCCCGCAGAACCCGCACTGCCACTGTTGGACATGCGGGATAGGTCGTGTTCTCGTTTTCATGATTCCTCGTTTCGTGTCCGCTGCTTCTCTGGCAAGAAGAACACGCCCAGACCCGTACCGTGCAAGCCGCTAGCAAGCGCGGGCCGTGCCTGGGCGTGTTCTCCCTGGCAGGATGCCTAGATTAGTGGCCGCCACGTGCCGAACTTTTCGCGTACGTAACGGCCGGTGCTGAACTGGCCGGTAGACAGCGCGATTTGCAGCACGACCGCCGTCTCGGCATGCAAACGTATGAGCGCCTCCGCCGCGTGGAACGGCTCCCCGTCCGCGTCTTTCCACTGATCGTCCGGTACTTCCAGGATCTCCGCTATGTCGGCCAGGACATCGGAGTTCCCGTACGGGCGCTTGCAGTCGACAGCAGGGGCGCCAAACTCGCAGTCGTCCCAGGACACGTAGGCGCGGCGCATAAGTTTGAGGTGATCGTCGGTCACCGTGAAATACGTAACCGACTGGAGTTCTGCGTAGATCTCTCGGGCTTCTTTCATGTGCGTGTTCTCCTCAGCCGGTGGTGGCAGGACTCTGCGTCGGTATCGGCTGACCGCTCGCTGGTTCCTTCGTGGCGCAGAAAGCGTCCCACTGGGGGATCCTGGTGAGCGGCTCATAGTCGCGGGTTGTGGTCGCGAACCCGACGCCTTTGATGCAGACCAGGGTTATGTTCGGGAACTCTGACACGTTCAGGTATGTGATGATGTAGTCGGGGTTCGCCTGCCCGGTCCCGCCGAGGTCTTTCAGCTGCGGGCTGGAACAGCCTGCTGTCAACGCGGACGCTGCGAGCACACCAGCAGCAATCAAACGTGTCCTCTTGCTCATCATGGTTGTCCTTTCTGCTGTGCCTCCGTGGCAAGCAGAGGGGACACGCGCACCACCGGTCAGAGCGCGCGTGTCCCCTCCTCCTGCCAGGGATTCAGTTGGAGCTGATGGTGACCGACCAGGGACCGGTCGCTTGCACTTCCAGGTGGTACAGGTTGCTGCCACCGAGACTGGTGTCGGGATACACCGTGGTGGTCTTACCACCGGAGACGGCAATGTCGTTGGCGAGCGACAAGTTGTCGCCGCTGGACACGATGTCGGCGATGAAGTTGTCACCGCCGTACCCGCTGGTGTTGTTCCAGTAGGAGAACCGGACGGTCAGCACCGCACCGTCGGACACGTTGAACTGCGGGCTGTTCCAGCTACCCGTACCGTGGTACGACGCCACGGTCAGCGCGGGCGGCGGCACGTTGACTGTCTGGGTGACCTTGACATGGGTCGTCTGCGTGACGGTCGGCGTGGGACCTGCAACCGTCTGTGTCGCGGTGATTGTCGGACCGGGAACGGGCTTGGTAACGGTGGTAGTGCCGCTAGCTGACGCACCGACAGCGATCCCGATCACGAGCGCCACGACCGCGCCCGCGCCTGCGAGGACACGATTACGGTTGTGATGGTCTGGTCTCGGCGGCAACGTCGCGATGGGTGTGGTCGGCGGTTCTGTGATGTTCATGACTATCTCAAACTCCTAGTTGATGCTGCCTCTCTGGCAAGCAGAGCGTGCAGGTCCATTGTGGACCTGCACGCTCCTCCTGGCAGGATGCTGCTACTTAATCGTCCAGACCCGTCCGCGCTTCTTGCACAGTGTGCACCGTTTAGGGTTCAGACGCTGACCGTTCTCACAGTTCGGGCAGTCTGTCAGAACGTACCTGCCCTTGGACGGTTTCTTCTGTGCGGTCTGGTTGACACCGCGGGGATTCCTGGCAGCACCCTTGTTCGGGTTACGGAGCGACTTGGCGTGCGCCTTGACGTTCATGCACTTCCAGCCAGTAACATACCGGGTCATAGGCTGGCCGCAGTCAGGACACCGTTTACCTTTCACGGCTGCGCTGCGTGCGCTCCCCGTACGTTCCCGTCCGCCTCGTTCGCTGTCTCTCCTCCCGTTTCCAGCTTGAGCAGTACGGTCAGCTGATCCGCGGCCTCACGTAGAAGCTTCAGCGCACCGCTCGGTGTCTGCGCCCGCGTGGCGATCAGCAGCGTGTTGCGTATCTCACGCACCCTGATCTCACGTTCTTTCGGCCTGAGCACCATCACGGCACCGTACGGAACTCGGACCACAGCCACGCGGCGAACTCGCCGCACCCGTCGATCGCCGTGTCGACGGGGACGTGATGCGAGTGGATCATGTCCTGGCCGAGGGACGCTTTCAGGTCGAACGTGAAATCGTCTTCGTCCTCAGCCAGGCTGACCCCCCGGATCAGCATGTCCCGCCACTCGGACGGTGTGTACGCGAACGGCGGGTCGTCGAACGTCCGTGACGTGTGCGGCAGCGGGTCACCCGCATCCCACGAGAGGGAACGCCCGGCTACGCCCGGCATGCTGGAGACACCGACAGCGATCCCGATGAACTGGATCTGCTCACCGTCGCCGACGATGCCCGCAGCTTGGATGAACTGCTCGATCGTCCCACGCGGCGGCAGCGGGCCGCCGCCAAGCAGGTTCGCGTCGAGGCGGCGGAGCGTTTCCTCTTCCTGGTCTCCTGGTTCGTCCACCCCGAACGGGTCAAATCGGTGGGGCATAACTGCCCCTCCCTTCTATCGTTTGCGCACCGGCTGGCACACAGCAACACCACCCGACCGGACGGGGGCGGGTGGCGATGCTGAATGTCACCGGAGGTTCAGTGGACCTCACCGTTGAGTACTTCCTTGACGGCGCGTTCCAGCACCGCGAAGTCCTTCGTGAACCTGTAGAACACGTGAGAGGCTTCCTGTTTGGTCCAGCCGAGCGCACGCGTTGCGATCGCTTCGGTGTCGAAGCCGTTATTTATCCGGTATTCATGGTACTGGGACTGGTTTTGAAGTCCCAGGCTGATAAGCGCGGCACGCCCGGCGTAACACGCTGTAGTACCGCAGACGAACTGATTCTGGTCCCATTCCTCGGGGTGCTCGCGGATGTAGTCCAGCGTCTCGTATGCCAGTTCAGTGTTCTTTTCCATTTGCCTGTATCCCCTTTTCAGTCGAGGCTTAGCTGTTTCTCTGCGGCTTCCAGCGCTTCTAGGAGCGTTATCACCACACACGGCCACGCCGTTACGTCCCTGTGGTTACCCGGGATGCCGTTCGCGTTGGTGCAGTAGGGCGTAGGTGACAGGTCAGTGTTGGGTTTGTGCAGGTCGCGTATCCGATCACGCGCATCCGGCGTGATGGTCACGTTCAAAGGCTCCCGGACGGGCTCCACATTCACGTACTTGCCGGACTGCTGCCTGATCTCCGCTATCACCTCGTCCCGCCACTCGTCCGTGGACAGGCCGAACAGGTGACAGATCAGGTCTGCCTGCCCGCGGATGTATTCGTAGTTCGTGGAGTCCGGTGTGGTCAGGTCCTGCGCGACCCGGATCGCGTCGAACACGGACGCGTTCATTTACGTCTCCCGGTGATCTGGAATGCGACGGTGTGGTCGTCCACAACCTTGGTTTTGGCGGCGAGACCGTGCACACGCGCGACCCTCCGCAGCGCGATCAGGAAGTTGACCGGGTTCGTGTGCCCGTAGTCGTAGATGTCGAGTTCACGGGCTTTCCCGTCGAGGAGATGCAGGTACTTCGTATACCCCTTAGCGGTCCGCCCGCCACCGGTTCTTTCCGTGGACCAGTCATAGGTTTCGCCGTCCACGATCTTGTCGGCCATGCTGTCCTCCTTTCGTTCTATGTGGGGACCGGGCGCGCACGTGAGATGCCGTGCTGTTAACACGGAGATCGTGCGCGCCCGGTTCGTGCCACCTAGCTGGATCGAACAGCTGCACCCCAGGGGCAAATACCCACGTACGAGGCCGGCGCCATGTGCCAGTGGCATATGCCCGGATTACGCGCCGGGCGCGCGATGATGTCACGTGCGGTTGAAAGCCCGCCAGAAACCTGGCGTGGGCACATGCCCGCGGTAATGCGAGAAGTACCTGTTCCACCGTTTCAGGTTCCTGATGGCCTTACGCCTTGAAGACATGGCTTAGGCCAGGAACAGGACGAACGTGCGGACGTACATGGGTGTGAACCCCAGGTCGAGGACACCCCCCTGTTCGGTGTCCAGCTGCGCGCGGGGCACACCGGTCTCGTCGGCTACCGCATCCCGCCACGCACGCAGCGGTGTCGTTTCGTCGCGACGCGGGATCCCGATGCCTTCCAGCACGGACCACTTCTCGTCCAGGTCTGCCATCGGGTCCGGGGTGAACTCCGACGGGACCGGCATCCGGTACCCGTAGAAGTCGTCACCGACGACGACGCGTGTCACTGTGTCTTGCGGAACCTGCTGCATCACATGCTCCTGTTCTTACCGGCGGGGTGCCGGGCGACGGACGCGTCGAGCATGCTGCATGCGCCCGGCCGACAGTCGCATTCCGCGGAACGCGGGCACTGGTCGCTGGGGATCTGTTCGCGTCGGTTGTCAGCTTCGATCTCCCGGGCCATCTCAGCTTCGCTGGTCAGCTTCCCGTGTTCGATGTAATGCTGGTCTTCGATGTCACCCAGCGTGTCACCCACCATCCAACGGGCCCACGCTGACGGGTGGTCGCTGCGCATGTGATCAACCAGCGGCTCGTTCACCTTTTCGTCGCGTGGCTTGTACGTGTAGTTTTCCAGGTGGACCATCACAGGGTCAGTTCTCGTCCTTGGCATGTTTCCTTCTCCTTTTCCGTGACCACCACGCGTGGCAGTCACATACGCAATACGTGATGCTCCAGATCCGCCACGGGCGAGAATGACACGCCCTGCGATGCCCTGTCTCACAATCCAGGACCACGAACCTTGGCATCAGATCTCGTCCGCGCCCGGCCCGGCGACGGCGTTGAAGACGGCGGCGTCACCTTCACGCAGGGACCGGAGCAGCGTCGCTGCCGCCGAGTACGTGATGTAGTTCTGCGTGGAAGGGTCCTCACCTGTACGTTCAACCTCGGCGTTGTACCGGAGGTTAAGCTGCTGGCTCATCGACAATCCCTTCGGTCACGACGTAGTCCGGGCCAAGAATGTCCCGGACGGTCCGTCTGGCTTCCTCATCTGATACATGGTCGTCCAAGACAGCGGACACCACCATGTACGAAAACCTGGGCATGACTGTCTCCTTCCTTAACCTGTGGCACAACCGACCCGGCGTACCGCGTGCCACCCGGGGCCCACTGCACATTCTGGTGGGACCGGGTGGCACGCCGCGTGCCGTTCAGCGTTACGTGGGGTCTTGCAGCGCGTTCATCTTGTCGGCGGCTGCGTTCATGTCGTCGGTGACCATCCCCCACACGGGGGACTGCTTCACACCCTCGGCCCTGTCGGCGAACCTCATGGCCATGAGGATTTCCTGGTTGTCCACGCCCGCCTCCATCGCCCTGATGAGTGCGGCCAGCAGCCTGTGCGCGGGCATCGGCTCGGTGCGCTTCGTACCTGTGGCCCTAGCCATAACCGGCTCCTTTCCTTGGTTTGATACACCGATCCGGCATACCGGGAACCGCCCGGGCGATATGGCTCACCCGGGCGGCTCCCCGCCTGTCGTTCGTGCTAGTTGACGATGACTGGTCTGGGTGGCCGCTTAGTTTCCTTGAATTCGGGGTGCACTGCGACACCTGGATTTGCCTGTATGAGTTCGTACATCACCCGGGATAGGTGGTTGTAGCAAGCCTGCCCGCTGATTTGCCCGTCCACAACGACACGAACCTGCCGCCTGCCGGCGCACCAGTCGCAGTAAGAAGCGAGCATCGAAGTCCTGGCGTGTGCCTCGTCGTCGAAGTGGGCTCGGAGCCGACGCGCGTAAAAATGCCTGGTGAGCATATTTCACCTCCTCAGATGTGGTGATGCGGCGGCCCCCGGATCGGCACGGTTCGCTCCTGAGTGATCCGGGGGCCGCACGCTGTCAGCCGACGGTGACGGTCACGGTGTGGGTGTAACGGCCGGTCTTGGACCAGGAGTCCCGGACCGCGGTCTGGTTGTACCGCGGGTAGTCCTCGTCCCTGTACGTGTGGGTGACGGAGTGCGCGCCGGTGTAGGAGTGGGAGATCCGCACAGTCCACTTGTCGTAGTCCCGGCCGCACTTGTTCTCGTTCGTGACGGTGTGGGACCACGACCCGGTCGACGTGGTCGACGTCTTGTCCGTGTGGATAGTCGAGCAGGACACGACAGCCGCGTCCGCGGGGCTGGCCAGCGCAGCGAAACCAAGCGGGGTTCCGGCCAGCATCGTACCGGCGATGAGCAGGCTCCTGATTTTCACGGGGTCCTCCGATGAGCAGTGTTGAATTCGGCATACACGATGTGGCATACCGGGCGCAGCCCGTACCCGGTGCAGGGTTCGGGCTGCGCCCCGCGTGCCGCAGCGTTCTAGACGAGACGAGTAGCACACTCGTTACAGACATGCAGGTCGCCGTCCGGGCCAGGTAGAGTCACGGTGGGCTCCCCGCCGCATCTGCATACGAGGGCGGATTCTACGAGCACACCGACGAACCGCACGTCCTGGACAGGGTCGGCGCTGCCGATAAGCGGGTGACGAAACACGGGGTTCCTTCCCCTGGATTGATACACCGATGTGGCATACCTGGGCACCGCCCATCACCACGAATCAGTGCGCGTGATGGGCGGTGCCCAGCTGTGCCGCAGCGTTTCTGTAACGTGCCGAGTTCACGTATCGCGAAATTGATAAAACCGGACACGGCTATGCCGTACCCGGCTAGGAACAGAAACGGCCCGGCGAAACTGTCAGGGAACGCCACGACAGCCGTGACCATCACGCAGAACGCCAACGCGATCAACGTGGCTGCTACCCGGTATTCACGCAGCAACCCCGTAACGTTGTTACGGACAGTTACCCGCCACCGGTAGTCGTCGACGCTGCTGGGACCATCCTTGGTCCTGTCCTTCGACATGACTAAATACCTTTCCTGGGGTGAAAACTGCGTGGACGGGCGGGGAACTGGGGCTAACCTCCGCCCCCGGACACGATGGGGGCGCGTACCAGGGATTATTCACAGCCACCAGATCCCCGCCCGCGTCTAGGGGGTTACTCCTTGGGCGGGACCTGCCTCGTTGAGGCCCTGTCACCCGGCCGCAGGCTTTCACGTCCGCGCCCGCGTTCCGCGCGCATAGCGGCTACTTCCTGCGGGTCCCGTTCCTTCGGGAAATCCTCCGCGTACGCCGCGTTGAACCGGGCAGCGGCGATCTCCTGCACGAACATCCACCACGACGTACGGGTTCGGGGTTCACGCGGAAGCCACGATTCCAGCTCACCGTGAACCAGCGACAGGAAAGACTCGCGGGTGATCTGTTCGGGATTCTGTCCGCGCGCGTGGCACACGCACGCGCACCGCCGCCTGCATGGCATCCCGGAACCGTGACCGTCGCACGTACCCGAACACTGCCGGTGTCCACGATCCTGATCGTGGACGAACTGGAGCTTGCAGAACAACGACAGGTGCACTACAGGCTGAGCTGTCTCCGCTGTCATGGCTAACCTCCCCGGGTTGATACGGCCGGTGCGGCACGCCTGGTGAACTGCCTGCACCCGCACAGGGGCGCACCCTTATACAGGGCATGCAGCCGCAGGCAGAAACCGCCCCGCCGCCAGTGCCCGTCCTGCGCGTGACCGCACTCACACGACGGGTTCGCTACCTCGTTCCTGCGAGGTTTCACGGGTACCCACCATCCATCGGATTCCATCGGGATCATCACTGTCGCCTCCGCTGTTTGCTGCTGGAGTAATGCCACGCCTTACACTGCCCGCACCTGTACACGTGCGTGGGGAACCTGCCGTTAGCATCGGTTGGTACCTTACGCATCGCCGCGCGTGCCTGGCTTGCCGTCGCGAAGCACAGCTTCCCGCATTTCACGGCGACCTCAGCGCCCACGTGACAAGAGCACCCGGGTCGAACCGGCCCGGGCTGCACGCAGCGCAGCTATACCGCGCGGTCGGCTTACGGGCACGCGGCTTGTGCGCGTGCCCGCCTTTGCACGTACCCACCCACGGGCGCACACGCTGTTTCACGGGCGGCGCAGACGCCATCCGGGATTCGTCCCAGCAGGTACGCGGTTCGATACCCAGCCGGGCGCAGTGGTATCCCCACACTGCGTCGTGGCCGTTGTCCGGGCACATGATGTGAGCGATCTCATGCAGGATCGTTTCACGCTGCTGCTCTGCGGTCCACAGCGACATCAGCGGCCCGGACAGCGTGAGCGTCCCGGGCTTCCCGTCCCACATGCGGCTACCTGGCCTGTGCAGGTAATGGACCGAACCGTCTTTCCTTAGCGCATTCCCGAATTTCAGGGTCCACGCGGACACGCTATGGTCGGCCATCAACGCGACCGCCAAGTCATGCGCCCGGCCTATCTTCCACGGCTCACCGCCGACCTGCCCGGCCCACGCCGCCCACTGGGCGGCTACACGTTCCTGTTCACGCGCAGCCTCACCGGACTGGTATGCCAGGAACTCCGCGTACTGTGCAGCATCAACTTCCACGATTGTCACCTCCGAACTTTTCTTGATCCTGGGTTATGCCACGATGCGGCACACCCCGGGGCATCCCCGCCCCCGTACTGGGTTGGGATGCCCCGGCGCTTGCCGTAGCGTTCTCACAATTCGGTGTACGGCACATCCTGGTTGCAATACCAGCAATGCTCCGTCGCGTTGGGTGGGTAAGCCGCGAACAAACCCGGGTGGATGCACGTCAATGCGCGCACCGCGTAGTCAAGCTGCGCAGCGAACCTGGGTTCACGGAGCCGCAGACGTTCACGGACATCCGCGCGGTTACACGCAGCCCGGGTTGAGACACACTCATGCACAAGGGCAGATATCACAGAATCACCTCCGATCCTGGGTTCTCACACCGCCGGGTAATCTCCGCGCGTACCATCGCCAGGTTCTGGGTGTCACGCGCAGAATCTTCAGGTGTGCGGCGCAGAGCATTTCCGGGTCCCAGATTCCACTGGATAGTCCCGGACAGCTGCGCTAGCTGAGCGTCGTCGAACCCGCGCAGTTTCGCACGCCACGCACGGCGTTTCCGGGCTGCGTCACGCGCCCGTTTACACGCGGTCGACCACCGCAGGTGAGCATTACGCACGTCCCGGTCCTGGGCACGTTTCGCACGCATGAGAGCCATGTTGTACTCGTCACGCGCGTCGGCCAGCGACACACGCAAATCCAGGTACGCGTCGGCCAGCGTCGGGGCGGGCATCACGCACGCACCCGAACCTGGGTCCACTCTCGACCGTCGAATGTCCGCGCGACCGTGCGACCGTCAGGCAGAGTACCCGTGTACGTCACACCGGAACCGCTGATGACCTGGCCACCGTCTTGACACGACAACCACGTCGCCCACCACCCCGACGGGGTGATCTGCACCCACTCCCGGTTACAGCTACCGTCACAAACGCTGATACCAGCGGTGCACGACTTGGCGTTCACGACGCACACCGGACGATTTGCTGTTGCTGGGCACCTTCCCAGCCGATCGGACGCTCGCGCAGCCAACGCGGCCACGTACGCGTATCCATGCGAGGCACGTCGGCCAGGAGCCGACGCGCATCCTGATCACCAGCAGCGACAAGGACACGCAGGGGATTTTCAGACATTACGGATTCACCTCCACAGGTGAGGTTGGGGACGACGACGAAAATCCCCGCAAACCACGCGGGTTGCGGGGATTCAGTCAGGACGTGTCACTGCCAGCAGCGACACGGATTGCAGCGCTGGACAGTCCGGGATTCCACCGTGCCATCCGGCAGGTAGTCGACAATCTGGTGCGCGACAATCTCGTCACGGATGAGAATGTCGAACACAGTGCGATGCCACCGACCCGTCTGAGTTTCCGACAGGTCGGTCAGTTCCGACAGGTCGGTCGGGTCGGTGGACATAACGGATACCTCCATGCGGGTTGGATGAACGTGCATCTACAGCCACGGTCGGACACGCACCATAGGACGTAAGGTGCCGATGCCCGACCGTGACTGTCAAAACACGGGACACGCGGTCGACCTAGGGTGGGGCACCGTGTCACGGTGCCCCACCCTAGCGGGGTGACTACTTGCCGGACTTCGGGGTAGGGACGGGCAGCGTACCCTCCGGAGGAGAGCCGGCCAGAATGACCTTGCGCTCCTGATCGTAGGTGCTGGCCTGCGCGAGCCGGGGGGCATGCGCAACACGCTGCATGGTGGGGAGCAGGACGTCGGTCAGTGACCTGACCAGCGAGTCGGGGTCGTTCTGGTAGACGTCGAGCACGGCGGCCAGGTAGTCGGCCTGAATCTTGACGTAGGACTGTCCAGCGGGCATTTCCTCACCGGAAGCGTCGAGCGGCCGGTTGTTCGCACGCTTGCGCGCGACCTTGGCAGCCTCAGCCTTAGCCTTGTCAGCGGCCTGCTTTGCCTGGAACGCTTGGAACTGAGCGAACTGCTCAGCATCGATCGTGGTTGTGGTGTCGGTGGACTCTGACATGATTCCTCCAAAAGGAATCGGGGAACTGACGGTCGGATGACTGCCAGCATGACCGGCCACGTCCGAGACGTGGCCGGTCAAACCGGGATTCACCAGGTGCGCTTACTGCGGTCGGTCACGGCAACCGGACTGTCGGTCAGGCTAGCGTCGGCAGGAGCCGTACGCGCGGTGCGCGTCCGATTCCACCTACGAGCCATGGGGTCAATCGGAGCGGTACACGGACGCTCCGAGACCATGGCCGTAAACAGTTCGTACCGCTCCAACTGAGCGTCCAAGCTACCGGCCGCAGCAACCTCGCTACGGTACGTGCGGTAGTGCCTGGCCATGCGGGTGATGCCAGCCTCACCCATCATGGTCGTGAACATGTCTTGACCTGCCACGACTGCGTCGTTCTGTGCCTCATGGGTGGGGCACATGACCCACTCGTCACATGCGCACTTGACGTTTACCAGCGTGACGGTAACCGTGTCGCGCGTTGTGTGCGTATCCATAACCAACCTCCGATCGGAACGTGAACTACCTCTATCGTACCATGGCCGTATACACCCCCTCTGACCTGCGGTTATGCGCGTATGCCCAGGTCAAGGCCATGTCACGCACTGTCATAAGGCCAGGTCAGCCCATGATCAACAGTGACACAGCGTGACATGGCCAGCGAGGCATCGAATGCTATATCTAATCGCCTCACCAGTCACACCAGTCACATGACGCAGTGTGACCCACGTCACGTACATAAGGCCAGGTCACAGCTGTGCACGTACCGTCATAGTGCCAGGTCAGACCACCGGTCTAGACCAATCCACAACTACTTTACGTTACACCACCCCACACTCCATGCCCACCCTACCCACTACACCCACTCACCTCACACACCCACTCACACATCACCCACCTACCCACGTCACCACCCACCCACCCACACC